TTTCAATTCATTATCACCTATCATACATGTAGAAGGATGTATCCCTTGCATGTCTTTAACCATGCCTGTTTCTTTGATACTACACATATAAATTTCGTCACCATCAAAGTCAGCGTTAAGTGGTGATAGTATCATTACAGACAACGATAATGTATCATCGTCTAGGTTTTCCTTAACTTTGGTGGCGAATACAAGCTGTATTGCACCATGCCTAAGCGTTGGATTTCGCCCAAGTATGATAGGTAGACCTTTGAAGTTTTCAAAGGTTCCATCTTCATGTACATGCCCTGCTTCTGATATAAGAGTTTTCATTATATCAGATATTTCTCTATCATATTTAAAGAGAGCATTATGTCTCTTTGACATTGCGTCTGGTTCAGTATAGTTGTATCTATTGACTAACAGATTATGAATTTCCAAACCAAACATCTCAATACCTATTCTCCATGGAATGTAGACCTCATCCATATCGTGTTCACAGGTTATAGGTAAAATAACAGCTCTGGATGTAAAATGCAATCTACTTCCAGCCATATGACGCCTGAAGTATCCATGTTTACCTTTGAGCTTCTTATCAACTATACTGTAAACATATTGGTAGTATGCGCGATAAATGGAAAATGTGTGTTGATCAACGTATAGTTCAGGACGTGATCCTGTATTCTGCCTATATTCGAGATTTGAAAGTTCAACTATACACTTAACAATAAATTGTGAAGTTACATCAATATACTTCATGGTACCATTAGCAGTTAAAAGATGCATGCTACTATTTAGTATAGGTACGTGTTGTACAAACATTACATCATGATAAGCCTCTAGGTATTCTGGTATACCTCTACTCTTTTCTTTAGCATTTCCAGTTTGAAATGGTGGATACTCATTGAGTAGATACATCATTATCTCATCGAAGTTTTCATAGAAATTTCGATAACCACAACCTACCTTTTCATATAAGTCGTGTGGTATTTTGTCTTTAGCAGTTATGTCTAATAAGCAATCTAGTAGGTAAGATCCTCTTACTGTACCCATCCACTTTCTGAATACCCAGTATGCAGAAGGATGTAACATAGGTGCAGTATACTCAGGGAGTTTAATCCAAGCATTAAACTTAACTTCACTAGAGAATGAATCTCTTACAACTGTTTTACATTGTGGACATGTAGTACCTACGTAAAAGTTACCTTTCAGTTGACGACATGAACACGAAGCTTCAAAATTCGTATCATTTACTTCCTCTTCTTCATCCATGTAAATCTCTTCCATGAATGCTGTAGCTTGTTTTGGTGAAGTAAATGTTTCTACACCATAAGGTATAAGTCTAGCATCAGGATCACTGTAGAATAATCTATCATAATCCAGAAGCGGTAGCTTCATATGGTACTCCTTGTAAAAATATAGTTGGTATTGATATGATGAAATAGCAAGAGGCCCATGTAGGCAATATGCCTACATGGGCCACAACAACCCTTAGTTGTCAACGAATGCTATCTCTGATAGGGAGTCGTATAATTGGTGTAGTAGCCAGGACCATTACCGGGCTTACCAATAGTTCCAAGACTGGAGAAGTCAGAGTAGAACTGTTCGGCATAGCGACCGATGTTATTCTGCTGACTCTGCATATCACTCTCAACTTCGATGTCGAGATCTGCAGTACCAATCTGTGCAATGACGTGAGGATTCAGAAGAACAGTTGTGTTCTTGAACAGACTGATGTAGTCTGTGAATTCCTTGATCATTTGACCTTTCAGTTGTGGTTCAGGTGCAATGTACAGGAAGCGTACTGCAGACTGAATATCAGTAATACCATCAGCAATAAGCTGGAGGTAGTCCATAACACGACTATCTTTTGATCCATTGATATAACCAATGAATTCAACGTCACGCTGACCTACGAGGGATCCAGAATTGAGGATACCTTCATGTACTTCCTGACCATCGTTAGCCATGAATTTAGCAAGGCGTTGAAGTAGTTCATTACCAGGAGTTGAACCAGGAATGTTCTCAATAAGACTCCATTGTGCTGCAAGACCAGGACGACCTTCAGTTACATCTACAGCCAACGTGGGTGCAGACATGATGTTTGGATTGGACAAGAACTCTTGTAACTGAGCTTGGTTTGCAAGATTACAAGGTTTGCCTTTAGCATCAGGTACCAGAGCACCGAGGTTTGGAATGTCTTTACCAAACTTTTCATAAGGAAGCAACCAACCGTTGCGCTTTACGAAATATTCAGCAGCAAAGAGCATAGCCAAACCATACATTACAGGACAGCGAATGGAAGTCTGAATGTTGGTTACAGTTACTCTAGGAGTAATCTTGGGCTGTGCATTGACATTGGAGTTAAACATGTAACCATGTCCAGTTTGCAGATCAATGAATTGAGTATAACCAGTCATGATAATAACTGGTTCCCATTCCCATTCTTGACCAGTGGCCGAAGGGATCTCTTTGGATACTCTGGTCCAGACGATCAGACCAATATCTGCACGTGGCATGGATTCCAGAGGATAGCAAGAACGGGTAATCGTATTTACATCACCAAGGTTCATGGTGACTTTGAACTTACCATTGAGGATGGACTTATTGGCTTGTTCAAAAGCTTTAGTACCAGCATTCTCAATAGTCAAAAGAATTTCACGAGCCATCTTAGGGGCATGTACATAGTCCTGTGGAAGTACCACGATGTTGTTGACAAGTTTTACACCATCAGTTCCCAACATCCCACCAATCTGATGTGCAATCTCAGAAGTGGGATCTTCACGTTGTGCTTCGATAGTTGGGTCTGCCAACGTAAGAGAAATGGCTTGAGTTTTATCTCTGTTGTAGAATGCAACAACAACCTTATCACTGATACTCAGTTGTTTGTTGGTAATACCACAACTGATACGATCAAACGTTGCTTGAATACTGTCGATATATTCAGCACTATCACCAGCAAGTGTACCACCTGCACGGGACATAGCAAGAATACTATCGAAAGTATGCATTTTGTTACCAGCATGGGTTTGCTGATTGACTGTGGGTGCAGCAGTCTTCTTGGCTGCAGGTGCTCCACTTTCTTCATGGGCACCATCGGGATCAATGACGATTCCTGTCATTTTTGTTTCTCCTTTTAGGATGGGGGTTCATTGACACTACTTGGTTGTTTTTATGTAATCAGACAAAAATTAATTCGTCTTCTAACATTAGATATTCACACACACTATTAAATTATTTTTAATAGTGTGTGATCGTATAAGTTATATATATTTGTATTTCTAATGAGATTTAGTGTCAAAAAAATCTCAACATACAAGGCATTATATAGAAATAATTCTTAAACTTCAAAATAGAGAGTGTATATGTTACTACGAAAAAAGTCAATCTATGATCCTATATTGCCTGGAAGGTATATACCTTATTGGAAAAGGATGGTAGATTCATTACTTCGACAGATGAATCTGTCAAGAGATCGTTTCTTGCTTAGTGAACAAAGTGCCACACCAGCATCGGTCTTCGTTAGAATATTGTTGGACACATTAGATTATGAATCTATAAGTAATGATCCATTCGAAGCTTATCATCAGACTATAGTTCCAGAAGCAATTATGATGGGTAAGAAATTTTATCCACTAGTTAAATCACCTAGGATTAACAGATTTGTTGACAAACCTGTTAGAGAACTTATGTTACCGACATTAGGATTGATAGACAATATTAATTATTCACCAGTGGATAATTGGGATAGACTTAAGAGTTTGAAACCTTTAAGGTTATTATCTATGGATTCCATGGAACTGAAATTCCCTGAAGATCAAATGTATTTGAGATACAAAAGGGAGAAACCTACTTTCATGTGCTTTGCTATAGATCTACCTGCATTACTATTAATGTTTTGGAAATACGTCCAACATGAAGGTGTGGGATTTCAAAACATAGATCAAGATAAGTTCATAAAGGAACATATTTTAGTACACCTATATGAAGACTTAGCCAACTGTTGGTTAATGAACTTCTTATCCGCCGTCCTCAATGAAGACGACGATGTGCTTGATAGCTTAATAGAGTTTGCTAAGGTAAATCAATATGTTGGTATGTCTAGTATGAATCTAGCCTATAATGACATAGTAGATTTAGTAGATAGAGTTGGAAGTGATAAGATTAGACTTAGTGCTTTATTAGACACTGAGTTCTTTATTGGTCATGATCTTCTAGACTATATGAATCTACATGAAACCAAAATGGTTGTAGGTACTGACAATAGGACTATAGGTTTTGAACTACTAAAATCTTCCACATTGTTAGAAATATTAGTAAGTATAATAGAGCTACAACCAGATAAAACAACAAAGATAAGAAAGCAGTTCTCATTGGAGTATGGTATGATGCTTCGTAGCAATTGGAAATCACATGTGATGGATAAAGAATTGCGAGAATATGCATTTAATATACAACAAATGTTAGTGCTTGTAACCTAATCTGACAGTAATCTTCGTAGTCGTAGATACTATGGATTTGTGAAAATCCATTGCATCTATATTATTACTGTTTGTGTAATTAAAAAAATTTAAAAGCAATATATACTAGGATGTGGGAATAACCCACATCCTAGTATATGGTCTTATTCTTGTTCAATAGTTAAGTCTAATTTTTCAGTGCATTTTTGAACTATTTTTGTAATACTATCTACAAGATAGGTTTGAGGATCTTCTGATGTGTGTAACAGTTCTAACACCTTATCATCTTTTAACAAATGTTTGAGAGATAATAACTTACTTTTAAACTCTTCTAATAATGTTTTATTACCTACCCTATCATCAATCAATCTGATAAAATTATAATTGTTAAATTCCACTTGTATGACATTGCAACTTCTTCTGTAATAAATATTTAATTCAACAATCTTTCTACAGTTATCATCCTTAATGACAATTGTCATATCATTCACTACTTAATTGACACATTAAGTTTAGGTTACAGGTACAATTGAATTGTGTTTCCACACCAACATTTATACCTTTCAGTTCTCTAAATGCATATGCTGTAGATACTGGAATACTATTAGTTCTCTTATAACCATCTCTCGTATCATGACGAAGTGCTACAACTTGTCCTGGAAGTATATTGAAAGGAAATGCTTGGTTCCAACGTAGCGCCATCATAGTCAAATGAGATGAAGCCATCTTGCTCTTAACCTTGTGAATGTTATCAGTTACTACATTAACAGGACTGTAGGCATCTGTAGTCATAGCTTTTTCTGGTTGCATGATTAATGATAGCATTGCTTCGTTATCGATATTAAAAGCCTCTTCTTTCATAGACCTCCAAACATCAATTAATAATCCTGGTTGCTGAACCATGAACCAATTACCTTCATTTTCAATACCTTCTTCAATAAGACTCACTTCATCAGTTCCACTATTAGAAACAATATGTAGGACATTATCTATAGTCTTATCATATCTTTTAAAACCATGGAACATCTGTTCTCCAACTATATGTATATGCGTAGAAGGAGATTGTGCTGGATTCAAATCAAATAATGGATATAGATAAAGTATACCTTGTGTTATATATGCTCTAGCACCATAATCGTATATCCCAAAGGCATCATACTCTTGTAAATAACCAAATACCTCAGACACTCCCATAGATGGTGGTATCCAAAAGTTTTCATATACTTTCTCATTATCAGGTTTGACAAAATAGACGTTATCTATATCAAAAGCAGAAGCTATTGTTAATATCATATCTGACATAGTTGCATTTCTTAATAAGAGATTTATTTTCCGCTTTCTAGCATCATACGCAACTGGGTCAATCAGATCAACTTCTACTATTACTTTATTAGATTGATCTTGTTCATTAGATTCAGAAAGTTCTTTCTCTCTTATCATATTGATAGGATACATTCTAGAGAGGTCTTTCTTTTCTTTTATTATTGCACGATAAGTGAAAGAATGTACAACGTCTTCCAAGTCTTCTTGGAAATGTTTTATTCTCTTTATCTCTACCTCGCAGAAAAGATCTTGACTATACTCAACTAAATCCATATATTCAAATGGTCGTGAGTGAAAAGACATGGTTATAAGATCAGTATAATTTTGGATAAAGTTTTGTACTATATCAAATTCAAATAAATCTCTAACTTCCCAACTCCAGGATTGATTAGTCCACGACTTAAACACACATGATATTTTGAATAGATTGTCTTTTCCACTTTCATCCAGTATTCTAAATACATCAGATTCTAATTGTTTACTAATTTCAATATTCATTATTCACCACTTTACCTTATTAAGTATGGATTGTAAGGTTTCCCCACCTTTGTCTTGCATATTAGATGTTCTTTCCTTGATTGCACGAGTCTTATGTGCTTGCAATATATTTAATGCAACATTACATCTACCAACTTGTATTACAGGATCACTGTTCTCATTCATACCTTGTGTTAGTTCAGATAATTTACTCACATATCTACTAATCATATTAGTTATTATCTCAACATCTTCCCTACGAATTATAACAAACTGAATTCCCGAATTACACAAATCTACAATATCAGCACATGTCATCTTGGTATAAGAGAATGGTTGATTTTCTTGAAAGAAGGGTGATCTATTTGGAAACTTTTTATAGTACCCTGGAATAATAGGTGTATAAGAATCCGGAACTCTTATTTCAAATTTCATTTTATTTACAGCTTCAGATATGTCTCCATAAACTCTGGCCATAGATACCTCCTTTTTAGCATCTGTGATACACTTATCTGTAGTTCTATAAGATAGACGATAGCATTAAAAAAATCTAGCTATAGCTGCCATTTTAATAGGTTATTTGTGTCAAAATATAAAAGTACACTATGTGCTCATTAGAGCACATAGTGTACCAATTTCAAATTACTAAGAGTGAAGTATTTGATACTACAACATTCCACGTTCCTGGAAGATTTCCAACTATACCTTGTTCAGCTTTTAAAGGTGCTAAGTCTATAGTAAATCCATCAGCAGTGTACGTTATGTCTATTTCTTCAGGATATATCGGATCACCATTGTTATCCAATATACCAACGACTTTAGAGTCTGGCGAAATAATAGTAAGAATATCAGAATCAATATTATCACTTGGTTCCTCAAAGGGTATATGCAAGTATGGTAATTGATCTGGTACTGCTAACCTAATTGGTTTACCAGACTTAATAGATCTCTCCAACAATTTGATCATATAGATTATTATAGGTATTTGATAGAATTGATCTATTTTACCTACATCATAAATATCATCAATCAACTCTTTCAATAAGTCAACATCAATCACTTGATATTCCATATAGAAGGCTATCAAGGAATCTAGTGTTGTGAAGTTACCTGTGTCTATGGTTCCTATATTTTCAGAAATATATTTATTGTAGACATAAGTTGGTGTATCAGTAACCGTTGTCAATACCAAATATTGTCGGTTCAATAAAGAGTTGATTAAATAACTAACTGCATCACTTGAATAATAATCCAGATACATATCAGAAACATAATTGCTCCAGTTGATAGTTTTTGGGTCTCTTAGCTTCATCCAAAATGATCTATCCATCAGCGAGGCATCTGGTAGAAGTTGCTGAATAAATTCCCCACCAATTTCTTCTGATGGTACAAGTGATTTCATAAATTCTACCAAATATGGATCGTAATAACCATCTGGAGAAACATAACTCTTAAAAGAGTATTTGTCATAGAACTGAGTGTGAAAATAATGGAGTAGTTCTGAATACTTCTCATTCATATACTCTAGATCTTTAACATCATCACTTGTTAACAAAGCTGCAGTTTCATTTAAGAATCTTTGCTTATCAAACCATGCAACATCTCTAACTCTTTCAAGAAGCTCATTCAACTCAGTATTGTTGAGTATCTTTATCAATTCAAATGAGATAAGATGTGCAGAAAGTTTCTTGATTGTCAGCCTTCTAGGTGCAGCATTGATTTTGAATATACCGAGTTGTCCAGCTTGTAACGGGTAGATGAATAGATCACCCATGAGTGGCTGGAATCCTGGATATACAGAAGCTTCACCAATTAATGACGACTGTGTTTGTTGTTGTTCGTATGAGTACTCCAATGGAGATGTCAATCTTATTTCAAAATTGTTAATCCTTAAGTATGATTGATTAACAGTATTGGATACGAATGAGAGATCAGAGTAAGTAGTCTGTTGGTCTGCAAGACTATCCATCTTGTGGAACCATGTTACTACTATAGGAGTTCCCTCAGATAAACCTATCAGTTTACCTATGATATCTCCTTCTCTATCTGTATTCAGAGCTGTGACATTTGTATATATGTCACTAGGGTAATTTAACCTATCTAAGTTATCTTCATTGGTTGGAACTTCAGAAGTTATACCAACCATCTTGTCATTATCTTTGGGCAATGATGTCGTACTTAAGGACCCTGAGGGTGCTAATAGCGGCATACGGACCTCCTATATATTCTGCTAAAACTAACCTATAGACAGGTAGTATATCCTGCCTATGGACAGTGAGTATTGCACCATCAAAGTCTAACTCTGATGGATCAACTTGTCTATCATTTACATAAACTCCAATATGAACTGGACTATCGTAAAATAAACAATTCTCACCATACTCTGCATATAAATCTAACATATCCTGTATTAGAGGATATGGGAGATCATTAGTTATGTCTATGGTGGTTGTACCATTTTCAACACCAACATTGTCTAATGTAAATGCACATGTGAAAAATTCTCTATAATCAAACCTTCTGAGTGGTTTATGTGGTGGAGTCCAACCATCATACCAAGGTATCTTTACAACTTCTGGTGTAACTACTCCACTATTCTCCATCAACTTCTTATAGAGATTAGTACTGAAATATGGATGATCTTCTCTAGGATCTCTAAATGACCTATCTGGATTTACAGTTATTAACCCTTCTTCAACTAATTGATTTTGTATGATAATTGGGTATGCCATTTGTAGAAAACCTACTTTAGCAAATTGTGCAGTCAGTGCAAACTCAACTCTATAGATATCAGCAGAATCGTTGGTACCTATAGCATCAGACTTACCACCATCGTAATCTATCTGTGCTATAACCTGAGCATTATTTTTCTTAACAACGATCTCTTTCTTACCACCAACGTCATGACGATTGACATTATACCCAATCCTTCCGCCAGAGTATTGAACTAGATAATCAAGAAAATCTGCTTTCTTAATCTCTTGTTCAGTTCCTATATATGTGGAAGCATTATCAGCAGTTAATACTTCATCAGGACCAACAAGAGTCGTTCCATAATAAGCTTCAACATTCTCTGCTGTCAATAGTACAGTATCGTTGTTTACCATTTTGTACAACCCGTAGATAGTTGTATAGATATCAGCAGGTACGGGATAGTTGTAAGCCAAGTCACTTATTAATATCTTTTCACCATTGGTGTATAATGTAGTCAATCTACTAACTGCTTCTGTGGCATGTACTCTATCTGTAAAATCCATCGAAATTGTGAGTTCTACATTTGCAGGGACATCCTTCTCAACTACTGCTGATTGAGTTATTAGATCTAAGAATAATGGTATTTTATCATGCTCTTCATATAAAAAATTTGGTCCTCCCAAAATATTAGCAAATGTGGCGGTAGGCCACTTTACTGTCATTGGGTTTATGTTATAACTCAAATTAACCGATATCCTATTTTCTTTAAGTTTAGGATTATGGTCGTCATTTTCTGATGTTGAACTTCCAGTAGAATCACTATTGATGTAAACTCTATTATCAAAGATCTTCTTCAATCCTAGATCAGAAAGAAATTTATCAATCAGTTGGTGAGTTATTGGAACAAATATATGAGAAACAACATCTCTTACAGGGGAAGTAAGTCTTAACATATCTGTTTCCTTATTGAAAAATAATTAAGATTTGTAAGCTATAGAATGGCATCAAAAGGGTAAGAGTAGTGCATAGCACTACTCTTACCACATCGTACCAACTATAAATCTCTATATGTATTTATTATACCATGAATAATTCCTACAGATACCAGTATAGGCCAAAAAATAATAACAGACATATAACCAAAGTACCAGTTTATCAAATATAACCTTCCTTTTTGGAATGCTTCTGAAAAACTTTCTACCTTGGCCCATTTAGCAAATAGGTGTCCAGTTAATGCGTATATCCAAAATATGGATATTAAACAAATGCCTTTCATTTTTTACGACCTTTGCGTCTAGCTTTCCTAGCAGCTTTATTTTTCTTACGTTTCTTATCTAATTCTTTTTTAGATATTTTTCTAGGGGATTTAGATGCCATCTTACTTAGTTTAACAGCTTCCATCTCTTCTCTAGGATTAAATTCACCTGTTGCAACTTTAGCTAAAAGAAAAATAGTTTGAGTATCCTCTTTATCAGGGGCACCTAATTCTTTTGCCACATCTATTGCGCTATCAAGAACTTGCTTTGCTAATTTGAAACCATTCTCATCAAGCTTATCATTGTCCATAATGCTCTGTAATCTATTATTATAAACAGCATCAAATGTGACATCATTTTCACAAGCCTCTAAACGCAGTTGTGCAACTGTTCTAGTAACTGCATCTATCATAATGTTGTTAACAGCTTTCTCGGCTTGTATCTTCTCAATTTCATCCTTATCTGTTACCACCCTAGCAGTTAGGTCTGTACCTTCTACTGGTTGTGGTTCATCAGTTAATGGAAGTTCAATCTTTTCTTCAACTTCAACATCAGAATCTTTATCTTCCAATGCTGGATTCAGGTTAGACAAATCCATCAAATTAACCTTCTTGTATTCTTTCTTTAATTAGTTCATCTATCTTTCTTGTCAATCTCGCAAGATCAGATTCTTCTATTACAATGTCGGCTATAATAGAATTTTTTACAAGCTCTTTAGTATCATGTAAATTGATTAAACGATTTATAATCATAGAATCTGTATCGCCACGCTTCTTCATCCATTTGGCTAGCTTACAAGCTTTGGCTTCTATGGAGATTGCAAATACATTTTTTTCACCAAGTATATGTCTAAGAGATCTAACTCCTTCTGCATTAACAACGCCGACAAAGACCTTATCTGGATCATAACATTGTGCTATATGTTTAGATTGATAACCATATAGTTCTTTATCATATTCAACACTTTCAACAAAGTTCAATTTGTTAAATTCATCTCTAGATACAAATATGTAGTCTACACCATCAATCTCACCTTTTCGTGGCGGTCTGGTTGTTGTAGATATCAATCTTGGATATTCCAACTTTGAAGCTACTGAACTTTTTCCACAACCAGAGGGGCCAATGAGCAATACTAACATTATTTAGTGTTAACCTTTTTTCTCGATTTTTGTTCTTCAGTTTCTTCTTCCTTTGGAAGTGTCATTTGCATTAAGTCAAAGATAGACATATATTCTCTATTCATCTGGTTATAGTTCCAATATCCAGTTGTTTCTAGAATCTCATCTATATTGACATCATTCTGAAGAAGCTTTTCATATACTTGTTCAAACGATTGTGAAAAATCGAATGGTAGACCGGAAAGGTTCCAATTGCATTGGATGTATCTATATTGGGCAGACAGTTCTAAAGCCCTGGCCAATTTGTAATCAGACTCTTCTTGCTTCCTGATAGATTTTCTAGAAAACTTTACGTCAGGATACCATACACACGAATGTTTTGGTGTGCTTACTGAACCAATTAATCCAGGAATACCATTACCAACTTTATTCTCTTTTAGAAAATGGTAGTTAGTAACTGTATTTAGTAATCCATACTCTTGAGACACAATGAATCCAACCATAGTGCCAGAGCTATTTCCTTTACCTCGCTGGATCACCACAAGGAGTTCATTGATATCAGTAGGTGATGTTTGACCATCTGGATACAAAGGTTCTTTCTTAGAATCTAATGATGTCCTTGCACTGGCTACTTCCACTAGGGAGTGAGTTAAGAATTCAAATCTAGACCCAACACCTTTAATGCGATCAGATTGTTTCATGAATTGTAACTGTTTCTTAGGAGGAAGGTGACTACCCATATCTTGATTTTTACCTTTATGAGCAGAACATGCAAAACAAATTCCATATCTTGACGCCAATGTTCTTATGTGACGTACAAGAGATGTCTTTTTGTTACCATCAACCATCCAGACAGTTTTATTTTTGGATGACTCTATACCATCCTTCTCAACCATATCCCCTTCTTCTGAAGATTTAACTTCAGTAAGACTGTCAATGTATGAAAATGTTGGTAAAGCTACTTTCATGTATGAACCTGTAGCCACATCAATGAATGGTAATGTTACAGTTATTTCTTTGATGTTGTCTTTCTTCAAATCTCTTATCTTATTTAATTCAGAGAATAGAACATTAACAACGTCAATTTGATCATCATCATTCTTAAGAGTTACTCTAAGTTCAATATCATCATCTGAATGCAATCGATGTAATGGTTCATCCATGAATTTAATGACTCGTTGTTTTGACTTACTACCCTCAGTATCATATGCAAAATAGTCAGCATCAGAATAAATTCTTAAAGCACCCATAATGAACGAGTCCATAAGAGTACTTTTGAATGTATTGCCTGATCCATGTATACCAGTAATGGCTGGAGGTAACCCACCATTGAGATACCACTTGCCGTTTTTGCCCTTAAGAAAGTGACCTGTCATTAGGTCGTATAATGTTCCAGTATTATACATCATTCGTGGTGCACTATCATGTTTAAGTGAACTTAAAACAGACATAAATACTCCTTATCAATTTGTCAGTTAGTACGTTATATACCATAGATGTGATGTGTTAAAATTCATAGATTGGGTACAGTTAGACTATGCCATTGTATGCTTAGATAATCATATATTTTTAACGTTAAAAAATGAGGTGTACATATGCCTAGTAATGCTGTAGAATATATTACAGAAGTATCAAATGATCCAACAGCTATTGGGATAGATCAATTACTTACAGCTGAAGCTATTGATAGTAAAATGCCAGCGGGTGCTACAGTAGTAACATTCACCAATGCAGATCTCATATCTGGATGGTTTCTTTACAGTTATGAATCTGGACAACCTGTTATTTTCTGGTCCATGGTAGATGAAAATGATGAAAGTATATTGGTACCTGCAAGTATGGATGATGCAGGTACTTTTATTCAATTTGACTTTAGGTCTCTTGAAGATCCATTAAACCCTGGTGTTTTTATTACAGGCACTTGGGCTGTCACAATCTGGACAAGTGAGGGACCTGTTGGTGTAGCTCCTGCACCTGTTCCTCCTGGTGAAAATAATACTGGTAGACTTAGAATTGAGCCTCCTATAGGTGAAATTGATCTTAAAGTAGTAAACGGACATACTCTTTACACGGTACCATCTGGTTTTCTTTTCTCCCCTGAAGAGTTACAAGTAGTTCTAGTAGAGGCTGATGGTGTAGGGTCTGAAGCATCTTTTTCATTATCTGTTGTTGCCGGTGATACAATCATATCGTCACAAACATTACCAATTGATGAACTGTACGAAAGGCATACTGTAGATATTTCATCTTCTGATGTATTACCAGCAGGTTCAGTTCTCAACTTTGCAGTAACTGGTGGAGGATCTGCTTCCGGTAATATGACAGCTAGAGTCTATCTGTTTGGATATCTAGATGAAGTATAACCAAAGGAGTCATAGTTCATGCCTAAAGATATTTTATTAAAATCAGGAAGAATACTTAGAGATACTCTAGCAAAAGGATTAGAGTTTGCTGGAGAAGAGGTCTTCACTGAAACGGATGATGTTGGTGCACAAGGTATTATGGATAACCATGAGTCAGCATACAACCACACTCAATTACACAATCATTCAAACAAATCTGTTCTAGACAGTATTGGTGATGCTGGTTCAGGTCAGATCATTACACTATCTGAAAGGAATAAAGTTGCAGCTATGGATGTTGCTCATTATGGAACCCCATTACAGACTACTGTAGAGCTGTCAGCCATTCCCGAGGCAGATTGTAATGATAAAGAACGTAGATATGTAGAAGATGAATTATCTGATTATTTCTACGATGAAACTGCAGGTACTGGCGATATAGCTCCGGATGATCAAACCGGTGGAACTGGTTTTTGGCGTAAGGTTTCTGTAGGTGGTGAAACTGCAGCATCTATTAAAACCAAATATGAATCAAATGCTAACACTAATGCATTTACAGATGCTGAACAAACTAAACTCGGAAATATAACTTCTACTGGTAGTGGAGAAATAATCACTACTAATGAACGTGCTAGAGTTGCCGGTTATATGACCTATGAGGTTCATGAGATAACAGCATCAAATGTTACAAATGGATATTTCACTCTAGCTGCAACGCCTATAGATGGTGGAGAAAGTATAAGAGTTGAGGAGCTTAATGGTGTTGCCTTACTTGGAGGTGAATATGCTAATTCTGCTCCACATGGAATAGACTTCAGATTGTTTAATACTAATGAGATACATATAAACAATAATGCTGATGGTACTGATCTTGAAAATAGCAGTATTGTTCAGGGTGATATATTATTAGTTTCATATGTTAGAGGTGCATAATGGCTAGAAAGATAAAAGACAAATCGATTGAATTAGATATACAAAAAGATAATTCGCTATCTGCAAATGATTTGCTGTATGTAGAAACTACAACTGTTAAAGATAAGTTAGATACTGGTACTTTACCAGTTGTTAACTCTACGGATGATGCTAAGATACTTGAATCATATGCAGTTATACCAGAAGAATTTGGTGATGAATTTGATGGTGATCAAAGTGTCTCAGGTATAATAAATGAATACACTCACCTTGTATTGGATGCAGGTCTAGGTTCATCTGTAATAACTGTAGATACTGTAACGTCAGAAATGGTTGTTGGAAGAGAGATAATGCTTCATCAGACTCAGTGTAGTCGAGATAGAGAAAGCTTGTTTAAGTACGAGTTTGTCAGAATCGCTTCCATCGATGGAAACAATATTACTCTTGAAGCCGGATTGCGAAACTCATATTTGTCTGATAGTGGTATACCAGTAGATGGTAAAGAAGATAATACTGTTACGCAAGTAGTTACTGTTCCAAATTACAATATATTGACACTTACAGCGGATTTAGATTGTAAAGGTTGGGATGGTAGGTCTGGTGGAATATTAGCTTTTAGAGCCAAATCTCTGGTTGGTTCAAATAACATCAAAGCCAATTCTAGAGGATTTAGAGGTGGTTGGAGAAGAACTCCAACATGGCATGGTGATTGGTTGATATTCGCTGAGAGTGGTTTAGGTGCTTATGGTGTAGATACTAGTCCAGAAGTTCCATTAGTTCATGAACCACTTAGGTCCGAAATACTTATTCGTAGTGGTAACAATATAAACATTTCATGGGCCGCTGGAAGTAATTTAACCAAAGGTGGAACTAATGGATCATCATTATCACCATCTGTAAATGAAATGGCTTCGGCTGACGTGTTTGAGTATAATGGTGTAGATCACACTGTAGATGATTACAATGAAATACTACCTTTTGCAACTGGGTCAGTACGAGTAGATACCAATAGTGGTGATAACTATTGGAATGGTATTCACAACCCTAGTGGTGGTGTTATCAGATGCTTTGTCGAAGACCACAGTGGTTTTACCGGAGCATTCTCTGCCGTTGGTTCTGGAGGTTCAATTTCTGCTGGTGCTGGTGGAACAATATTTGTTCAGACTCCAACTGATCCTGGATACGGTGGAACAATATCAATTTCTGGCGGAACATCAACTGGTAGTTTATGGAATGCAACTGGAGGTTCCGGAGGTGGTAAAACTGGAGAGGGTGAAAACCCTGCTAGTTTAGGATATAGAAAAACCAGAAAAATAAATAGTTCTCATACACCTGGTGATAATAGTAGCTTATTGACGCAAGAAGCTATTGAAGCACTATTGGCCTCTTCTACTTCACCTATAGGAAAACTTGGTGAATGGAGTAGTGCTAATGGAGATTATACTGCTGATGAATCTTTAGTTTCTTATAGTGGTAAAATCTGGCTATGCTTGTTAACTAATGATTTTAACGACCCTAAAGAACCGGGTGTTGATCTAGGTTATTGGAAGGATATAACTGCAAGTGTAGTGATAAATGGTGTTGATTCTTCTATAGCGGTATTAGGATCTAATGGTTATGGATCAACTTACACTGCCATACGAAGATTTACTACTCTATTACAACAGATAGGTTCAGATGTAACCTATAATGATTCTGCTACTGATGGTGCAACTTTAACAATCGAGAAAGATGGTCTTTATGCGATTGATATGGTTGATGCTATTGACACTGCTAACCACATTGGTGTCACAAGAAATGCAGATCCAACTGTAGATATAACTTCAGTTCCTGCAGTAGATAGATTGATACATTTACAAACCGGTTCAACAGCAATGGAATCTGGTAGTACTGTTGCTAAGTTGTACATTGGTGATGTAATAAGAATGCACTCCAGGAGTGTAAATGGTGAAGGTACGGGTTCTGATCAAGTGCTGTTACGTATCACTCGTATTGGTGACTTGGAATCACAAGGTAACTTCACAAGGAATACAGCTGTGTTGAGCGCTCATCGCACTACAGATCATTCTGTGTCTACTTCTCCTACGGATATTATATTTGACGTGGTCGATTACGACAACCTCACTTCATATAACAACTCTACTGGAGAGTGGACTGCTCCTAAAAACATGACCATAAGGGTGTTTGCTAGAGTTAGATCTAATGTTACAGCTAATGTATTTTTAAACGTTGAAGTAGATGATACCATTATTGCTTCTAGCGTTAAGTACAGTATGCCAGCCTATTCATCTATTGAGGTAATAAAAACCCTTGAAGTTTCTCAAGGTCAGGTTGTTAAGATATCGTGTGAATCTTCTGTGTCTCAGACTTTCTTGGGATCTTCAATTTACACATGTCTTGAAATAGACCAGGAACTTGCAGGTGATGTGGATATAACACTTATTCCAGAAATTGCCAATGCAGATTACTATATCTCACCAACAGGTAGTGATACTACTGGTGATGGTAGTTCCGGTTCCCCATGGGCAACTATACAAAAAGCCATAACACACTTGGCAGGTTATAGGATAGATCCAGAGGTTGGTTGCACTATCAATCTTAACTCAGGAACGTATAACTTTACAGCACCACAATTAATCTACCACCCTGATGGTGATTTTCTTAGCATCATTGGTGCTGGTAAAGCTACCACAATTATCACTAACACAACTACCAATGTATTAGAAATTAGAGGTGGTAATCACGTTAGAGAGATCAGCGGTTTCACAATCGATAGAGGTACCTATGGAGGAACCTCCTCTGGTATTTACCTATATAGAGGTGCTAATGTATACACTTCAAATGTTGATATTGAGAATATGTATATTGGTATATCCATGTACGAAGGTTCTCAAATGGTACACAGTGGATCTATAGTGGCTTTTAATACTGGTGTTTATGTCCAAGGGTCGACAACTTACTGTAAACTAACTCCTGATATGGATGCTACAGGAGGAGGTGGGTTTAGAGGTATAGATGTTGACAAAGGTATTGTTGAAACAGTAGGTGGATCTATAGCAAATTGTGCAACTGCGATCTATTCTAGAAATGATGGTAAAGTACTTAAGACAGGCACGTTAACTCTAACTACAAATACGTTAGACTACAATCCTGCATTGAGTACACCGGAAACTATTACCTATGGTAACGGTTTTGGTAGAATATTAGATATATAGATTAATATGTAACGTCATGGGTAAAAACCCATGACGTTACTTGTTTCACCACAATGGTCATATATAATAAAAACTCCTATTGTATAGGTAATAATTTACAACCAATCCAATGGAATTTACTCATGAAAAACCAAGCCAATGATTTTATATGGGGTCCCTTAAGGGAGTCTGAGGTTGGCAACTTTAACACCATAGAAGCTGACAAAATGGATCAAATAGAATCTTTACTTCTTGGTTCTGTTGTCACAGATGTTTGGAGATATGTGCCATTTGTTGGCTGGAGTAATGGGTATCAAGTCTGGAGATACTCTCCGGTTAATGTTAGTAACTTACCTGACACTAATCAATATAGTCCAATCTCTTTTTCCAATACACCTAATACTGCACAATACAGTGAACCTATAGTTTTCAATGTAACTCCTAATTGTGCACAGTATACTCCAGTAGTGTTTGACGAAACACCGTTTACTTATCAATATACTCCAGACTTCTCATTCTCTTACCCGCCAGATACTTATCAATACACACCTGATTTCAATTTTGACTTCCTACCAGCAGTTGCACTGTATGAATACAATATTTCAGTGTTTACTGAAGGTTTACCATAATAGGAGATACTAATGGGTGATTTAAATTTTATAAATAATCTAGGTGAAGCTATTTTTAAAAATGGCATTATCTATGAAAGAGTGTCTTCTACCCCTGGAGGATCTGGAGTGGCAGACACTGTAGATTCCGCAGACCTTATAGCTAGGTATGAATATACTTGGGACCATGCTGATGATAATGGACACACTGTTTATAGTGCAGCCAGAATGCTTGCTGGTGAAGTATTTCACTCTAATGCATCATATCTTGTAAATGGAAAGTCTTGGTCAACCCCTTGGTTTGAAAATTTCCCTATAACTGGAATATTAAGAATGTGGGGAGACTTTTCATTCACTGGAGCCACTCAACAACAAGTGTTTGTAAATGGTATTTATCGTGGAAGTTGTCCAGGTAGTGGATTTTCAAATGCGATAGGAGTAGCTGTTGTCGCAGGAGATACTGTCGAATTTTACAATAATGAACTATATACCACAAGAGAGTTCTTCAGTAGAACCTACCCCTATACTTACGACGGAAATGATTAATAACAACTTAATAAGGAATAAAAAATATGCCAGATTTATACTTTCCGGCTAACCAGGGAGCAGCTATAATAGTTGACGGTATAGTGTACAAGAGAGTATCACTAACACCTGTTCAACATGTTCCTGTTGGCACTATTAGTCCTGGAGATACTACTAATATAAATGATGTTACTTTTGATTTAGCAGATGCTCAAGGTGACACTGTGATGCCTGCAGAGAGAGCTGCTGTAGCTATAAATGAGTATACCTTTGCTGTCGCAGATGTTGGAGGTAAATCATACCAAACAGTATTCAACTACAATTGTCCTGTTGCAGGTGTTATAAGGATGTGGGAAACCTATTATGCAACCCACAACAATCTCAGATTATATGTTAATGGTATAAATTATGGAACACCATCTGGTCCAGGTTATTCATATGCTAGAGCAGCTAACGTTAATGTAGGCGATTTTGTTCAAGTGTATAATAATGAAACATATACTACCTTTAAACAAGTATATGTTAGAATTTTCCCATTTGAATATACTGGTTCACCATAAACTTGAAAGGATTAAATAATGTCAAATAAACTTGTAGCAGTATTATCTGAACCTAGATCTGGTTCCAGCATGACTATGTATATATTGGAGACAGTATTTGGTGAGAAAAAAATACTTAAAGGTTTCAATGGTTGGTCTGGTATTTTGAAAGATGCAACAGAAGATCAACTTGAGAAATTTAAGTCCTTCAATAAATTAGGTTACTTTGAATGTAAAGAAACCTTTAGTGGTATTACTAAAATGCCTAGTGGATTGGTAAAAGGTTTTAATTTCTTCAAACTTATGATTAGAAACACTATTGGTAGTGATATGAGTCTGATAGATAGATGTATCGTCATTATCAGAAATCCTAAATCTACTGTAGTGTCTCAAAAAGAATTATCTGATTTCTTTGATAACATTAACGAAACGGAATTAGATCCTTATGATTTATTCTTTGAAGACTATATAAAGTATATGAGTATTCTTAAGAAGCTTATTGAAAATGAAAAAATAAACTACACTATGTTCGACTATGATCAAATTTGTGCAGACCCTACAACTGAACTTGCTAGGATGCAGGATTTTCTAGGAAGCGGTGATTTTTCTAAAGCTTTGGAAATTCCCAAGCAAATAGTACAAGATACTTCTGCCCTTGATGAATATGAGTCACCTCTTGTCGAACAAGCCTTAACATTATACCAAGATATTAAATCAACTTATATTGGACAACCCGATACTGTTGATACGTATATCATTTAGGAGATACCTTTATGGCCGATCTATATTCTGTAACAGATTATGGGCCAGTGATAATAGTTGGAGGTATTGCGTATGAACGTGTGGCCACAGGTGTGCCACATGCTCCTGATAACGTAGTCCCATCAACTGGATATGCCACTGGTTTTACATACACATATGCAGATGAACAATCAGTTAGTTCATATAGTGCTCAAAGACATGGAGTTGCTGATTATTTTTACAAATTAACTCCTGTGACTAATCCTGGAGATAAGACTGAGATAGATATATCCAACCCTGTTCCAGTATCTGGTGTATTGAGATTGTGGAAAAGCTCCCATGAATACAACGTACCAGTTCATGTTAATGGTATACAGGTTGAATTCTTAAACGTAGAACAAGTTGGTCAAAATGGTGCAGTTGGTATCAACGTTGCAGCAGGTGATGTTGTCTCTGCGTTTCCTGATGAATTAGAAACAGTTAGTGGAATCATTTATCCATTTGTTCATGGGGCATAAGGAGGTTTTAAATGCCAGATCTTTTTTATGTCAATGATTATGGTCAGTTTATACTTGAAGATGGTGTAGTATACGAAAGGATAGAGCAATTGTCTGGTAGTGCCAATGATACATCTCCAGACTTGAATGGTATATCTCCTTTTATATACAACAATCCTGATCCACAAGGTAAGACCAATTACAGTATACCTGAACGTATGATTTCTAGGTATCTTGCTGCTAATTATAATGAAATTAGTATACCTGCTAATAATACTTGGCAGACTATATTCACAGCTACTGAAGGTGGCATACTTAGAGTATGGATAGATGGTGAACCTGTATCTGTTCGAGTTGATGGTGGAGCAAACCTCACTACAGATTTTGGAACAGGTGTAGAAGCTGATGCGTTTCCACTTAATGTTCTTCCTGGAGAGGTTGTAGAAATCCAATACTCAAGTAATAGTGGTAAAACAGGTTACTGTACATTCTTACCGTTTGTATATGCACCTTCTTAACTCTGAGGTTATATTGTGATTGATACCACTCCTGAAACCATACTGTATATACTTAGTACTAATGGTGGTGAGAATCATAACCATGGTTGGACTTTTGAATTGACAGGAGATGGTGATCATGATCACCTTTTCTTAATTATCAATAATGAACTAAGAGCAGGTTATGATTATATACCTCCTGGTACAAAACGTGTTCATGTAAGAGCAACTCATACTACTTATGATGATGTTGAAAGGATTGTAGAAATAGATATTGACGATTTTGGAATGTTGGTTAATTCAACTACCACATATAGGTTTGATGACGTCATACCCTCAATAACTGACAACTACATCTTCAATATTTCTTATAAGCTAAATAAAGAGATTATACATCCGGATCCTGGAGATGGTGGTGATTACTCTGATAGTGACATATCTTTAGTATCGCTCAATGGTACCAATCATGTGATCCATCACCCAGATGGTTCTGTAACTATAGATCCAATTGCTTCCGGTGTTTCGCCAACTACTTGCGCTTCTGGATTAATTCAAGGTAATGACTGGTTTACATTAACAATAATTCGTGAAGATAGAGGTAGTGGTGTAAAGACTTATTACATGATAAACGATATTGATATCGTTGCTTACACTACAAATCCTTTAGAGGATATACTACAACTCGATTTACCAAAAATACTTACAGGAGTTACTGAAGCTATTGTAACAAATGTAATGTTAGCTATTGATGGTGTAACCATCATTAATGATGAATTGAAAGATGGACCAACGTGGTTCACAGAAATATAATTTTAAATAGTAACAGATGTAACCCTAGGGTTACATCTGTTACTTAATATCTTATTTTACAAACCATTATATAGACTTAATTTACAACCACAAACGGAGTTATTTAATTATGACAAAAATAATTGATCCTAGACTGAAAGGTGTTTCTAGGAATATGACAGATATAGGTGAAGATTCATTGTTGTCCAAAAAAGAACTGGAGTTAGTGTCTGGTTCTAGTAGTTGGACAGTTGTTGAGAAATATGCTCAAGGCACAGACGGTGTTTTATTAACGTCTGGGGATTGGAGAATTATTCCATTTACAGATACTGTAGGTGTGAACAATATAAATGGTTCAAGTTTAAATGCAAATGTATTTACTTTTGAAGCTGGTTATTATGAATTTCACCTACATGTAAATTTCAGACCAGAAGGACAACCCATCTTTTCTTGGGGAGCATTAAGATTTTGGAATGTTACAGATGGGACATTGATAGAACGTTTACCTAACATAAACCCATCTGCTGCTATTGACTACTATGCTAACGGGCATGAAAATGGGAATGGTATAAGTGTTGTTGTACCATTAACATTAGATGATACTAAAGATGTTCAGTTTGAATGTTTTCCAAATGTAGATTTCAGAACTGGGAAGCCAATTAACAATGCGGCTGTTGGAGAAGAATACTATTCAAGGCTTTTTGTTAAGCGATTCTAAACTACAATGGTCAGAAAGAAACCATCTTTAGCTTGTTGTGCTAAGTCTGTTTCCCAAGCAGCTTACAAAGTTGTTAAAGGTAAGATAATTCATAAAAAGAATATTCTGGTACCGATTGCAACTAGAGATGAACGAATTGATATCTGTAAAGAATGTGACAAGTATGAAAATGGTATTTGTACAGAATGTGGCTGTATATTGAAAGTTAAAGCATTCTTAGAAGCTATGTCGTGTCCAATAGGTAAATGGTAAAGATATAAGACTCTATATCATCTAGCACCCTAGGGTGCTAGATGATATATGCTTATATTAAAAACTATTAAGGTTTAATAGATTTAATTAATTTCTTTTGTTCTATAATTTCATTATTTAATTTTTTTGGATTCAAATCTGCCCCAGTAGGGCTGGGATATAAAGCCGGATAATCAGAATTATCACCACCACTAGATGAGGGTATCACAGGACCTTTATATCTAAGTTCTTCAACTCTTTCTAGCATACCCAAAGTACTTTCCATAGACTCTAATTTAGTAACTTCAAGTCTTACTTTTAGTTCAGTTAATGTGTTTTGTAATACTTCACATTTAGTGGATAGTTTGTCACACCTTTCTGAAAGTTTGTCTATAGATTTAGTGCATTGTTCAACATTAGATGTCATCGATGCCATGTCGTTCATGGACTGTATTAATGTTTTTCCAACCCAACTAGAGACAGCAATGAATACTGCAATGCTTGTTGGGATTAAAATCTTTTTAACCCAAGTCATAGGTTCCTCCAAAATAAAATAATTAACGTTTATCTATAAAATGACAACACACTACATCCTCGATGAGGATGTAGTGTGTTGGTTTTTGAATCAACTAACTATACAAGGGTACGGTATTTCAGTTGTTCTTTCTCTCATTAATTTTCTTCTAACCTTAGAGCGAAGACTCTCTGCTTCATCACAGACTGTCTTCAACTGATCTTTAGAATTAGGAGATCGGTTGGTTATATGAATCATAGATTCTTCAACTGTGTCAATTAACTTCAAGTGGTCCATCTCTAGTCTACCAAGTTTTAATTTGGTTTCGACTTCATGTTTCACTTCTTCCCAATCATCCTTAACTTCATTGATCATGTGATCAAGTTTGGGATCTTTGTGTACCATTTTGGACACCTTTTATTTTTTATATAATAAACCCACCTTAGTAGGGCTAATCTATTGTTACTTTTATTACATAGATAAAATCTCATACTCTGGTCCTAGGTTAGTGTATTCAAATACAACAACCCAGTTAGAATGTTCTTCGTCCGCTTTAATGAACAAGTAAAACAACTCTTCCAAATTAGATTCATCTACATATGGTAGACGATGATTGAATGGATTAACATACAATTTATCTGGAGCTCTGTCTTCCCCATTACCCAATTTATTGAGTATCCAGCTAACCGCTTGTAGGTTCTGACAGAAGTACAGTAATTGATTGTTTTCACCAGTATCTACCACATAAGATGGTAGTGCCCAAGGTGGGTGATTAACAAGTATTTTGTCTAAGATAGTTTGACTACTTTGTCTACTACTCTGTTTAAAATAATTTATCATATAGTACCTTTTGTTATTGTTTTTCACATAGGTAATATATACTTATTATCTCGATGGAGTAAATAGTTTATTAGCATTAAACCCTTTAACTTTTTCAGTTGCTAATCTTGCCATTTCTTCATAGTTTGGGAGTCCAAAATATTTATTACACAGATATACTGCATTTTCATATGTAGCACTATAATGACTGAAGAAATCAGTTATGGCACTCGTTTTTAGACCCTGTATTGATAATGCTGTTGATAGCTTTGTTTCTTTACTACAATTGATTTTTATAGTAACATTTGGATACTCAGCTTGTTGTAGATCATATCATCATCCTATATTAGGATGCCCTCCGCTTCCCAGAACAGTAAGTTCCAGTACACCTTGTCAAAGGTTGATCGTTGGAGCTTTTCCATATTCGTATTGAACTTAGGAACTTGCCTGCTGATTACCCATTTTAACTTATCAATTAAGACAAGTCTCAAACCTTAGCTTTTGGCATAGTTCATAACCTAACTTTTTTCTGTCTTTCAACTCCATCTATATCTACTTTCGTGATATATGTGGCATAGGTTCTTTAGGGATTTCCAGCAATTCAAAGGGTTATCATTACATTATTACTAATGTAAGGCGCCTGAGTATGTTGACGCAACATCCAAATCTGAAACAGCCATAGCTGCACTTACTTCATTGTCCGACTCTTCCAATAGAGCCACACCTGTTCTATCTGTCAGTAGTGGATTAAGTACACCACCACCAGTATTTTTTATTATATCATCAAGGTTAATCATTAACCCATCATAGATTCTCTGCTGTATTTCACTTATTCTGTAGGTAGGACTTATTTTGATACTCTTGCCATATTTAGATAACCAAGTTGACCAAGGTTTTATCTCCCCAGTCTCTTTATCTAATACAAGACTTATATTTCCTTTACATGAACCAGGAACCATATCTCTATCTTTAAGATATTTGAAAAACGCATCTGATAGTTGAACAGTCTGTTTTGCAAATGATGGGATGACACTATTTTCAGTTAGTAGAAACATACTTCCAACATCATTAGTCACTTTGTCATGTATAGGTAATATTAAACTATCAATAACGTTGTATGCACAATATTCAACTGGTCTTTCTGATTGCATCTGATAATGACCATCATCACCAAAATCCATCTTGGTTGAACCTATAGTTTCTGCAGCCACACTACCTAAAGCACGACTACTCTTCAATCCTTCAACACGTCTTAGTCTACTATACAAACACATGCTGTCTATAGGTTGTGTATAACCAGATAAATGCATAACATCCCATCTATAAGTTATGTGCCCAAGTTTCTCAATGGGAGTTGTATCTTCCTGCAAATTACAAACTCTAAATTCATTAGGTGCTTCAGGGTGACACATGACACTTTCTGGGTTAACCCCATAGAATTCTAACCTATCGATAATTTTGCCCATATCGAAGACCATATTCCAGATACTTAGAGCATTGTCTTTCTTCTCATGCACCTTACCCCATATCCATTTAATCTGCTCAACTTCTGTATCACATATCTGTATGTGGTAATCCTTAATAGGGCATTTATCTATAACAGATTTAGCTTTTGGATTAAGGGTGCTTATGAATTTAGAAACCTTTTCAATGCAACACTCTCTAATTTTATCTACATCAACTTGCCCTTTAAGGAATGATTTGAGTATAGATAAATAAACAGTATGGTCGTCACTAACATATGAAATACAGAGTATAGCATCGGTACCATTAACAACATCTGTTTCAATGTCAAATCCACCTACAGTATAACGGTCTGCTGTTCTAGGTATCTTACTATTCATCTCATGTTTATATAGTACATCTATGGATATATCGTTACCTGCACTGTATGGACTATTCAAAACTTTTTCAGGTCTGACATATCCATAGTGATACATACCCAATGCTTTAGCAAGTTGGTTTTCTAACTCATGATTGTATACAGACCTAGCTTCAAGGTCTCTCATGTGGTGAGCTTCCTTCATCACAGTAAATTCATTTCTAAGCATAGGTTTTACTGTATACATTATACGTTTTGGATTCACATGTGTTGTGAATTTAGGTTCACCTGTCTCTATGTCTTTAGAGCAGATCATTAGTGCATCTGTATAGATATCTTTTTGTATCTTATTCTTTTTGTAAGTTGAGTGCAAGAATTGTTGATTCTCAGACATTCTTAACTCCGAGTATTGTGTTAATATGTTCCTTCTTTTAGTATACCATATCAAAAGAAAATTAAAAAGTAGAAAGTGAAAATAGAGGTAGTAGTCCATATTTGGACTACTACCCTACAACACACTGAATTATTTTGGACGCCACATACCTAACGTCAAAAGACACATGTAATCGTACAGTATAGATTTCCACAAAGGAACTCTTATGTCACCATTACAAGATGGCCTGTCCAGTTGACATGACCATCTGAGAAATGATTTAAACAAGATAATCATAGTTTTCATTTTTTACGCTTCTTTTTGTGTCTAGTGGTTCTAGTTGTCTTGAGATATTTTCCGGTACTATCCTGTACAGCAACACCTTCCTTATAATCACTGACTTTTGTTTCACCAGACCTTATACTACCAATCTTGACCCACTCACTATCTTTAGTTAACATGTAGATAGTGAATCCATTCAATTTATTAGTAGAATGTCCTGCTGAATCTGTAATATGTAGAACATTATTCTTGTCGAACGTTAACCTGAACGATGTTCCCTGGTACTGAATCTTATACACCCTCTACCTCCTTAGGTGGTATTACATGTTCTTTGAATTTGTGTTTGTAGACTTCTAAGAGATATTTCCTATACTCATCAAAATATTCACGTGTAACAGATTTATTCAGATTAGATGCTTCTGCTTTAACTATGTAGAAAGAATCGTCACCATTGTCATGATAGACTAATGTGTAGTCTTTATACTGTTTGGACTTCATTTCATATTCTTTACCAGGAAGTCTATACTCTTTTATATAAAGTGCAATTTCTTTCTTGGTAATAACTGGGACAAAGAATCTATTATTAGCAACCCACCATTTATCCGGTATATCTGAATGTGGTAGTAATGACAATTTGCCTTCGAAACCATTGTCTCGCATGAATGCCCTGACAGTGGTTTTTATCATATTGGGTATGCTACCCCATATACATCCAAAGTAACATATGAACATCAGTTGTTCTGATGTCACTATACTGGTATGTTTAGGGTGTAGTTTGATAATATATCTTAAGTTAGGATCATGAAAACCAAATTCGGGTTTCTTATACTCGAAAGTAAATTGTCCACAAAACTCAACTACAGATGATTTAGTCCATATAAATCTATCCATATATAAGTGATCTGGGGCCTCACTATCAGTAGTGTTAAATACTTTGATTGGTGTTTTGTCTTTGTTAACATATTCAATAATACAATAAGAGTCGTGTGCACATATTGCTATAATATCAGAAACACTAACCCAATACCAACCTTTACCATCACATGATTCACATTCTGTAGAACCAACCATTTCCTTGAAAGGATATTTGTCACTATGTTTCCTTCTACGTCCAGAACCGTGGCAACAACCGCATGTCATTTTTCCACGAAACATATTGTCTGGATTAGGAGCTTCTAGATTCTTTAACGTAGATGTTGTCTTTACATATGAATTAGCTTCAATGTTTGTTGATCTAACGTCAGCTTCAACATCACTATTGGTAACTACCATTAATAAATGTGAGCAACATTTTTTTATCTTCTTCCCAGAACCACAGGGACACTTCGAATTTCTGCGATATGATCCATCCATTCTTTTAATCGTCATTTGCTACTCCTAATAATTTTTCTATATCGATATCCCTTTCTATTGGTATACCCTTTAAGAAGTTGTATGCTTGTCCTATCAGATAAGCTTTTGATTTAAAGTTTTGATTGTATGATTCCATAACTTCTGGATCTTTTAATTCGTACAAAAGTTTTTGAACCATTACAATTTCTGGATCTGATGTTTTAAAATGATCACCTTTTAACAACAGTTCTCTTTCACGCGCCTTTAAAATATCGATGCAATTTAAAAATCTGTTTATCCAATTCATGATATTTAATCCTGTCCTTTATTTTATATTATTTGATGATTCTTTAAATTAATATTTTAATAGAAATAGATAGCTAAAAGTCTACCTGTAGGTTATATAACCTACAGGTAGAACAATGATAATTATTTAACCAGTACAGATGGTCTAGTCGATTTAATACAATAAATCTGGAGGATCTTCAAGCTCAGATAATTCTTTATTTGAAAGATAATCTGTATCAGAAAACTCACCCCATTCTTCTGGTTCAGAATACATACCAACAAATTCTTGAAAGACAACATCATCTTCCATCTCGTCAAGAAGTTCCAATTCATTAAACTCCTCTTCTGGGATCATGAGTCTCATATTGTCCAGAAGTCTTTGTCGATTTTCTTCAGTGTTAGGAATCCTTACCATTTCTATTCTCCATCTCTAGTTTGTTGTTGTTGGTTCTATCAGTTCTGCGAATATAAAGAACTGCCTCATAATGTTGTAGTAGCATCTTGCTATCATAGCATTCTGTGTATCCAGAAACACTTCACCGTTAAGTACTACATAATACCTATCTGGTAATATTAATCCTTTCTTCATATACAGCCCTGTATGTTAATCAAATAATAATGTTTCTAATCTATCACATTCCTTGCTTAGATATTTGTTATTGGGATTATCAAAATACTTTTCTAGTAAATTGGAATACAATTCAAAGTACCATGCATAAAAAATCTTGACTTTTACTGACTCTATATCTTTTTTTAAACAGTCCTTACATAGTAGTAAAAGTTTGTATTCATCTCCCCATGGGCAGGGTACTTCTCTTGTTCTTGGTATGAGAGATACTTTACCACAACATGGACAATGTATGTTTTTCAGTATCTTCCAAAACTCTTTAAGTTTGACTATCAGATTTTGTATCATATGGCTGACCACATTTAACAATATAGATAGGACACATGTCATGAACCCTATCTTCGTTACGTTTAGTCTCTAGGTTGTACTCACACCTCTGACATATTTTAGATCCAGGGTCAGGTGGAAAGTTAGTTCCAGGGACATCCTTAGGACAACAGTTACTTTCAGATATAGTTATAAACATATTACTTTTCCTTAGAGCAATATTGACATTTACATTTAGGTGGGCAACATTCAAATAGTAGTTTGTAGTTCAGTTTGAACTCTTCTAAAAACTTTTTATGATCATCTAGTTCTTTTATTCTCAATACATTTAAGTATCCTTTTAAGGACACCAATGATAAAAGCCATCGTGCCCGTTAGTAGTACAATAGAGAATATAGATACTCCTACTAGGACATCTGAACTAATTTCCTCTCCAGTATAGGTTATCAGTGCCTTCTAAATCGTCTAATGCTTCTTTCCAGTCTATATATGCTAATATAGTCAATCTAATAATGAATGGTATTACTATAACACAGACTGTACTTATTGTACCAAATATGTATTGTAGTATTGTCAAAAACATTTCATCGTTATGAGACATTGCAATTACCTATTTCTTAGCTTTGATAGTTAAGTTGAAAGATTTCTTTGCTTCCAATACGAATCTTTTTCTTACTGTCTCCGTTAAGAACTTTCTCTGCTGTGTGGTAGTCCTGTTCCGGATAGACTCTTCAGACATAATTATCTCAGCAGTGTTACCCTCTTCACACACTGGCATTGCACTATCGTCAATGATAGTACTAGTTACTCCTTTAGACATGACAATGGTCCTCCATTAGATGTTACAATTATGTTCATGATAGTAATATATACATATAATGAAACTGAAAAAATAAAAAGGAACTCGTTAGAGTTCCATGAGATTTAGAGATCCTTATTCAGGATCTCCTTTCTCATTTGTTTAAGATACACATGAAGACTATCTACCCTTTGCTTTATTTCAGGATATCTTGTATCACAAGGACTGCCAACTTCCAATATCTTTAGAAGGTCATCTACCTTCTGGATAGCATATTGTCTTCCTGACTCAACATCGAATCTATCAGCCAACATCCTGGAGTTACCAACAAGACCTTCAGCAGGAGTGTAATGCCTGACGACAGTTTCATTGACTAACTTTTCAAGATGTTCCACCACATCTAAATAAGCAACAGGTGTAGTCATAACGGACCTCTTATTAATTTAAGGTTGCAAGATTAAATGAATGATTCATAATAGTAATATATAGTTGTAAATACATGAACTACACTTTAACAAAAGAGAAAGAAAAGAACTAGTACCTTGGGCCTAGGCCCAAGGTACTAGTAGAATAACTTAACTAGCTAACTAGTTATACGCGGAACATAGCTTCATCGATGTTCTCAACAGTGACAATAGCACCGATAACATTAGTAGGTACCGGAAGCTCACGAGTGTTAGCATAGATACGACGGTTAGTCGCAGCATGTCCATCACTGTGGTTGTAATGTCCAACCATCGTACCGTAATCCCAGTTAGTACCGAAGTTGAGTTCGGACTTGGGTTGACCAGGCAGGAACGGGATGATGATCATCTTGGTGTCCATGCTGTCAAACGTGGTTGTGATAACTTCAAGAACAACACCAGATTTGAGAACCAGGCGAAGTTCAACACCGTCACCAGCTACAGGAGCTCCACCTTCTGCAAGGTGGTTGTGCAGGTGAGTTACACCAAGAACGTTGTCCTTAACCTTGTTGGAGGTGATGACACGATAAACGGGCATCTGACCATTAACCAACTGGTTGGTGTAGAACGATTTGGTGTGGATCTCAGCAATAACGCTAGTCAGGAAAGCCTGGGTACGTGCAGTAACCAGTTCGAAACGAACGTCATCACGATCAGTAGTAATACCACCGAGGTCGAGAGTAGGCTCAAGAACGGTAGGACGTACTTTGTTACCAGCAGCATAGAACTGTCCGATATCAATAGCACTATCACCAAGAGCAATAGCCAGGTCGTTAGCATCTTTAACTTCGAGCATAACTGCTTCGATAAGCTTAAGAGCACGATCGTCCTGACCAATGCGGATAACTGCATTCAGGTTAGCAGCGTTGGTACCAGCGTTAACACGATCATCACCCATGGCATAGTCGATAAGGTAGTTACGACCAGTTGGGATGTTGTATGCAAGCTGACCAGTTTCGTTGGTAACAGCGATGTCAGATTTACGCATGTTTTCTTCACTGAACTTAGCATCCAGAGTGTAACCAGTCAGACCAGCACCTGCTCCACCAGGAACAGTGTTAGTAACAATGTTACCAACCAAAGTGTCAGTAGCAGCATCAGGCGTGAGACCATCAACGTTTGCAGATGCAACGGTGAAACCACCGAGGGTATATGCAATACCAGTTTTCAGATCGATCTCAGGTTTGATTTCGAGAGAAACTGCAATAGCGTCTTTAGGATCACCAAGCTTAGCTATAATGTCAGAAACAGCACCACTTGATTGAGTGGTAGAAGCTGTCAGAAGGACAGTGTGGCTAATGTTAGCTGCACGAACAGAACTACCATCATTGTTCTGACGACTCAGACGACCTTTGCTCTTAGGAATAGCAAGTTCGAAAGTTTCAACATCGGTACCGTCAGCCAGTTCAATATAAACCAGTTCCATGAGAACACCATCAGCAACCAGGTCTGTACGATTGATAGTCGTATAACCATATTTGGTAGCGTCGATGGACAGGTCAAGGATGTTGGCTTTCTTATCGAAACGGATGATTCCATCACTAACAAGAACATCATCACTATCATTAGCTTCAGCAGGAACGATCTGTTTCAGTTCGTTGCTTACCAAAGCAGGATCTTCATAGAGATCGATGACACGAGTTGACTTGTCAGTAGGATCATTCAGATCATAAACAACCAGTGTTTCTTTCTTGTACTGGACGATAGGAGTGGAAGTACCAAGAACAGCCAGCATGCGCGGAGTCAGGGTAGTGTGCCACTTCATAAGGCTAACAGTGATAGCAATCTTCATGTCGACGAGGACAGAGTCAGTACCAACACCAAAGCTTTCAGTACTCAGATTACCGTCTTTGAACAGTGCACTGATGTGCGACGGATACATATCTTCCATGGAAACAATGCTTCCACCGAAGTCAGTCTGACGAGCAGATTGACGACCCCAAGCATCACCAGCCATACCGCCAGTAGCGTTACGACCAAGAAGCATAGCTACAGATTCCATAGCCTGGGACATATTCTTTTCCGGAACACCAGAAGCCTTTACAAGACCACTGATAGATTCGAAACCGACTTCAGACAAAGTGTCCATGTTGAAGGCTTCGGTAGCAATCCATGCACCACTTTCTTCACGAGGACGAGCAATGTTGTTTTCAGCCAGAAACGACTGTACGTTCTCACCAATCTTGCTAGCAAGGCTGACGAGGTCTGCACCAACCACGTCAGTGGCTTTGGCACATTCTTCCCTAATAGACTCCAGGAAGTTTTCGAAGTTTTGATTCTTCTTCATAGGAATAGTTCTCCATGATTATTACTCAAGATAACGTTTTGTTAACTTTTTTTATTTGTATAAAAATGTTCTACATAAGATGATATACTTGTAGACGGTTAATCTTTAAAAAGATGTATCTATAAGTACAGAATCTTAAGCCACTTGTTTTGTCTTAACTTTGATTTTAAGATCAATAATTTTAGACAGAACATTGTGAATAGTTTTTACGTCATAGATGTACAACCAACGAGTTTTTATATCTCTCAATATGGCTAACTTTTCAGCTGACATCTTTTTTGGTGGATTTTCGATCAGTTGAGTTAGAATAAACCCTACTTCTCTACGGTAAAGATATTCATCAAGAGTGCATTGTCCTTCTTGGACACTAAGCTCTATACCCTTACTATCATTGGTTTTACTTACTTCAGTTGGTTCAGAAGACTCTTCTCCCTCATCAGGATTGTCAGTATCACTACCCTCATCCTCTAGTGGAGTGTCCTCTTCTGGCTTTTGATCTTCTGCTGGATCGTCTGTAGGTGTCTCACCCTCTACAGGTTCCTCTGCTGGATCTTCTCCCTCAGTGGGATCGTCCTCAGCAGCAAACTGATCTATAAAATATTCGGATGTAATATCCAATTCTTTCAAATACAGGTCAGAAGATTTAAAAGCGTCTACATATTCTTGATCGATTCCGGTTATTTCACCTTCATCATTAGACTTAACTTTTTTGGATGTAAGTATTTCCAAAACATAAACGATGGCTTTGTCTATATAATTACGACCAGTTAGGGCGGACTTCAATACCATATTGGTAACTTGACCCAAACTAACATTCTGTCTATCCTTAAGTTTTACTAGGAAATCAAGAACGAAACTCATATTTCCATTTAAGGGAGCTTCAATCGCGATAGTGTCACCAGAAGACAGTCTACTTATAGTTTCATCAATACTACTTGGCTTAAACCACTTGTTGATGAAGTCCAATGGAATACTGTAACCGTTCATACACATGTTCTTATCTGGTTCAATACACATACATGCTAACCAGCAGAGATAGTTGTCAGTATTTGCATTTACAAATGTAAAGCACGACATAAAATCAATAATGTTAGGATTGGGTGTGCTATCAGAAAGTTTAGTACTATCTAAAGTAACAAGAGAGTTGTAAGCATTGGGAAGTTGTGGAACACAATAAATTCCCATTCCAGATCTTTTGAGAACTTTGATGTAAACACTCTGCATAGATTTGATAGTCTCTTCACCTTCTACCTTCTTGTAAACCATATTGTAGTATTCTGCAATGGTTCTAAAGAAAGAGTCTTTGATATAAATTTCAAAATCTACATCTAAAGAACTTCTGGTATCACCAATAAGCATGTCACATATACTTAAAACATCTTGGACATGTTTAGTAGAAACCTGCATACCATCGTTAGAAGATTCATAAACACCTTCTTCTCGTATACTAGAATCCCTAATGCTCTTAATCTCATATCTGATATCGGATATGATATCTTTTAAAAGTAACACCGAGTCAGTATTATATGCAAGTTTTACATAACCAAAGATTAATGATCTATTAAGGATATATTCACAACGATCCCTAGTAGAGTACTTTTGAGTTGTGAGTCTGTTAGGATTCCAGAAGTGATTCCTAGTTAGACCTAAGTAATTTGTTATCATTTTTTCCCTCTTATTTTATTGGGGTGATTTGAGAGTTGTGATTCATATAATAACTACAAAAAGGAGCTGTATATGACACAAAGAGGTCCAGATTTTTTTCTAAATGTCCTATGTTTGGCAGTATATTCGAGCGATGAAACTACAGAGCGTATTTTAAATGTTGTTGTAGATATCTTTGAAAAGGAGTCTGAAAAGAATTCAGAATTCCAAGATGACCTATCTAAGTTTTATATCTCTTTAGTAAAAGATATAGTTAGAGATTCTTTAGATCTATCAAAAAAAGGTGATGTTGCAGCCTTGATAGTCAAACTTAAACAACATCCATTGGTCAAAGAGGACCCAACTATTATTGATGATATAAAGGAAATAATCAATAATAAAGATGATGCAACAAAAAGAAGAATTACAAATTTACAGAAGAATATTCGAAATTGGGCTTTACTTCATAAGAACAACGATTCAATTAAGAAGATGTTTGTTAAAAAACAGAAGGCTTCTCAAACAACAAATGGTGTTCAGCAAGAATTATTGTTGAAGGAAGTTCTTGAACATGCAAAAGAAATAGTTGCTTCACACGAAGAAGGAACTCTCACTGCAGAAAATATTGATTTCATTGATATGTCAGATAAGAAGTCTTTAGCTAGAAGTCTTCAATCGTATAAAAATAAACGTGTTAGTAAGACATGGAAATCTGGTCTTCAAGGATTGAATAGGTTATTTGGTCCTAGTCATGAAGGTGCAGTGCCTGGAGAATTTATCGGATTTGCTGCATTGTCATACCACTATAAATCTGGCATGTTGATGAATTGGGCTAGATGGTTAACTATGCTAAATACTCCTGGTGCAATAGGAAAAGAAAAGGCTCCAGCCATTGTTTTCTTCTCATTAGAAAATGAAGTCTTTGAAAATCAGATGGAGTGGTTCAAAACAGCATATGCAAATATGGAAGGTGAGACAGGTGAAAATTTATCTGATCAAGAAATTATTGATTATGTGTTTGAACAATATGCTAAGAATGGTTTTCATCTTCTAGTGTTTAGAAAAATGGGTGATGACTTTGGATACGAGGAATTAGTTCGTGAAATAGAATCGCTTGAGCAACAAGGTTATCTTGTACTAGGTCTTATCATCGATTATCTTACACTAATGAAGTTCCCAGATGGGGAATCCAACGACGCTAAGAAGTTGCAGAAACTTTGTAATTTAGTTGGTAATTATGCTAACCATAAGGGTATGACAACTTTAACAGGTTTTCAGCTCGGTACAGAAGCACAACAACTTGCAGATAGTGGAACTATTAATGTTGTTAAACAATATGGTGCAGCACACTTAGCTGATTGTAAAGGTATTATGCGTGAACTTGATGTATTGTTCTTTATGCATATTGAGAAGAATGCTAATAGTATTCCTTTTGTAACTCTGAAGATAGCTAAGCATAAATATTGTAAATTACCTACTGAAACATATACTGCGTATAGGTTGCATGAAACATTGGGATTGTTGGATGATATTCATACGGAATCAAAAGAGGTCCTAGACATTTATGCTTATAAAGATGCTGTTACATCTACTATGGCACAGTCTGATGTTAATGATGAATATGCAGTCTAATTTTGTTACACTACTGGTGGGTGCAGACCCACTAGTAGTGTATTCATTATATACCAACTTCCATTAAGTCGACCATTTTATGCAAAAGTTAACTTCATTTACAACTACTCATATAAAGGAAAACTAAAATGTTTAAGTATGATTTGACCCACATTGTTAATTGGGGTGTGATCTCTGAATTGAAAAAAGATCAGCAGATGATTGAAGACGTTCGTACATCTACCGAAAGTCTATATGAACTTAAAGATTCTATTGATGAACTAGAACTCGACAACGAAGGTCTTGTCAACCTTGTTGGAACTATTAATGATGTGGTTCTTAGGTTGTTCAATAACTTTAAAGCCATTGTGCTCAAAGGTGGTAAACGTTCAGAGCTGAAATATTTTTATGAAAGTAACACCTCTGCTGTTAAGCGCATTGAAGGTAAAACGATGGATGCCTACGCTGACCTGATGGTTGATTTCCCTACAGGAATGGCTGGTACCTATAAGGATGCTGTTGAAGCCATCACATCTGTTTATGCAACTATGAATGTCAGACAAATTGTAAACACTGCTATGGATACAGCAGATACCATCCTAAGCTCTATGTCTAAAGGTGCTAAGACGCATGAAGATGTTGTTGCCGTTTCTGATAAAGTGTTGGAAGGCTCTCTTAATAAACAGATGAATGCCATGAAAGTATTTGGTAAACTTTTCACTGGTAAAACTCGTGGTAAAGAGACTAAGAAACTTTCCACTCTTTTTAAATCTATTGATGATATAAAAGCGTGCCGCATGACCTTACTGTCTCAAGAAGATAGACTTTTGGAAAGTGTTGAAATCAACAACCGTCTTGAAAAGGCTTATGAATCTGTAGGTTTGACTGTTGAATTTATGAAGAACAGTTTGGAGAGTAAGGACCCAGATGCTTATGTCCCGTCTAAACAATTCATTAAATCGTATATGGATTATGTTGGTCGTTTAGGCATGGCTGTCAGTAACTATGGTGAAGTTATAGTTGCGCAAATGGCTGTTGAACACAATCTCGCACTTGTCTACTCCAAAATGATGGAGGCCTAAGGTATAGTGTATTCCACTTGAAAGGAGTTACAATATGCCTAATGATGAAAAAGAGTTAATTCCTCCCAAACCTTTACCTAAGTCTCAATTTGTTGAGAAGGTAGAGTCTATGGGTTCAGAAGAACTTTCTGAAACTCATAGGTTTTTGATAACTGGTATTGAGGAGGCACATAGATTAGCTTCTAGGGCACACGAACAATCGTCCCAATCCATGAGTCTTATAGAGGCCATGACTAGTAGTATTGAATCCCGAGACACCACTATAAAGAGAGAGTTCGATCATTTAAGAGAAGATATTAAATTAAATAACTCTCAGAATAGTGATGCTATTAAGGGATTTACATTGGAGCTTAGATCCTTCAATAAAAGTATTAGTGATCTAACAGTTTCTTTAGCTAGAATGGAGTCTGTTAAAGAGGCTCAAGCTAAAATGGAAACTGAATTAGCTGGTCAAAATGGAAGATTAACTGCTCATATAGAAAGCCAAGCAAAACGAAATGCTACTATCGATACTCAGTTAAAAAACTTAGACAATAGTACAGACAGGGACTACAAAAGGTTAGAAGGTTCTGTTATTAAATTAGCTGACGAATTTAGAACTGCTATTAAAGAAAGTAGATCTGAAATAAAGAAAGTAGTTGGCGATAATAAAAAGGACCATGAGAATATTGAAAATATGAGTAAACCTGCTTTGGAATTTGTTAAGTTTGTTAGATGGTTTGCCTATATCGTTATGGCATTAGGTGGATGTCTTTGGACATATATTCAGATTGCCGATAGGTTTTTTAAACCAAATGAAAAATCTAATCAACCAATTATACAACATAATACGGGTTCAATAAATAGTGGTACTAAACCACCCAATAAACCGTAATGTGATACACTGTACTCGAATGTAAAATAATCTCTATCTACAGGTACCCTAGGGTACCTGTAGATAGAGTTTTTATCAATCTTTTTAGTATTCTGGTATATCGTCAAAATTGAATGTATCTAGTTTATCAGATATATCTGTAGTTAATTCAGAGTATACATATTGTGCTATAGTAACTCCTGGTAATCCAAGGATTGCAAGATCATTTCCCAACCAAGGGTGATCATTATGTGCATCTGGAGACATTAACATATTAGCAAGATCGTCGGTACCATGATTAACGAAGTCTAATTTCAAAGAATTATACTGTGTCAACAATAACTGTCCAACGTATATTGCATCTGTTACTACCATTCCTTCGGTATACATAATCATACCGATTATATCTTGTTCCAAATTGGAAGTTACATTCGTCCTACGTCTTATCAATTCTTTTATCTTAGATGTAGGATCAGTATAATATTTCAAATATTCTTTGTGTGGAGGAAGTATAACAGATACTGAATTGTCTGGATCTGTCATATCATCTTCATTAGCAAACCATTCTATTTTGATATTTCTACTTTGTACAAAATTGGTATCCGGATCGAGGGTCCAAGTCCATCTTTCTCTAATCACTGGTTTAGAAAAAGTTTCTGTTGCAACATCATACTGTTCGTAATAGACTATTTGTACAACTAACCCATGGACCATCCAATTCCTTGGATGCAACCTTTTTATTAGATCAATACCTTTATAGTTAACTGCATAAGGTACTATTGATTTATTACCATGTGGTACCTGATCAGGTGGTACTAGATTCCAGATTCGATACGTTGGTGGTTTATCTGGTTCTACATTCACATCTTTTATTATCACTGAACCTGAAGAAACAGCATTCTCTAACCCTGTACGGTAGTAAGGGTTAGGAATGTCTGCCTCCGTAACGTTGGTGTAATCTGCGAAGGTAAACCGTTTATTGTCTACCTTCCACAGATAAGAACCATCGTCTAAAGTTTCAATGATAACATTATCAGAATATGAGCTTGAATCCCATTCTGCTGTAATGTTTTCATTTGGCATTATAGAAGTCCTACACTAGGATGTTTCATTATTTGTCGGATTAGATACCTTTCTTGAACCTCAGTTAGAGGATTAGAGTATCCAACTATCCTTATTAGTTCAAATGGTCCTTTCAACCCAACCACTTCTGTTGGCAATTTATAATCACCAGCAGTTGCAATGGATTGACGACCATTAAGATTTTTAGTTATATGCATAAAATTTTCACCACTTACAGAAGTAAATGCTAAAACTAATGTTTCATTAGCTGATACTGCATGTGCTGAAGTATACTCTGCATCCAATACTCTTTCAAATGATAAGAAGTTAGAAGAAGATGCTCTAAGATTAATTTTGTTTAATCCAGGATCTATACCACTCAATGCAGTTATCTTAGAAGTCAAAGAAGATGGCATTTTAACTGCCATGATAATAGTTCCATAACTATCTATTGGAACTGTTCCTTGAGTGAATAAGATCGGGGACTCTCCCTCTCTTATACTAACACCCAAAGGTGGTGTCTCAGCATCAATTCTTCTTCTCAAAGCCAATGCTTCTACTATACTAGTCAACCCAGTTTTGATTCTGAAGAAGTTGATTTCACCTGCAAAGATAGAGGGAACTACATATTGATCAGTACCACTACCATCATGACCAGCCAAGAATAAGGATCCTGTTGGTTCTGTAGAAGGTAATTGTGCCAATACAGATGAAGTACTTTCACCATCAAAAAAGACATATACTGTTTTGTTAGTAAAGTCGGTATATACACATATCTCATGTGTCAAATTATCATCAACTTGATACACTGTAGTTAACGAATATTCAACTCCACTAGATATATAGGTTACTTTCAGATCACCATTTTCATCTATAGATATTTCATATGCTTCACCACTAACATCACCACGTTTAATTAATGTTTGATTAGCATATTTAGTTTTAACTGCGAATACAAAACAATGATCAACTCCCTGTATATCTGGAACTGTATCTATTTGCAATATTTCATTTCCAGACAGAACAATACTTGACTCATTGTTCACAGTGTTATAAACTGTGGGATTATCGTATATTTGAATATTACTAAATGAACTATTCCCTATAGTTGGGGATGCATCATTGTTAGTTATGAATGATAGATATTGGTAAGTGTCTAAAGTTATAAGTTGACCTATGTGTATCTTGTAGTGTTTAACACCATCTACCAAAGTGTAATCATAATGATCAATTATGTCATCAGAAACATCTTCTGTTCCAAATAACTTTATAGCTTCAATGAAATCTGACTTACCATTATCGTTAGTGAAGACTAAACCATGCCACTCACCTTCTTCAGTTGACTCAAAGTCAAACTCAATTATGGTATCTTCAGATATAGTAACAGTTGATGAAAGGTCTAGTGTACAAAAACTACTCCCTTCCATATATAACTTTCTACCTCTGTCATAAGATCCATCAGTGCCAAAGTTATCACGTATAGTTGCAGCATTAACTTCTGATATGACTTCAGTATATATTCTAAAGTCATCCAGTTCACCAACAAAGTCATTGATTCCTGCATTTCTAGCGCCTAAACCAACATGATCATGGTCTGTCTCTAAACTAGTAGTTTGTGAACCAGTAGCAACTATCACATCATCAACTATTAATCTCTGACCACCTAAAGTTGTTCCGTACGAATAAACCACATGATGCCATTGTCCATCATTTAAAGTTAAACCAGAACTAATTATGGTTTCTCCATTTAGTTCAGCTTGGATTTCACCATTAACTAATTCAACATATCTATCTGCACCAGTTATTGTTTGACCAAGACCTGTTGCAGCCATACACATGGTTCCAGAGTTGGTTGTCTTAAACCTAAATGACATAGATGCATTAATTACTGGCATGGTGTAATCTATTGCTAAATAGTCTGTTCCTTCAAACAAGGCTGAATGTCCAGAAGGACTTATTACCCTTTCTTGAAGTGTAGCATCGCCTAGAAGGTAGATAGGGGCGTTATTAACTTTATCAAAAAACTTACCATTAAGACTTTCATCAAAGGTAATTTGCAATGCCATGTTTGTAAAGTAATCACCACTGGCTTTAAATAGATTATTAAAATCTAATGCTCTTCCAGCATATGGGTTATCATACAAACCTTTAATTATCATACCGTGATTTTCGTTGCCTGAAGTGTCTGTAACTTTACCACCTCCAGTTTCACTTAACTGATAAGTAATTATAGCACTATCATCATCATCTGCAGGTATTGTTGGTGGTTCTACCAACTCCACATTTGATAATGATAAATTTGCATTGGTTTGTGTACTACCCATTACAAATTTCAAATATGTTTGATTACCTGTAAAATATGATCCTATAGGTATTGAATATCTTTTATGAACATTGCCACCTGGATAGTTATCATAGTCACTATTAACATTTGGTGGAGCTACTCCTGATCCCCAAAGCTTAAAGGCGTGATCACCTGCTTCATATCCAGTAAGATTATCTTGTACAGCAATTATAACCTGATCATCTTCAACATTACCTCTAAGGTTGAACTCAAGCCTTGTTTCAGAGGTTACATCATAACTGATGCTATATGCCAAATCAACATTTTGATCTACGATTATACTATTTGAGGATATAGTATCAATTACACCTTGTTTCAATGGTCTAGTGTTTTTGTATGGGTGATTGGAAGGTAGGTTTCCGGTTAATCCCCATTTGTGAGCTAGATACCCTTCTATCTTTTGACGAGTGGTTGTAGATATTGGTCCACTGATCATTATCACTTCTGCAATTAATCCGTTGAAGCATTGTGTGGGCGGATTGGCATCTACCCTTCCAATATAGCTCCACTGTGAATATCCGTCGTCATTACCAAGTGTTACTTGAGTGGCTCCTGAAATACTGGATTTGATTACGTCTGAACTATCACGTATGACGTTCAATTGGAAATTGTTATTAGCTCTGGTCCATGTGGTGGTATTCCCTGAACCACTATTAGAGGCTCTAACAAATAGATTATCATTTAAATCGACAAGGATTTTATCCCCTTTGTCAGAATAACCTACGATACCACCGCCACTATCATTAACATCCTGTTTACCTACAGCGAAAATGCCAAACGGAATGGATGGGTTGAAACTTTGAGTCGGTATTTCCATCCAGTTTGCTGCATTATCAAAATCTAGTGCATTTAATCCATTAATGTTTCTTGTACCAGTTGATGGTCTATCACTGTTTGTACTTTGTGTGGCATGTTTGTTGGAACCACTTTTATCATTCCATTGATACACTCTTCCAGAAGTATGTAGGATAGTGGATGTATCTGATGCGTCATACCATCTCGCCAATGTGATATCACCAGCAGAAAAATAAATACTTTCATCTAGATTGCTTAAATCTATTAATGTAGTATTTTCAATAACCTCTTCTACAACTCTAACATTGTAAAAATCAGAATTTCCACTACCAGTATTTATAAAACCAATAATGTCATGATTATCTAGATTTCCTAATATTTGACCAATAGGTATTTTGTAATGTTTATAACCATCACTTAATTGATAATCATTATAAGTCTGATCTCCTTGTGTAGTTACACTTCCAAAGATCTGGAAAGCTTTTGTCCAATCTGTAGAACCATCACTATCTAGAATAGCGATTGCATGCTGATCACCTTCTGATGAGGAGTAAAAATCAAATTCTAAATATGTATTGTATCCAACATTAGCTGGAGAAAAGTTTAAATCCAAAGCACGTCTTGCTTCACCAGATAGTCTCAAACCAACACTTGTACCGAGAACTGTAGCTGTTCCAGTTTCACTTCCACCAGTCAGTGTGGTTAAAGCCATAGTATTAAAGTTTGCTTCAGGCCAACTTTGTAATGCATTGTTAGGATAAGCAAGATGGTTAATCACTTCTGGAGTTAATTCAACATTGTCAATCCTAAAGAATGAAATTCTTCCATTCCAATATTCTGAATTGAAAGTTCCACCTATAACGAATCTCTCTATATCGGCAATGTCAAGAGTGTTGCCAGAACTATTTACGACTTCAACTCCGTTTTTATATAAACGAATATATCCAGTTGTAGCATTTTTTATAAATGTCCATGTGATCAATTCACTATCGTCAGAATTTGGAACTGAAACAGATAAATCTTCAGTAGTGTTGATATCGCCTACTTGTGAACCAGTCACAAATTCGATATTCCCAGATGCGTCAGTAACCTTAGCTCCGACAACAACACCACCATCGTCTTTTCTAGCACCATGGAATAACCAGTTGTCAACATCACTATACCTAGAACCACCATATGTTTGGAAGGTTATAGATATTTCGTCAGTTATAGTGTTAAACAAGAAGGTTGGGACTTCAACTAATTTATCAGCTGACATGTATAACCAACTTTCATCTCTAGTCAAACCAGTATGCCAATCAAACTTTTTTCTTATAGCATCATTTAAAGATATGCCATCAGTCAATGATGTTTCAAATTCAAAATCACTATCTGGACTAAGCGTTTCAATTGTTGAATCAAGATCAGCTTGATTTTCAGAGAAGTCTTCCCACGATTCAAATTCACCAGATGCGTTTGCTACAGGCAAATGTGTCTTTGGATCAAGATCAAATATTCTATCACCAAATTTTCTAAACAAATATTTATTATCAGATCCTACAATTATCATTTTATTTAAATCCTTAGGTTAAAAAATTACACTTCAGTAGATGGATTATGCTCCATCTACTGAAGCATAGTTATTATACCCTGGGACTATGTTCTCTGGTTCCAGAGTATTCGTTTTTCGAATTCAAACTGTATGGTGAGATCCTCACCATCTATAGATCCAACTGAATCATCAGCTAGTCTTATCTCATCTCCAGTTTTGAATAGTGCAGTTTCACCACCGTCTGGATAGTACCATGCACCATAAGTATCAGCACTGGCATTTGGAACCATTCGGTTACTACCAGTTGTGGTAGTTGACACTGCATCTTTCAATATATCAAATGCAGCTGCGACCGCAGATGGAACCTTATATTTAGCCCTGGCTCTGTACAAGTAAGAATCATCACCGACATATATGAATTTACCACCTTCGTAGTCATCTTCTAATATGTTAGTAGATCCAGGAGTTACAACACCCATGGATGTTAATTGCATCATAAACCTTTCTGGCCAGAATGGAGTTACTAGTTGAACTACTGCATATGTTCCATCAAGGTCTTTGATAAATCTAGCGACTACAGGTGAAATTTTAGTACCTGGCACATATATTGTCAATCTACCAGTAGTGAGATCAACACGTAGAGCATCACCATGAGTTAGTGTCGCAGAATCAATAACTACAGCATCATTTATACCAAGACACTTAATGTGCATGATATCATCAACAGGAGCATCACCGTTAGTGTTTACTCCAACAAACGAATATGTTGCATCGGTGTATAATCTATAGTTACCCAAATCATCTAAACCTACAGCATATCCATGTGGAACTGAAACAGCTCCTGTATTAGCCACAGGCTCTCCAAGTATATCTGATCTCTCATGCACATGTTGTGCAATGGCTCTCATTTCTTGAGAGATGAGAACAGAATTCACTCCTTGATAATACTGTACATTTTCAATACGGCATTTTCCAGTGGTGGTATAACTTGAACGAACAATTAATGTGAGTTTAGCTAACACTACAAAATTGATAGCTAACTCTTGCATTTCTCCTAGATCTAACTCGATTGGGGATTCCGATTTTGCCAAGTCTATAGCAGAATGAATCTTTTGACCAATCTGCCATATATACCGATATGATTGAGAATCTACATCGTCTGCAACAGGTATGGCGATGAGATACAAATTAACAAACTTACCATTAGGAACAACCACATCAGTGTAGTCTCCATTAGTGTCTGCTATATTAGCCACCAATGTATCAGAACCATCAACCTTAAATGGGAAAGAAGCTCCTTTGATAAAGGTAGACTCACCTCCAACTCCCAACACGTGTTGTGTATAAGACCCTTGTGTAAGAGCAGGCAAAATTGTTGTTAGATCTTGATCGACAACAGTTGTTGAATCTACACCAGGAGTATTGTCTGCGTCTGTTGGGGTAGCAGGCTCTATTGTAAATGTGCCAACTGTTAATTCGCCAGTATTAGGTTCTTTAAAAGCACCCGCTATATGGGAAAGTACATGTTGGGAATCATGTTGCATAAATCCATATAGTAGTTTTATTGATCCACCATCTGTAACATTAGGCATTTGGTATGCAACATATGCTACTAGCAAATCTGAATAAGGATGTCTGTCATTTTCCCAAGTGAAGTTCACACCATCACTAGATTTAAGATAATAGACACCTGCTGCATCAGTATGTGGATCCGACGTCCACGGTGATGTCAACTGTCTTATTCTATCTCTCCAGAGATAATTGATTATACCAGATGGATGTGTTAGAGTTATAGTTCTATTGGTTTTATTATATGAAACACCAACATTGTCATTATCAACAAAACCTGTTTGTTCAAGTGTTAAGTCAGCAACATCTAACAATGCTTGACTAAGTTCTGTTGTACCAGTTCCAGTTAGTAAGTTTTTTGAAGTACCAGAAATATAATCAACGTTGGCAATTACTGCATTACCACTAGTACTATATACGTTTTTGGCTTCAAAGGTTAATCTTATTCCAACTGTAAACTCAGCAGAAAGAATACCCAAGTCTCCAAGATTTAAAGATTGGGTGGTTTCTTGCAATGCTGCTTCTAGACTATTGTAAATATGTTGACCTGTCTGCCAGACAAACCTAAACTTTTGAGATGTTACATCTGACATGGTAGGAATCATGATACACCAAACGTTTACAAACTCTCCGTTAGACAAAGGTGTATCAGTATAAACACTACCAACCTTTGGGTTGGCGTATATCCAAGTACCATCTGTTCTGAATGGCAAAGGTTCATCTACAGAAAAAGATGATACTCCAGCACCATTTAAATAATGAACAGTATATGTACCTTGCAACAATGTGGCCAGTGTTGACCTAAGGTCCTCATCGTTCAAGTATGCGACATCAACGCCTGGGGTGATAGATCCATCGTCTGTATCATCATTTAAAATATAAGTTCCAGTAGTTAATTTACCAGAACCATCTTCTTTCCATGTTCCAAAGTTGAAATGTAATTCTCTATGTGTTTCATATGGCATGATACCGTGAGTTTCTCTTACACCAATTTCAACACTGGGGATTTTATTATATGACACAAATCCCATTTGAATATGATGAAATTCCCAAGGTGTAGTACTCCATGTTGGGTTAGATCCATCAACCATAGATAAAAAGTAATTATCATTAACATCAGGATGTGATGGTGAAACATATGGTGAAGCTAAGGATCTTACCGTATTTCTCCAAACATACTTTATTTCACCAGATGGGTGAGTTAATGTGATTTGTCGTGTTGTAGAATTATAACTACTTACGATAGCGTCGTTGTCAACAAAGCCTGTGACTTCAGATGTTTCACTACCTAGTTTCTCTAGAGCTTCGTTACCGTATGTGGACGTTAACACGTATCCAGTATCGTCATAGTAAGTGTACAGCGCTGAATATCCATAACCATTATAATCAAGGACTTTGACAGTGTCACCATTAGACACTTCATCAACTCCAGGACCAATGGTCAATGCATCACGTTCTGTAATGTCAGCTACAGTAAAAATCTCTTCTGCTTGGTTAGCTTCAGAAAATACAATAACATATCCACCAGCACCAGTCCACTGAAACACTACCTTATTACCATTACCGTCACCGTCGGCAACAATGACGTTATCACCAATACTTACATTATTGACGCCTGTTCCTGTAGGGAGAAGATCTCTCCCAGCCACATCAGCAGCAAAGAATGTTTCTGTATAAGTACTTGTGAGTTCAGTTGATAATATCCAACCTGTGGCAGTGAAATATGTGTAATTCTGTTTAGTACCTTCACCATCAGAATCTAAGACAACAGCTACATCACCTTCTGAAACCTCTCCTGGTGCAACACCTATAGGTAAAGCATCTCTAGTGGTGATGTCTGCAACTGTGAATACTTCAAGTGGGTCAGCAGTTCCACCACCACCTCCACCTTCCGAAAATAGAATGTTGTTTAACTTAACCCACATTCTCCTACCGTAGGAGTAATGTAAATAGTAACCTTCAGTTTCACCAGATTCTACAGTATCCGTATCAAGCTCTTCATCCTCATCAAATAAATCTCGTCTAGAGGTATGATCTTCAACAGTAGTTGTTCCAGAAGATTGTTCAACTATAATAACAGAACCTAGGGGAGTGGTCAAAACATTTGGTAGATTTAAAGTATAACTACCACTGGCAGTATACTTTGTATTTGTTTGTGCAGTGATACTACCAGATAGAGCAAGTTCCTGCTCTATTGTGTAGTTCACCAACAGCTCATTGTAGATAGGTATACTCATATAAAAATCCTCTTTTGGTCATATATTTAAGCATTGTCAACTAGGTATTGTGGCAACATCATCCATTGCTTTCTTCCGTAAGCTATGACTAACATCACTCCAAATTTTGTTCCAGGATCAACGTCTACTTCGACTATATTCTCTCCCATTTCATCATCCAAGCCAAATACAGACACGTTGTCTGAAACAGTACCAGTTCCTGAAACTTGATCGATTATTATTGCACTTCCTAGTGGAACAGAACCAACACCTTCCGGAGGTGGTAAGTCAACAGTGTATGCACCATTGGAAGTATATTTTGTATTTGCAGCACCGACTATGTTTCCACCTAGAGCCAACGTTTGCTCTATTTCAAAAACAGTTTCGATGTCTGCTATGGTGTATAGCATTTAAACACCTCCATATGTGTATTCTATTAATATTAGTAAATTGTTTGTAGTATCAAATCCACTAACTATACAAGGAATCGATATTTTATCACCATCTCTAAGAACAATATTTTCTTTTATCTTTGGTGTGACACATATATCTTGACCTTCATGTAAAGTTAGAGGATGTTTAAAAGGTGAAATCTTATCATTAATTAGTAAGTCAAGAACTACACCACCTCTATCAAAGTTATAACCCATCTGGATTATTACTCTTTTTATTGTTGCGTCTTTACCAAAATAACGATAAGACATATCGTGTTTGATATTATGTAGATCATCACAAAAAATAATTTCACCAGGTATATGTAACCTTAAGAATGAGTCAGCATTTATCCCATCCTTACCATTGGTCCCATTTATACCAGGCAGACCTCTATGACCACGCAATCCTCTTTGGCCCTGTCTACCCTTTATGCCTCGATTACCTTTCTTACCTATTATACCTCTTGGTCCTGGTGGACCTTGAGGTCCTATATCACCACGAGGACCTGGTTTACCCATGTCACCTTTTATGTATTTAACTTCAACTTTAGACTCAGGTATTGACTTAGGTTTAATAACACGTTTGGTAGATATGGTTTTCTTATCAACTATTATCCATCTACGTTTACCTATAAAGTTTTGAAGTTGTAAGACAACCTGAATACCCTCTTTCAATTCAAACGTATTGAAAGGTGATCCTTTGTCTAGGTAATGGGAATAACGATCTACTAATATACTTTCTCCAGAAATTTGACGAACGCCAATAAGAGATTTCAATTCAACTGTTTCAACATTAGGAAGTTTTAATGTTAGATTTCCAGTAACGTCATGTCTAACACCTGTATTGAGAATACAATCCTTCTCTATTTCAATATGTTTTAATGGACAATTAAAGTCTCGTATTGGTCGCTGTTCTATTTTCATTTCACCTTATCTATTCCTGGGTAATTATTAACGTTTGGTATGAACATGTTATCTTCACATACTTTTTGAAGAAGTTCTGGTTTGATAGCTATATATTTTGAATTGAATTTTTTAAATGGTATCCAACCTCCCACTCTAACGCCTAGCCATGTTAGGCCAGCTTCCAACCTATCTTGTTCACATATAAGGGCAATTTTGTACAATGCTTTGTCTGCATCCTTTCTACTTATACCAGTGACGGATTTAGAATATAAGTAGTCATGTATGATAAAGGCTAACATAGATTCATCAGAGGGATCTACTATATGCCTCACTAGCTTTGGAACGGATCCTAGATTAGTAACAAATCCTGGTCGTATAGAATGCTTGACTCCATTGATTTCAAAATGAATAGTGGTCAGGTTAGTCCACCAAGGATCTTTATCTATAAGCTTAGATTTGTCAGGTCTTAGTTGAACAATAGGTACTTCTTCTGGTTTAGTATTTAAATTGATATCCATTGTGAAACCTCATTCTTATATTGTGTTAATGGTATATAAATCTGCACCATATAATCGCCACTATCCAACAGAGATTGTCACATTGAAAGAAAAAAAATAAAAGCCCTGGTTGATGGGCTTTTATTTTGCTAATCGAGTTTAGGCTTAAGCCTAACCCAATATTTATTAGCGTTTACAGACAGTCTAGAACCATCATCTTTCCAACCATTAGGACCTGAATTATGAATCCTAGCATACACTTCGTCTGTAGGTTGCTTCCCAGTTAGACGAGTATATCTTTTACCATAATGCGTTAAGTACTTGATGGTTGTATCAATGGCTTTCTCTTTATTGAACATATCGTTGTGTGTATAAGAAGTTCCATACACTCTATTGACATCTTTAACATAGGCTGGCCATATTTGCAATATTCCCTTAGCCATAGGTTTTCCATTTCTGAAATCACCTAAAGCGTTGGGATTATTATTACTTTCCTGTAAGCACAAACCATTCAATAATGACTTTGAGATAGGAGTATCTGGTCTATTATTTTTCTTAGGTTTAGGCTCCTCTTCTTCCTCTTTTACTGGGCTTTTTGGTATACCAAGAACCCTTGGTTCCAGTTTATGTGAATCCATCATTTTTTCGAGTCTCTCCTGTGAGACTGGAATCTGAACTTCACTATTAGCTTGTACCATTCCTCCGATACAAGCAAGCGCGATAACTTCAACAATAAGGAACACAACCATGTTCCTAATATCTGTTTTATCGAATTTCATTTATTTGCCTCCTTATACTTTCTTATTTATACCAATTCACGATACAGTGATACGATTTGTTGTCGGTTACTCGAACGTAACACAATCCACGGAACAATCCAAGGTGGGATATTAATGCCACTTTAAAATATTCACAAAGAATGTTTACGATTATTTCTTCTGGTGATAAATTATTCGACATTTCCGCACTCCTCTTCAAGTTTGATTTCTTTTTCTTCTTTAGGTCTAAACCTGTCGAATAAAACATGATGTTTTAGGGAAGTCTCTAAGATAAGACCACTTGGTGTTTTTAGACACCATGTCCCATTAGAGTCTTGAATTACAAGATATTTTGCTCCAATACTTGAAGTAGGTTCAGATATCTCGTACCAATTTGTTCGGTTTTCTCTGCCATACTTTTTGGTAACTAAAAAGTCACCTAAAGTAAATGACAATACTTTTAATCCTAACATAATTTTAATCCTCAAATTCTTTTATCAACCTATTCAAGTCATCAAACACGTCGTGACGATATCTACTGCTTGCAACAGTATTACCTTCATTATCTCTAGCAACCCACTTCAAGTCGCCTTGTTTGATCGAGAACATTTGATTACCATTCAAGCTGACAACATAATATTCTGCTCCATCAATCGTATATTTATCTACGACCATGCCACTATCGAAACGTCGAGTTCGAGGTTCACGTTTAGATTCCATCAAATCTGTTACAACACCAAGGAAGTTCTTGGCGTCCTCAATAAAAGTTCTTTCATCTACATCCATTGTTTTAATATCCTTACAGATTGAATGTTACGGTTTTGTTTGTTTGATTTACCTTAACAGCAGCCTTCTCAATGACTTGACGTTTGCTTGTCTAGTAGGCACGTTCACCAATGATGAGACCGACAATATCACATACAACAGTTACTATCACATTCATGATAATTCTCCTTTTGAGATTGTTTGTTTTACCACAGTTCACATTAGTAATATATACATGAAAAATAAAGAACTACATAGTAAGTACAGTACAGTCCATGGACTGTACTGTACTGTAAAACGTAGTAATATCACATCACAACATCGTTAGATGGGAAGCATTCTTCTACTGGAATGAGATTATCATTTTCATCTAAACATTTTTTACAAACCATCATAGTACAATTTGTAGATGTGTTCAAGCATGGGCTCAGTGTCCCATGATCATTTCTGTTTCTACAATTGTCACAAATCTCTGGATTATCAGTATCTGTATATATTGGAACTTCTACCATGGTAGGTCCTTATTTAATTTTTGATTTTTTCTTTAATCAATTGAGGTTGAGCGATTATACCAGGAAGTATATTCTTACAAAAGAAATAACCTACAGATATACTATCAGCTTCATGTTCACCTAGCTTTTCAGCTTGCTTTCTTTGTTTAAAAACTATATCATCCTTAGTAAAAATAGTTTGTTGTATAGGGTCTTTACCCACAGAGCCTGATCCTGTTAAACAATGTTTAGCAGCTTTAGGAGCAACTCTATACAACTTCTTTTTATACTCATTCATTAGAAAGAATTCAATAGTAGATATACATTGTATTAATGCAGAGAATGCCGTAGGTCTTCTCATATACATAAATGCATCTTCTGATGTTACAAAATCGGGTTTAAATTCACCCATTAGAAGTTTGAAATGATCCCTTATCATTTTTAAGGTAACCATTCTTTTAGTGTACATTTCAACTTCTTCCTTAAATGCCACTTTACTAACTATCCTAGTGGCTTCCAATGTTCCAAATCTATATACTGACATCACACCTTGTTCTACATTATAATCAGTTATAGACCAGCCAAGATGTGATAATGCTGGATCTATATTAAGTTGACGAACTATTGTCGCACGAGACATATATACTCTCCCATGTGTGGGTTCTAGTTGGATTAAATATAATTGTGGTACGATGGGAGTAGAAATAGCAATTTCTTATATTATGTCATGTAAAAAATAAAAAATAAAACTACAGTGCTAGTGTCGTAACGACACTAGCACTGTACAGATAACTATAGATCGTATTAAGTCAGTTATGACTTAAATACTTTCTGCAGTCCTGCATGTTCTTCAGCAAATTTGTCTTTGACACCTTTACTCAGTTTACGAGCAACCCGAGCACCAGGCACAGCATACTTAACAATAGGTTTCTTTGTTTTAGGATCAATGCTGACTTGCTTTTCTTTGACAGTACAGGTAATGGAACCATTGCCAGTACCAACAATAAGCTCTTGTCGCTTCTTGCTTTTCCTTGCTTCTTCAGCGACTGCATTGAGACCCTTCTCAATGATTTTGTCTTGTGCATTTTCATACGATTTGCGTACTTCATCAGTCACTCCAAGATCTGCAAAGATCTTGTGTTGTCCTTTCTTAGACACACGATGTGTGTCCTTCGCGTCAGTCTCCTTAGTGGTGACTTCTTGTCCCATGAATTCTTTCATTTGGGGACTCCTTTCGGTTTGGTTGTTTCTTACTAGTAAGAGGACTTTATGCCCTATAACATAAAGCCTTCAATTTATTTTTAAGTATACTGGGTATATTGAACAAAAATAATATTCATGTACACATAAAGTAATATCATCTATACATATTTTAAAATATGTATAGATGATGCAAGGTGATATAAATAACATGAAATTAAACTAGCTATTTATTCACAAAAGTAATATATACGTGAATATATATTGAATATTAACCATCAACATAAATAAGTAGATTTACAATCTATCATATAAAAAGGAATATAAAGGATATACTAATGAAATTTGAAAAGTTGATTTTACACAAATACATTCCATTACTTCATAGTGATACTACAACATTATCTATAGATATGCTGTCATCAGTTATTCCCATTATAGGTAATAATGGTAGTGGTAAATCTAGTGTCTTAAGAATGATGACAGTGTTCCCACCACAGAGTTCAGACTTTGAAGATGAAGGTTATAAAGAGCTATATGTTTCTCATGAAGGTAATGAGTACATATTGAGATCCGAATTTACAAAATCTAAAGGTATACATAAATTTATTTTTAATGGTGAAAATCTAAATCTATCTGAAAATAGTACAGCACAAATCAGTCTATGTGAATCTCATTTTGGTATGAATAATCTTGTTAGGGATCTTACTAGCGGTAATATGAATTTGTCTGCAACGACTAGAGCTGCTAGAAAAGATATATTGCTTGCATGTTACCCATCAGATCTAACTTTCGTTTTGAATTACCATAAAAAAGTATCATCCAAACTCAGATCGATAAAGTCCAATATTAAAATGATGAAGGTCAGACTTCAAGAAGTTACCGATAAGTTGATGGATGAAGAAGAGTACAAGTCACTAACTAAGCTTGATAAAGAACTTGTTGAATTCCAAGCTAATATTGATTCATGGATGTATAGATTGAACCAGGATATCGAGTTATTAAAACAACACGATGACTACAATCCTGATTTAAAAGATTTTGATAAAGAAGAGTTTGATATTAGAACTGAGATTCTCAAGAAAGATCTTAGATCCATACCAAATGATATAATGTTTGGTACTCCAGATGTTATTTCTAAAGTTGGTATTATAGAGTCTTCTATGACTATGAGAGAGTCTACTCTTAATGACTTAAATACTCAGATAAAGAAACTCATAAAAGAAATAGATGAGTATGAAGACTTGGATAATGACGATATTGACTCAGAGATTAAAAAGACTAGGTTGGAGATACAGGGTTTAGAAGACACCTGTAATGAAATCAAAATTGATACTAATCTCCCAGTTATAAATCTACCGAATGATCACGACACTATATTGATAAATATGAATGAACACATAACTGCTTTATTTAGTTGTGAGTCAAGGATATTACCATCTAGAGTTATATCAGAAAGGGAATCTGATCTTGTCAATATAAATCGTGAAGGTGCTAGTTTAGCATCAGATGTAGATAGACTTAAGAAGAATGCTAATCTCATAAGGGACAAGATTAAAAAACAAAAGGTGTTGACTCCTGATAAGTCGTGCAATTTGAAATGTCCTTTAAGAACTAATTTTGATTACACTATATCTGGATTGGAAAAAGAGTTATTAGATTTAGAAAGAACTATCAGAGTTCATGAAAAATCATTAGAGACATTGCGTGATAAGAAAAATAATCTTATTACTGAAATATCGCCTTCTAGACAATTGTTAGGATCTATCCAGTACATGGAGAATTTCTACAATGCCAATAGTTGGTGTGCATGTATATCAGATTCGTTAGACGCATTTATTGATTCATTGAGTGATAATGCATCTAAAGTGTATAACACTATTGCTAGGGTGTATGCTAACTCAAGGGCCATTGCTAATGTTGAAAAGATTCAAAAAGACCTTAAATCTGTTAAGTATAGATTGAAGGTGTTGTTGGAGAATAAGCTCCCAACAAAACAATTGATATCAAAAGGTCTTGTAGGCAAACGTTCTGAGTTAAAAGAGTTACAAGATAAATTCAAAGTATTTGACAGAGAGTACAAGGTGCTTGATAAACAATTAGTAAACTATAAAAAGTTATCTAAAATACGAAGTAGTTTCAAGGACTTTGCTGATGAAACAATGGCTAGAGTAAATTCTGATTCTATAACTCAGAGAATATCTTATCTACAAGGTTTGATAGGTTCTTTAAAAGAGTATAAGCAAGCTGCTTCCAATAAACAGTCTGGTATTGCTTCAACATTGAAAGAACAATCACATCTTAGAATAAGGTTGAATGAAGAGATCAATCCCAATCTTAAAAAGCTTCGTAACGATAAATCTAATCTGGATATGTTGGAAGCTGCGTTATCTCCTAATACTGGAATACCACATATCTATATGACTAGATTTATTAATTCCATTTTCCGAACAGCTAATGAATATATATCTATTGTTTGGAATTATGATCTTAGCTTCAAGGAATTGTCTGAAGATAAAACTTTAGATTTCAATTTCCCAATAACTTTACATAATAAAAGTGGAGTTAAAGATTTATCAATGTGTTCTAAAGGTGAACAAGAGATGTTAAATCTCGCTTTTACCTTGGCACTATGTGTACATATGAGTTTGTGTAATAAGTTCCCAATGAAGTTGGATGAAGTAGATAGTGGATTTGCAGCTACACATAGAGGCAATCTACTAACTTTACTATCCATGCTTATAAGACAGGGGTTAATAAGACAACTTATATTAGTAAATCATTTTAGTTCATTATTTACTTCATTTGCTAACAGTCAAGTAGTGTGTCTTAATCCTGAAGGTATAGCAGTTCCAACATCTTACAATGAAGGTGTGACTATAACCTAATCCCCATTATATGTAAACATACATGATGGAGCCGATATGAATATTGATTTAAAGAAACTTGAAAAAGCACTAGATGATGTTCAAGTCGAACATATGGAAATAACTACTGAGGCTATTGATGTAGCTGAGTTAGTAAAAGATTTTGCATCTAAGGTTGTAGACTTTCTTAGTAAGATTAATTCTTCCAATGGTAAGATCTTAGATCAGATAAATGCTTTTAATAATTTATCAACAGATGTTGATTCAAATAAAGTCTTAGAATATACTATTTATGGGTATCCAAGAGAACGTTTTCATAACCTAGCAACTAACTTTGTAGCTGCTGCTAAAGAAGTAAGAAGTGTTGTTAATCAACTTGAAGCTGACAAGATTGATAGTGCAACTAAGATGGCTGATAATGTTGCAAGATATCTAGGTAAGAAAAATGATATCTTTAAGTTGAAGAAAGATCCTGAAGCTGTAGATAGATCTAGAGAGACATTAAAAGATCATGGTTTCTCTGTTAGGGGAATGGTGGAAGATCTTAATGTTATCAAGGATATATTGTCTAGTACCTATCTGGATAATCTAAGGAAAGATATTGAACGAACAATGTCTAAAGCGGAAGAAGATGATAATTGGGTTAAGATAGCCTACAGCTTCTCCATAAAGGCCATAGATGAGTTCGGTGAAATAGCATTAGATTTAGGTAATCAACAACTTAAGATGTTGAAGATATTATCTAAAAATCAACCTGAATAATTTATACACTTACTGTTACTACCTTAAACGGTAGTAACAGTAAGATATTGTATAGGTACCACGTACGTTCTTAATCTATATGCGTACAAATGTTAATATTAACAAAAAGAGGAAGTCAAATGTATAAATTTGATCTACTTGCTTCGGCTCTGGAAACAGAGGAAGAACCGAAGAATGTCGTTGTTGAAGAAACTAACGACGTTGAAGAAGGATTGGATGTTATCTCTCACGAGTGTAACTCTGGTCTGTCTGAAATTCAAGAAGGTGTTGATGAGTTTAAAGCTCTCATTGCAAGCTTCTCTGAATTGCAGGAAGTTAAAACCGCTATCGAGAGTTATGGAATTGATGATTTGCTCCTTTCACAGGTTGGTGACAATCTTGACAAGATCGCTAAATCTTTCAAATCTAAAGATGCTGAAGCTACACTTGCAGAGATCGAAGAGTCTACTGAAGGTATCATTGATTATATCAAAGAGAAAGCTTCCAATCTAAAAGCTCGTTGGAAGAATGGTTGGACAAAAGCAATGAAAGCTGATTCAAAGATCAGACAAAAGCTTATACGTTCAGTCGATTCTGCAAAGAAGGTTGGAGATGATGTAGCCATAACCAATAAGAAGATTGTTGCATATGGTTATATGAATATGGAGACTACAATGGCTGCCATTGAAAAGATCTTCTTAAAAGCAGTTTCTATTCCAAGACACGAAAGTGATAAGAGCATCTTTGAGATGTGGACAGCAGATCAAACTAAACTTATTGAAAGTTATAAGTTGGATGATCCCAAGTGTCTTATCAAATACTATTTCGACTGGCATACTTATAAGGCAGATGAATCTCAATCTCCTGAACCAATGACTATTGAAGAGTCTGGTGTTGCCAATGTTAAAGATCTTGTAAAGTTTGGTGAAATGGTTATCAATTCTTCATTTGGTAATGAGAAGATTGGAAACGAATTCAACAAGCAGTATGAAGAGATCATCAAGGCTCTCATGAATCTTCCTTTCGGAGAACAAGAAGCTATTTATAATCTCTACAATAATTCTGTAAATAGTCTTTTCACGGGATTCATTGAAGGCGAAGCTATCCTTCGTCAGTATGCAGTACAAACACTTATTGCTCTGCAGGATGTTTCCAAATAAATTAATTCTATCTTACGGATGAAAGGACTCGTAGTGAGACATTTTATGAATGATTAATATCTAATAAGAGGTATACTTACTATGAGTCAAGCTATTCCGATCTCGCTAATGCGGATCAAACACATGATTCCACCTCAGATATTACAATTAGCTTTTGTGCCTATACAGCAGCACGTTTGGAATAACATATCTACAGATCAACAAATTGTAGATAGAGTTATAAACTCTCGTGTAAGAAAGGATTGTAATTTACTTGGTGGTAAAACCATACAAGTCTCATTAACTGGACCCATGCTAGAGCAGATAGTGCAAACTACTTCTCAGATGAATTCTGGTACAGGATCTTATTCCATTTATCGGATACCTCCAGATAAGAGAGACTTTTGTGATATCACAGAAGTTCATAGAGTTATGTTCCCCTTGCCTAACTCAGGTGGTCATCCATCTACAACAGTGCAAGGTGCAACAATATGTGCTTATACACAAGAGCTTATACACTCTAGAACTGGAGGTGGTGTCCCTCCTACACCAACACCTGAGCTGTTGAGTGGTGATTTGGTTAGGTTACATCCAGGTGGTCATACTCAAATTGATTGGGTCCTGGTATGTCAAGTTGCATACGATGAAGCGATGAACAGTCTCAATGGATCATCTATAGATGCATTCGCTGAGTTATGTGTGCTTGCCACTAAGATGTATATCTATAATCAACTTATCATTCAACTCGATAGGAGTTATGTGGAGTATGGTATGGATATAGCGTCCGTAAGACAGATAATCGAACCCTGGTCTGATTTGAATGAAGAGTATCGTGAGAAGTTGAACAAGTTTGTCAATGGTAACATGATGGATCTTCAAAGAGTTGGACCCTTACTTAAATACATGTTATAAAAATAACTTTTCTTAAAAAACAAAAAAGGAAAAACTAAAATGACTACTATTAGTTTTGAAAGTCTAGAATCCCTCAAAGATGAAAATGCAATTGTTCTTTCAGAAGAACAGAAAGCAGCTGTTGCTGAATTGGAAGCTTCCATCGAATCTACTAAAGCTAAGATTGCAGAGATTGTGGAATCTAAATCCAAATTAGATGAAGCTGATATGGATGCTCTTGCTCTTCAGATTCAAAGTGCAGATAATGTTCTTATCACTACTTTTGAAAAGATGGAACAGATTGAAGAAATCTCAAGCATTCGTGAAAGCCTTCTTAAGGTTGAACTCGAAGACGATAAGAGTCTCTTGAATCACTACAGTGAAGCCCTTGCACAAGTTGGTATTGATGTTACCAATACTAAGGTAGCTGCTGAGCAGATCGCCACTCTTATTGAGAAAGTTGAAAAGAAAGAGTTTGATGAAGCTGTAGCTACACTCGAATTAGACAAAACCGAAGTTTCAGAAGAAGTATTCTTTATAGCAGTGGCTATCGCTATATACTTGGCAGCCATTGCTTACCTTGTTGTAGTTCTGAATTCTATAGAAGCACGTGCTTCTAAGATTAAAGAAATTGTTGGCAAAGGTCTTCGTGATCAGCCGAAAAATACCGACAAGAAAATGATGCTTGTCACTTCTAAAGCTTACATGGATGTCATGGGTTCTAGTAAGGAAGCATTGAAATCCATGTTTGACAATTTGGAAGAGTTTGACAATGATGCAGCTAAAAAGGTTACTGACCTTATGAAGAAAGCTGGTTTCGTTTGGAATGGTAAAAAGTATGTTCTGTCTGACTTCGGTTGGATTTCCAAAATGACGTTGGAACGTGCTGGTTGGAACAAAGCTGCTATTGTTGGTGCTTCTAAAGTAACTACAGAGCTTGTTCAAGTTATGATTGAAGCTAAGAGTATCGAAAAGAAACTCAAAGAAGCTGCCAAGAAAGTTTCAAAGGAAGACGAAGAAGGTTCAAAAGATAAAGCTAAAGAAATCAAAGCTAATCGTAAGCTTGCTGGTAAAACCCTTCGCACTATCGGCTCTTATGCAAATGACTATACTAAAATTCTCCTCACTGTTGCAAAACAGTACGAGATGTAATTTTAGTTAGAGATATCTAAATATTTTAATATACTCTAGGAGCACCTAGGTGCTCCTAGAGTATATATTTCTCTTTTTACTTTTTCATTAAAATCTTTATACAAAAAGCTATCTATAGCTTATGTTTAACCTTATCTAATGTATACAAATACATATAAGCAGACCAAGGTATCACATCCCTAAAATAAGGGTGATATGAGAATAGTACACATGCAGTCAAATGACTGCATGTGTACTGATTTTATCAACGTGTGATTAAACGTGTTTAAAGCTTAATATGATAATATAACTTATGAAAGCAATGCGCAAACTAGCATTAGTACTTTCTCTATTAGAATTAGAATACTTATCTACAAAATCAGAAACACTATTCTTAATAATAAGAATATCTTTATTAGTTATTCTAGAACTTCTATAGATATTTCTAGATTTAGATAGTATCTCAAGCTTCGATTTCATATTGACAGTCTTGTCGAATATACATTCACGATAAGTCTTTTGAATTATGTTGGATATCAGAATCCTGTAACCAATCAACAATTTGTGTTCATCAACACCTTCAATCAGGTCCTGATTCTTTTTTCTATGTTGATCGATTGCCATATCAGAAAATTTGATAAGTAGTGATCTAAACATATCTGCTCGTATATTGCCAGTAATTTTAACTGCAATATCAATAGATGTGTGATCAATAAATTTGTTGGTAGATAGAACATCATTAGATATTCCTTCTATCATCTGATCGTAAGAAGCAACCAGATTCTTAACAACTTTCTCACCATCTATTTCACCAACTATACCATAAGAACCCATTCTGTTACCAGCTTCTTTATTCTTATAGAACTTCTGGATTATGGTGGTTAGCTTAACCCATATTCTAGTATGAACGTCTGTTATAACATAAAGGACTTTGTCATCAGGTGCAAACGATCTAAGTGTCCTATGATGTATACTGTCTCTTCCAACAATATCTTTGCTACGTGCTTCAATAACAAGTTTCCAAGTAGAAGTCTCATTGCGTTTGATATCGAATTTGTTAGAGAGTTCATTGATAGTATACTCCATTACATCTTCCTGTGCTCTATGTGGGAAGTTGTAATTTACTATAGAGGTAAAAATGCGATACTGCATGAGTTTAAAGAGATTGTACTGCATCTCTTCTTTTTGTGCTTTTGGCAAACTTGATTGTTCGACCATATAAGCAGCCCATACTGTAAGCATATTGTACGCATCACTTATAACTCTTCTAGAAGTATCAATAGTTTTAGCAGCTCTAAACGTTGCTTCAAAAGCAGACTTCTCAATATCAAAGATATCAAATAAAGCCATTGTGTCTTTTGTCAGAAAATGAATCTTTGTAATTCCCAACATGGGAGTATTCAAAGCTTCAGGATGTTGATCTCTAAGTTCCCATGAGATAAGATGTTTTTTAATCCTAAGGTAATGATTCCTAGTGATATCCAACTTATATCTTTCTAACAGAATCTCTTTAAGTGTTCTATCCATGTTTAAAACCTTATGTGTTGCAATGAAGAAGTAAAGTCTTGGTTCTTAACGACTTCAACTTTAAGTCTATCACTTTCTTCTTTGACTTGCTTAAGACTTATGATATCATCACCACTACCCTTAGAAGGTAGTATTCGTTTAAGATAATTCAATTCTTTCTCAAACGCTCTTCTGATCATATCTGATATGTCTGAAGTAGAGAGCATCTCTTCAAGATATTTCATTCTCTTTTTAGCAGATGCATTTCTTTCCCTAGTGACAGGATCGACATCAGCACTGTCTACAGAGAAGTCTTGAAGTATTTCATTCTCTCTTATTCCATACATATGATGGTTTCTACCATACATGATAAACCAACAACCAATAAGGTAGGCTATCAATACATCATCATGTGAGTCTGAGGTGTGATCTATTCTACCCTTAGGATCTACAGTAATACCACTTATCTCATCTATCAAAGTACTGTCATGTATCCTATCGACATTTCTATTAACAACAGTTGTAAATATGGATTGATATAAAAGCTTTCTAGATGTTTCAGAAGCAGTAGTTGTGAATCCAAACATCTTTCTAATACTACCAGAATTGAGATCTAGTCTTCTACAGTCGGGAGACTTACTACTATAGTCTTGATGATGTGTATTATATATCCTAGACCACGGGTTAAATGATCTATCATCTTTAAGGGCATGTAGGACCATGTCAACCAAGAATGCTCCACCTTTATTTCTTTCTGGAATAAAGATAGTTCTATTAAAAGTTCTTAACAGATCTACAACAACTAGAACAACATGTGCCAAACTACTCTGATTACTCTTGCAAACCATTAGTACTTCCATAGTAGCAGGATCTATCATAACCAATGATGTTGCATCTCTACCAACATTGTCAGCAGTATCTGATGCCAAGATATAAGGTTTAGATATAAACTCTTGAGATTTCCTTGTTTTACTATCAACATACCAACGAACTATTAAGTCTTCTTTAATCTCAGTATATAGGGGTTCTATAGCGCTCAACTTAAGTCTCTTAAGAACTTCAGTATTGATGAGAGAACCAGCTGAACCATGTGTCCAGATGTTAAGATAATCCCTATCTATTTCATCTTGAGTTTTACCGCGAGACACTCTTTTCAACCACGCATCATCTTTACCTAGTTGTTTATAACTAAACTCAATATAGACCATTCCACCATCAGAACCAGAGTCCACTAATCTTTTAAGTTCATCATTATCCTTACAGTCGTAAAGTAATTCTGAGAATCTCAAGGCATCACATTTAATACCATGTGCATACATACCAGCAGGGTCTTCCAACATAGCAGCAGTTGTAGTCATGATATTAGCGCAAGGTATCCCACTTTCCCTAGCTAGAGGTTGAGCTGTATCAGTTGCGGCTTTAGCTGACGGGTATGACAGATGGTTGTTAGTATAATAACCAAACTCATCCCAATGCTCATCTGTGAAGGTTTGACCACGACCTTGACCAGCAGCACTACGTTTATCTTTTTGAGAAACAAATGTGATATATTTGGTCTTAAAAGGTTTGTAGACCAATCCTTCTTGGTTGTCTGTATTATACTTAGGACCAACCTTAAAAAGGTATCTAGGGAGGGCATTTCGTAACTCTTTTAAACGAGATACGTTTTCCGTACGAAGATCATTATCTTTAGCAAACAATCCAACGTTGATGTTCTTACCCATGATAAATATCTTGTATGTCATTAAACCCTGAACACCGATGGTTTTACCAATCTGTCGTGGCATGGTAAGGAATGTATCGACACTATTTAAATGTAACCATATCAAAGCCAAATTAGCTCTGTTTAAAATATACATTACAGGTTCTGCACCAGGTTGTGCAACTCGTATAACTTCTCTGAAGAAATACCACGGATTAATTTTGCACTCTATAGCAATTCTAGCCATCTGCTCTTCTGTAAGATCTGGACTATGAGGATCGACGCCTTGTAAAGAAGGATCAATAAGTGCTAACATGAATTTATTGTTTTTAACTCCCATCTGCCTTAGCAGATAGGACATTTTAATAAATGATAAATTTCTCGTCCCATAATGTATAGTACATCTTTGTTCTAATATGTCTTTGTCGTATAATATCATTTGTAGTTCTCATTAAGTTTTAAATATTACGTTATATTTATAAAATATCTAGATACTGTAAAAACCTACATAGTGGAGGATATATCCTCCACTATGTAGATATATATGTGTGTGATAACAACGAAATTAATCTTCAGACACTTCTTCTTTTTTAAGTCTTGAAAGAAGTTCTTCTGTTGTGAATCTAACTGATTTAGCTTTAGTATTAATCTCTTCCAGCTGATCTTCGGTGAAGAACCCGTTATCTTTAAGAAGTTCTTGAACATACTGTTCATGCTCTTTGAATGCTTCTGTAGTATTTGACATATCAACAGAAGTACCTATTGTAAATCCAGTCATAGGACCAACAACATGAACGTTAGGTGCAATATGAGCTTCGTCAGCTACCTCAAGTAACATAAAGGTCTCTGTAGATTGGATACGTCTAACTGCTACAGTAACATAACTTTCACAATGTTCAATAGTTGATGCTAGTGTAATACAATCTGAAGTAGATAGATATGGTAAATCTATTTCAATGACAAACTTGTCATCCTTAGCACCGTTTGCAAGAAGGTGTATAAGAGGAGCAAGTGTCAAATAACACATACCTTGTAAGTAAGCTCTGCATACCCCTTTATCAATATGAATTGATGGTGGGGGCTTAGGCTGTGGTTGGTCAAAATTTAATCCAGTAGCCTGTTGTAACTTCTGAAGAGCTTTCTTTACACTATTGGAAGGAACAGCATTTGCTGTTTCGTCAGTATTTAAAGATTCTATTGAAATATCAACATCTATAGATTCAGTTGAAACCTCTTTCTCCTCAGTTTCAAGATCATCAACAGAAACAAGATTATTCATAGATGTAACCATAAGGTCAGAGATATCACCTTCACCATGTAGATTTTCTACGGAAGGTTCATTCTCAGGTACAACATTATTTAAAGGTGATAAACCTGTTAATATATCGAATTTCATTGATATACCTCATCTCTTGGGATATCCTTGAGACCTTCAAGTCTATCTTTAAGTTGATTATAATTGAAGTATACATCTAATTTGCTGTCAAAACATCGGTCTCTCTCTTCTTGAGTTAGAACTCCACGTTTAACAATTCGATCCATTAGATATTTCATACCTTCAACTAGATGGTCTGCTTCTTCAGCAATAGTGGCACTCTTACCATATGCCATATGTGAACTCGAATGAAACATGATGCGAGCATATTTCCCCATACGAAGTTCATCACCAAATGACCAAATCATGGCACCACAAGAATAAGCATAACCAACAACATCAGTTATTACCTTTGCCTTACTTCTTTGCATTGCATCAGTGATTGCAAGACCAGATGCTACACTACCACCATGTGTGTTTATTGGCATGTATACAACATCGCTTTCTTCTGCTGACAGTAGTACCTGACAAGCCAATGTGTAATACTCTGGACTAACAATATCGTTATCAATCAAAATAGTCCATTTAAACCCACCACCAGTCATAGGGGTACGACTAATAGAAGGGTTTAAAATGGATTGTCTAGGAAGCATATGTGTTTGAATTTTCATTACAATATACTCCTTTAATTAAACAGTGTGTGGAACACAGATTTGGGTCCATCAGGTGTTACAATGGTATTCTTATCTGGATCAAAAACACCTTCAATCGTAAACTCTCTTTCTATACAGACTTTATCTGCTTCAAAGATGTCTAAGATTTCTTGTGATGTGATAGATTCATATCCAACTACTTTGGCAAAGTCTGGGAATTGAATTATCTCATTAACAGATGCTTCTATGAGTTGACTGTCTTCAATTTCATATGATTCATTATCTATGTTCATGTAACGCTTACCAGCCATCTCAAATCCAGGACCATCAACAGCATCAAATGTGACAAGGAGTTTCATCTTCTTGATAGTGTTGCCATCGGGTAGTGGTGATGGATCACTTGTTAAAGACCTCAATGAGAAACAAGTATTTCGCTTTGGATCTGCAAATGATTGTTCTAGATATTTACCATAAGGACCGAAGCATACAACGTCAGCATAAACAATAACAAATTGTCCATCTCTAGACTGCTCAGTTCTGATCTTGGTGAAGTAATGAGATACCATAGACCTATCGATCTTGAGAGTTCTCATAATTGCATTGATTTTATCTTGCTTTGTCATGATAGGTGATAGTTCTGGATGACCCCACTCACCTTCAAGATTTCCTTCTGAGAGATTCTTGTAGAATCTGGTTGAAGGATCAGACATAGCTGCTAATGTACTCTGCATGTCGTATACTGCTCTATTCCTAGAAGGAATACCTACAACGGCTACAGGTACGTCACAATAAACTCCGTCAGAATTAGGTTTAACACACTTAAGTGTACCACCAGAATCTGTCCTAAGAGTCTGTACTGAAAAAACTACATTAGACATACTTAAGTAATCCTATTTATGTTAATAGATTGATTGTTTTAATTGCGGAGCAAATTCTCAATTTCACTAGATGTTTCAGCAGCATTAACAAGAGCCGCATCATATCCTTCATTGTCATAAGATCCAACTATCTTAGTGGTAGTTGATGTAGCAGCATGTGCAACTGATCTCATAGGAATTTGCAAAGGTTTCTTTTTCATGTTGGTCAGTCTGTAGAACTTAGTAAGATCCTCTGGATCTCTATGTAATGCAGATATCATCATTTCGAATACAGCCATGTTAGTTGGGAACTTAATTCCTGTAACTTCAACAGCCTTTTCAAATATAAAACCTAGTTTTTCATAAGTTAGAAATTTAGGAGCTTTGCCACTAAATATAAACTCATAAAACATTACATAAGCTATATGTTCATCTTTGACTACATGAGTATCGTGGATAACGATATCGTCTTTCAAAAATGTTAGCTTCTGATAACGTTCACCATTCAACAACATACTGTTTATATCATTGGGTTTCATTTTAATCTTAGCAGGAATCATCATACCACTTTCGATATTACCATTTATGGTCATATCAAAAATACCTAATGCAATTACACTTTCAGAAATATCTAAGCATCCATGTTGCCCATACCTAACCGGTATATAGACATCAAGTGTATTTCCTATAAAGATTAAACTATCCTTTACTTTCTTAAAATATTTGTTATTAGACATAATTTACCCTTCTGCAACGATGTCAATTACTGTGTAACCATCATCCTTGTCGTTTATAGAATGATTGAAGTCGGGAACATTACTGGTTTGATATGCAATATTGTGCATATTGTTTTCTACTTCATTTGTCATTCTATTTAAAGGTTGTGTTGGAGCAAGATAAACTATAGTTTGATCAGATTCTAACTCAAGAGAATAATCAATTATCTCACGAGTCATGTTCTTAATTAACACACCTCCTGTGAAAGGAGGGAATTTGAGAACATTAGGCCTAACAACCATTTTCATATTCAACATGTAAAATTCACAAGTAGGATTATCAATGAGTATAATGAAATTCTCATAGTTATCATCATCCATCATTTCTACTTCAAAAGTCCCTTCAGGGTTGGTGTCCTGGTAGAGCATAGTACCCTCTATTTTCTCACCCAGTATAGCCTTATTGGATAAGATAATATTCTTAAGAGGAAACGCCCATGGATTAAATACAAATGATCTCTCATCCATTATCCTGAATTCTGAACTCATTACAAATCTACCAGCCACTACAAACAATGCAGTCTTATCCTTAAAGGATTTTCCTTCTGGCATTCTAATGATCGTTTGTGCAGGATGTGCGATCTTTTCACAATCAGGGAACCTAACTATATCTATATCGCCAACAGGTGTAAAATCTATTAACACATTTCCCATCCCACCTTCTGGAACATTCTTCAATGACTTAGTACCATCTTTGACATACAACTCATCTTCAAATACGATGGGGTAATGTATCTTACCAGAAATGGAAGGTATAGTGTTTGCAAAATTAACTGCCTTTTCACCCACTTGATTCTTATGAGTAAATATGAGATCTCTCAATCTATTTCTGAGAAATAGAACATTCCTAAGAGATGGGTTGGAAATAGTCCCATATGATTCAGTTAATAATGTTGAATGGGATGCAGATACTATCTTTGGAGAGACCATGTCTCTCATGTGATAATAGGTTAAGTCAATATCCAAACCTAAGATATCAGTAGTGTTGGCAATAAGTTTAAGTTTACCAGAATCTATTGTGAATCTCTGTTTTGGAATATATGACTTGGTTTTATATGCTACCAGAAGACCTTCATCTAACACACTTTCAAGCTCTGTGTAATCAGCAGCTGCCATTACTTCTGGTTGTTGCAAAAGCATTTTTGAAAGGTTGGCAATGTAAACTGTTTCTTCTACTTCATCAACAACAATGATATCAATTACGGTATTGATATCTATGTCAGATTTGACAGTATTGTAGTCTGAATATGTAGTGTCGAAACACATTAGGTCTCTTGGAGTTCTTTTAGTAATACAAAGTATTTTCATAACAAATCCGACTCCTTAGAGGTTAAGTGTTTTATTAACTATAAAATAGCTCCACTATTTAACTATACACCGTAGCTGCAAAAAAGAGATACTAGCGTGTATCTATTATACATTATTAGTTACCAGTAATAATAAAAATAATAAATCAAATACAATTGGAATGAAAACCCATCACTGCTAGCATAGCTAGCAGTGATGGAACGAGACAGTGTCTCTATAATCTTAGTTATTATAGGTGCCTGCTTCAACAGGCAATGTTCCCATACCAAATAGGATCTCATAAGAAGATCCATTGTAATATAAGAATTCAACAATCAAAGGTTCACCTAAGAATTGATCCGGCGTACCTACAGTGGCCAATGTAATCTCTTGATCATATTGTGCAACTTCAATAGGTGTAGGTGTAACTACTTGCCCATTGGTAGAATTCCTAAACACGAAATGAGTTGGAGTGGGTGCTTCAACCTCAGTTTCTGGCAGATACGGAGGAGCTGCTCTGTCATAGAAATCGTCCAAGAATGCATCAACATCAGCATGTCTACTTGTAGGTATGAAGTAAATTTCATCTACTGAATCATACTGAATTGTAGGATGCTTATGTGTTGCCGATTCTTCGCCATATACAAAAGTAGTCACAGCATCGTCTGCAATTAAGAATGGGGCTGCTACGCCAATACTATCTACTTTAATGACAAATGATTGTTCAAACTCGACAGTATTACCACTTTCATTTGTATAAGGAACCTTTATAGTGAGTACTTGTTGTACACCCAATAGTGATCCATCAAATGCAATTCCATCATAAGTTACCACACCTGGATTCAACAAAGTAAACTGATCACGACTTGAACGATATGCAAGAAATTGTAATGTCCATTCACCAGTTCCAGAGTTATATATAGGTGCAATACCAATTTTAGAGAATGCAGAGTAAACTCTAGGTACAATTAAAATATTCTTCTCAACTTGAATGTATCTCGCACCTTCACCTAGGGCTATGGTAGCTGCAACATCAGCTGCTAAGAAATGTTTTATCAAGATTGGAAATTGTAATCCAACTATATCTGAGTTTACATCATCAAGACCATATACAAATGTATTAACACCATCCACGTTAATAATCTCTTGCTGACCATCTGCATATCCAATTTCTGGCCATATTGTTAAGTCCTCAGGATTTTGTCCTAAATAAACAACAAAGTTTGCACCATCAATTTGGTTAGCATTAGCATCAAACGAAACTATAGGATTGGAAGAAGCTACTAAGTCATTCAAAATAGTAGATCTCTTACAAGTCATTCTAGCAGTAGTTGTCATTACACCAGAGCTATCAAAGATCTGAATAGTTACAAAATCACCATCGTCTAGATCAGTAGCTGTGTAGCAGTCTTCAAGTATGCGGATTCCCGCAATGCTCGAATCTACAATAGGTATACGATCGTTAATGATAGTGCCACCACCATCTAGGAGTAGACTAATAACAACTTCTTCATCATCAATAGTTTTAACTAATCTGTACTCAGCAGCATTTCCACCGATGCATACAAATTTACTATCTGGTATACAACGAGTAGGTGTAGACCTATCATCATAATAAAGCATTAAAGTATCATTACCATAACTTACAAGTCTGGTAGATGAATCATCATCATCGATAATATCTGCAGGGACTAGATTAGTCTTTAAAACAGTTTCACCTTCGAATATTATCTCATCAATAGAATCCACAACCCAAAGAATACGGTTTCCAACATCACCATCAATAACTATAGAACCAATGGCAGGAACTGTTAATCCTTCTGGTGCTTCTGAAGGAACACCATGAACATCAGGATCGTAGATATCTGATTTTAGGTAGACGTCGGGCTTAGAGCCACGAAATAACAAAATACCCATATGTTAAAAATCTCCAATTTGAAAAGTATCAAAATATATGTTAGGGTGCTACATAGGATAGCACCCTAACACTATTAGTTATGATTCGTGATTAGGTCTCAAATGTGTTACACTGTCGTCGATTATAACCTCTAACAATCTATCTATTTGCAATAGAATGTTTGTGTCGACAATATCTTGATCAGTGTACATGCCTTGAACATCAACAAAGTCTAGATCAACACTAGTCTCTGCATCAAACAGTATATCATACTTCTTAAGATAATCGTAGTCTGATATTGCAGCAAGAACTGCTGAATCATCAGGATCTATATTGAGTACAAAAACTCCGTTTATTATATCTCTGATTATAATGTGAGCACGTATACTAACAATCCTGTGACTGTAAGGTATCAGAACAACTGGATCAATATTACTAGCGTTGCCTCTGAAGTACTCTGTAAGAGCATCCAACTTGACAGTGTCATCATCACTATAATGCCTATTTACGAAATATCTACTTTTCTCAGGAATTAAAGTTCTTGTTCCATATGGAGATCCCAATCTAAATCTAGTTTCATCAGAAACAGATCCAGCTTGAACTATCTCAGGTAGTGACAACACCCTATGGAATACCATAACGTCATAGTACTTAACACCTTTTGTGCCAGAACTTTTTAGTTGTATCTGATCTACACTCAGGGCTGAGAGTGTGGTGTATGTATGTACTAACACACCATTTATGTAAACACTAATATTTACACCAGATTCAACAGTTATAGCCACATGTGTTTTTCCAGTCTCATAACCTACAATAGTAGAAGTGTCTTCTCCATTAAGTATATTGGAATACCAGTCTCCAGCTGCAGTTGTACTGAGAGTGTACTTGACAAAACTAGAAAGATACATATCCAACACTGGACCAAAACTTGCTGGATTATCATCAAGTAATTCTAGAACAGTAGAGAAAGTGAAATTGTTTGGAGTGGCTACACTTGGTACAATTGATGCAAGCTCTCCATCTGGAACATTCATATAGGTTCCATCAACATCGTCTACAAGTGTTATTCCTGCAGATGGTGTTAAAGTATAATCACCACTTTTCTTATTACTATAATCATCGTCAAATGTAAACCAAGCAGACATTTGTTGATCTATAACGTCTGGACTAGGAACTTGTACGGTTCCAAACATTGTAGAAATGTTTTCAGCTATTAGTCCATCAACAACCACTTGGCTAAGTTCTTCGAACCACCTTGGATTAGCATTTTGCTCACCCAGGTATGATTTTTCTAAAAATCCTTGCAATTCACCTTCAACAGAATTGTAGGTAAGTATAAGTTCCATTTTATTTCCAGACTCTTTCAAGTATGCAGCATTAGTAACAACTAATTGTCTACCACATAAATGAGGAGTTGTTCCCATAGAGTCTGCCAATATATCTGCTAAATGATAATCCACATTCTTGACAAGTTCTTTACCATTCAAATAAGGGATACATGATAAATTTCCAAGATACGGGATATTTACAGATTCTGCAGAATCACTGAATATAGGTTCAAATAAGTCTGTTTGTATTTGGAAAGCACCAGGTGTCTGAACGCTCATTAGTAAGAATTCAATATTGGTACTAACAAGAACAGGAGTTGCTAACATATGTGTGTGAACAACCTCAGGATTGAGATACCACCACTCGTTAGAAACTGCATCTACCAGATTACCATCTACTCTAACCTGCCAATTTATAGGCATTTGTGACGCTCTCAAAGCATCATGCATGTTAGGCATAGCACCAATACGGTAACCTATCAGCCAATATGTGTCATAATTATCTTCAGCTAATTCAAAATCAACTTTGTTACCTTCAGGTCTTAATGTAGTAACCCATCTACCTGACAAATCCCAAGAGGTATTTCCATCTAAAAGATGCCATGCGGGATATGGATCTTCAGCATCTGGATCTAATGGATCTGATATGTCACCAGACGCAGACGATATCCCTGTATGATCTTCCCACACATACGGTGGGTCAAAATCAATACTTTTTACAGTAGTTGATAAATCAAATGCTAGGGGATCATTGTTAGATAACATTGTATCTAGATTATACGACCTATATTCAAAACCTTTACTATTTGCAATTATAAAGATTCTGTTGTATGCACTAGAATTAAATGCTACATATCTACCACCTACTGAATCAACATATGATCCAACAGTCGATATATCATCTATCCTAGTATAAATCTTATCATAACTTTGTTCTATACCAGGCACTGCTGATGGAGCATCTGTTACTTCATACAGTACAAAGTTATCATTTTCTACACCTATATGGTTGTATGTCGCAGTAGGTCTTACTTCGAAGATATTATGTGGAATCTCTTCAAAGAGTTCTACATATACATCATCATTGATATCTAACGCAACAGATTCATCTACATCAATAACGACAGACCCACTTCGAACTTTATTGACCTCAACAAGATTACTATCAATCTTCAATCCGTTAACAAATACCATTGGGTAAACTTTGATACTTTCAAACACTATAGGGATAGGTGTAATAAATCTATGGCTTACTGAACCACCAAAGTCTTCTAATTCTATCCTCTTAATCCGATTACTTATTAAAGCAATAGAGTTGTAATAACCTAATGCACCAATATATATCGGTAGATTTATAACGTCAACAAAATCAGGAACGTCTGTCATCATCTTGACATAGTCGCTATTTTCTAACGTTTCAGCTTTCCAGAAATCAAAGTCTTCTGGTCCTACACCTTCTAAGAAATCAAGAATAGTGTTGTCATCAGCATGTGAGTAAAGTAAACCGATATAATTCTTATCAGTAATAAGAACATTATCTTTCTCGTGATTTTTAAGTTGTACCACAAGTTTAAATTCATCAGTGTTTAAAACATCCGAATAAGAATTAATAATAATATCAGGTATAGCAAAATCATTATGTGTTACTTGAGTGAATGTATATTCCTCAATAGCACGATGAAAGAATCTACCATTTCTATTAGCAGTGGCACCATTCCTAGGATATATCCATATATCACAAGTGTTGTGAGTAATCACTTTATTATCAGGATTGAGACTTTTAGGAATATGAACAATGGTTTTAGATTCGTTGTCTATATCACTAATGAAATTCCTTCTCTCATTTGCATCAGCTAGGTCTATCTCAAATTCATCAAGAACATTAGCATCAGTAACAATTTCAACTATTGCATTAGCAATTGATATGTCACTTATATCAGTAACTTGGGTAGCAATACCATTTACATAAACAGAGGTTCCAGTTTGTGCAACTGCATATACTGCATTTATATCAGTACCACCGTCTAAAGTATATGTATCTATTGTAATGTCATGCTCTTCATCACTATCATAATAGAAAGCTACAAGCATGTTAGCAATATCACTTCCAAGTATAGAAGTAAATATACTTCTCTTGATGGCTATTAGAACACCTGGCTTCTCAGGGTGACTTACCAAATTGACATGTTCTCTAGGGAGCATTACTCCATCAGTATTGTGAAATCTTAATTCAATATTACTATCGTTCAGAAAATCAACAGCGTTAATCCAATCAGTATACCTTCTGAAAGTTATACCACTCATTGTTGATTCTGGAATGTAATAAACCTGATATTTTTCAGCAGTAGGAAGACCATATCTTTTCCACTCTAACTTTATGGATGAGTTAGCAAACGGTTTAGCTAGCACTTGTGGTTTAATATTTCTTCTATACTCTTTACCAGGTTCATTCCAAACTTTTCTGAACAGATACGAATTGAAGAAGTTAACTAATTTCGTATCTATTGTTTCTGCCATATTAGCGGTTTACTCCCTCAATTAATTGTTTGTCGATAATTATTTGATCTAAGGTTTTTTCTATATACTTCTTATCAAATCTGGACTTGTATATTGTAGACAGAATGGCGTGTTTACCACCAGCAGCTACCTTAAGTATTTGATGAAGGAAATAGGGTGGATAATCCATAGCTATTGTCATAGCGGTGTTGTCTGCAGATGATACTGAGAAGTACCTATACAAATTGGGTTTTGTTAGATTCTTCATTCTTGAAACACCAAACTGTTTAATGCAATCCACAACAGTATCAATATTCATAGATCTACCAGATTTGAATTCCACAATTTCTTTCAACAGTTCTTGTAGTCTAGCACCTGATAGATTACCTTTAAAAAGATGTGAAGTCTTTGTGAGTAACGTGGGTACTTCTGAAGATTCTTTAGGATCTGCCATAAGTTCTGCATAGTGCCATGCGAAAAGAAGTTTGGGAACAACAGATTCTTCATAATTCAAATTATATAGTCTATCCATAACCATTTCCATAGCCATGGTATAGTACTCTATGACGAAAGAAGCAGCCTTTGGAGATAGCCACTCTTTACTGTCATTATATGACATACAGAGAAAAGCCCTAACTAATGAAGAAATCAATTTTGGGATATCGTTTACTTGTAGTAAACCAGTCCTGTCGTTTCTATTAATAGAAAGGGAAGAAGTTATATTAACCCAACACTTTTGTAGTTCTGATGGTACATTGGTATCAATGTATTTTCCATCAATAACTACATCGTCAATAGTTAATATCTCTGGTAAGTCATCAACTGCGCCTCTAATCATACTGTACATGAATATTTCTTTAATCTTGTTTCTTTGAACGAGATTTTTAAATAAGGTGTTCATATGTGATGAAATCATAGGATTTACATCTGAGACAAGTTGAACATAACCTTCTGGTGTTTTATCCATAAGGTTTCTTTTTGCCACTAAAAACTTCGCAGCATCTTTTGCCATAGGTTTCAAATTGTAAACTTTGGCAAATTCGGTGTCAAGAATATTATTTTTTTGCATATATACGTTTTCCTCGTTTTGTCGATTTGTTAATCAAATAGACTAGATTTTTAATCCAGCATAAAATTGTCAATAATTAAGGAGGTTACATTGTGATCACAGAATCATATCCTCATTATGAGATCAATGTCATAGATGAATCGATCTTCACTCCTGTTGTATCGGAATTCTTGCCATTGCATCGCCCCGTGTATGCTATGAAGACCCAAAAGGGTCCGATTGGTGTACCACAATGGTGTCCTTCTATTGTTGAAGCTCGTAGGATCTTTGGAGCTGAAACCTTCAATGAATATTCTACGTACTTCTCAAAGGACGCCCTGTTTCTTAATACGACATTCCCAGAAAATGGTGCCTTCATTGTTCGTCTAGCTGACGATGCAACTGCAGAGACCTCCTGGGCTATTCTCGAAGTAGGTGTTACAGCCGCAGATGTTGTTCAGTATCAAAAAGATGGTGATGGTAATCGTATCCTAGATACTAATGGCGATCCAATACCAGAAGATGATCCAGGCGATCCTGGCAATCCTCTTACGGAAGCAGGTGTAGAACTTGAATGGCGTATTCGTACCACTCTTAATGGTGGTGAAGACTTCGACAATCTTGTACCTTATACTGTTGCAGGACCTCCTGACACAACATGGTATCCTTACATGACTTTTAAATCTGTAAGTCCAGGTGAATGGGGTAATGATGTTGCCTTCCAACTTTGGTACGATACTGATCAGAACGAAACTGGTAGAGTAGACCGTGCTGGTTCACTCTATTTTAATTTTGCTCCTACACAAAAAGAAGCTAATGGTTCAGGTGTTGATCCTATCATTGATTCTTTTAATAATACTTATAGTACTGCTGTTCTCAAACCTAACGTTATCGATGAATCGATTTCTATGAGAGTATCTCTAAATGATATTCTTGAAGCAGCATATGATCCCGATGCTAATAAACAACTTCCTTATACTATCAAAGTATATGCTAGTAATGTTGAAGCAGTTGGTGATGCTATTCGTGCAGTTGAAGTAAATCGCACTGATATGCTTGATGATGGTTGGTATGTTAACCCTATCTCATTAATAGACCTTGATGGTAAACCCTATGACCATGCTGTTCTCAGTGGTACCTCACTTGAGCTGGTCAAAGACGTTAATAACTATCTGTCTAATGGTGATGATGGTAATATAACAGATCCTGCTATCGAAACTCTCTTTGTTGATTTCTTGGAACTTACCATGAATCCAGACATTGTAGATGAAGCACGTTATCCGTTTACTCACATCATTGATACTGGTTGGACACTTCAAGGTGGTAAGTACGCCATGTGTGACTTTATGGCCACCCGTCAAGATGTCAAGGTTGTTCTCTCTACACAACGTGTTGCAGATCTTGGAACTACTTACACTGTTGTAGATACTGGAGCAGTTGCTGGTGAGATTGATGATGAAGATCTGATTGGTAAGACATTCAGTGATTCTGCTGGTAATGTATACACTGGTACTGATTCCAATACCCCTGGGTTCATTGGTTCTGATGTAACAGTTCATGATATTGCAACTTACAATGATGAAGCTACAGACCTTGCTGTTGGATCAGCTCTTCGTGCTCGTGCCCTGTTGATTCCTGAATCAATCATTAAAGGTACTGGTGCATGTCGTGCTTCTATCTTTATGCAAGCAGGTCAACTTGCTAGTGGTAACTATAAGGGTATCACTCCAGCAACGATTTGGTATGCTTTCAAATTGGCTGATTATCATAACACTGATCGTATGTCTCAAGCACCTGAAGGTCTTCCGAATAGTCGTGTTGACTTCTTTAAGTCTTGGAACTGGGCACCTGCATCTGAAGCTCAGAAGCGTCGTAGTTGGGATGAAGGTCTTAACTACTTCCAGTATGCAAGTCGGAATCAGATTCATTATGCTTCACTGCATAGTGTTTATGTACATGATACAAGTGTTCTTGCTATTGATGACTACACTAATGCAGTTGTTTACACCAAGCATGCTATGCGTGAAAGTTGGGCCAAACATACTGGTCTTACTAAACCTGCTGAAGACCTTCATGCTCTCATTGAGAAAGATCTTGGTGATCGTGTTAAAGTTATTTATAACGATCGTTATGAATTCAATCTCACCGTATATCAGACAAATGAAGAACAACAGCTTGGTTATGTTGACCATGTTAGGTTGGAACTCATTTCACCTGCTAACCATCGTGTATGGGCGGCAGACTTGATTGCGCAACGTGAAAATCTCGAAGGTTAAGGTGATCTATAATGGCTAATGAATCATTACTTACTAATGCTGCTGCTTTAGGCGCTGGAGCTGTCCAGACGGCTGCTGCTATGCTTAAGGGTGGTCAGCTTGGTGCTGGTTTTAATACCAGAAACCTAGATGCATCTACTCCCTTGACATTCACTCCGACTGTCTTGGTTGTTCTACAGATTCCTACGATGTATGTGAATCGTAATGAAGATAGTGACTTCGGTAAGACACTTAAAGCTCTTATTGAAACTCATGCAAAACAAGTAACTGGAATTGACTTTGGATATACTCTAGAAGTTGCTGATCAACCATTTGGTCACGACGGACAGAACATTCAAGTCCCAACACAGACTAAGAGAAGTGCTGTTAACCCTTCGTTCGTATTTCACGAATTGAAAGGTAACTTGGTATGGAACTTGTTCAACCGTTGGGTTCGTGATATCCAAGATCCAGATACTAATGCATCTATGGCTAGACTGAATAATGGAGCAGAACCTTTGGAATTTGTTTCCAGTACATATTCCATGACTATGCTTGCTCTTCAGTTTGATCCAACCATGCATCAAAAACGTATCATTGATGCTGCTGTTTATACTAACATGTTCCCGACCGACCCTGGTGGACAGATTGGGTTCGAAAGAACCATTGGTACCACCAACGTGAGGGAACGTACTGTTACCTTCAGTGCTATCGTTCTCCATAATGATAAGACACGTGAAGTTGGACAAAAGGTTGCTGAATCTCTACAGATCGGTCAATATGCTTATGATAACGTAGCTGTAACTCCTGATACAGTAAGTTCCAATTTGGCAAATACTGGTCTGTCGGATGAGATCTCTAAGATCCTCAACCAAGAGTCAGATGCTTAAAGTATAAATACTATATCAATTAATGATTATAGATTAAATGTATCCTACCTACGTTTGACGTAGGTAGGATACACTTTTTAATCTTTTTTAATTTACCATCTACTTCCACCACCCTCTTCTTCAACTTTCTTGTCTAGACTTTTCTTCATGTCTGACAATTGACGTTTGAAGTTAATAATGGCTTGATTGAAGTCCGCTATTTCATCTTGATCTATGTTATTAATGCTAGGTATATTTATAGCTCCGTGAGGTCCTAACTCAGCTGCAATCTTTCTGAGTACTAACTGTCTAACGAATCCTTTCATAGCATTATAAGCTTCTTTAGTCTCGTTATCATCAACACCAATAGTCTCCTCGTCAAAGAGTTTGTCGACCAATTGATCCACTGCATCTACAGCTTCCCTTAACTCTTCATATTGTGCTTTAGTTGCAGCAATAGTTGGAGTTGGGAGATTAACACTAACACCATTGATAACCTTATAAAGAACATCTTCAACTTTAGAAATCTTATCATCAGTCTGGTTCTCAAGATTGTCAGAATTGACAGTGTCATCATTAGCATCAACATCAGTTTTATCAGACTTATTAGTTATCTTAAGAATATCTATAATCTTAGTCATTAATTCTTTAGATGTATAGATATACTGTCTAACCAACTGGGTGGTAGTTTCTGTAACAACTAGCTGCTTCATCCTTACTTCATTAGCAAAGAATAAATTAGTAGTTGCTATAGATCTAGAATATTCATCTTCACTCAACCTATTTAATGCAGATGGAGGAATACCCATACTGAGTGTAACTAACTCTGACATTTTATCCATCATGTCAGTATCTGGTTCAGTGGAATTAGAGCCACCTGCATTGTCAGTTTGTACATCCAAATCTTCAAGACCTCTTAGACCTTTTGGGATAATGGATACTGAGTTTTGAATAAGATCTCGTGCGACAGTTAATGGATCGTGTTCGAAGTTAAGCATCCGTTTAGATACAAACATCTTTTTAACAGTGTCCATTATTTGCTCAACGTTTGTGGCTTGATCACCAACATTAAACTCAATTCGAGTTCTATCAGTTGAGTTCTTAATAGCTGTCAAAACATTAGCTATAACCATAGTGTTACGCAATGAAATGAGGAAAGAACTATCTTCCAGTATAGACTTACCTGTTCCGTCTGGACGATAACCGAAAGCATAATAAGCAACCATAGTTGAGGGTACAAATAAGATTCTAACCTTTGCTTTTCTGATAAGTCTTTGAAACAACGTAGTCATGATAGCTTGATGTTGTTTTAGGGTAATACCTTCAAGATCATTATCTCTAAGTTTTTCTTCAAGCATTTTTCTTATAGTGATACCAAACACTGTGGAAGCTGCTTCAAACTGTTGGTTTTTAGTAATATTGTCACTACCAAAAGAACCACCATATATGATTTGAGTACCCTCATTCAAAGTAGCATTACAAGAAGATTTACTCTTATTAGTGCTATGGTAAGGACTAGCTGCATCGCCAGTGCCTGTCTCATCAATGGGGTTACCAAATCCATCGGTTAGAATGAAATATCCTATATGTTCAGAAGGACTCCCAGGTACAGCTACAGGTATCACGGATTCGGAAGGTAAAGGTATAAGTGTCGGATGGTCTCCATCTTTTAGATCACCCTCATCACTACCAATAAATAATCTACCACCAGCTGAGCCATATAAACTTTGAGCAACTCTTTTCGTCAGAGTTTTTACTTTAGAATCCTTCGTGTCCTTACCAGACATGATAGATCTATAATCAGTGGTAAATGTGAAGACATCTTTTACCCTCTCATTAACCTTCTTTTTATTATCTTTTGCCGCTTTGACCATGGACTCTACTGAAGTCTTAATTTTACTATCTTCATCCATAAGGTCAGCAAACTGATCAGTAATGGCATCTTCAATGTCAATGTCTAAGATATTCAAATCTTCATTGTCTATTAAATTTAACTCTAAAGATTCTTCACTTATATTAACATCATTGTAACCTTCCATTTTTATAGATATGTTTTCCATACCTACACCTAGAACTTTACCTTCTTTAGCTAGCTCTTTTTCTAGATCCATCGCATCAGTAAGTAAAGATATGGGTCCTTTAGGCAAAATAAGAACTGGTTTGGCTCCGGACTCAAATAGTGCCTCACCTATCCAATCTGCTACTTTAGTGCTAAGCTTAAGATGATCATTAAAATAGGTTGTCAGGTCATTAGCAAGGTCCATTGCGGTTTCTGGTTCTATATCATCACAATCAACAGTGATAGCAATGCTGTCCGTCTGAACATCATTTGGAGACATGATAGTTGGAACAAGAACCATCTTAGCCTTACCAATTTCAGGAGTAAGAACTTTAAATCTTTGGATCTCTCTAGTTCTTTGAACAACGTTATCTGAAGTTCTGTTGAGATAAGTTTCAATATGACTTATCTTAGTCGAATCTGTTTTAGATGCTGCAAACCCTGGAAGGTATTCAAGTTCTTGATTACTAAAAGCTCCAGACGATAAAGGTGCGGACAAGTCATTTGATGGATTAGGTTGTTGATTAGTTGGAGTCTCTTTATTGACACCAAATAGTGAAAAAATTCTAGACCAACGCCTAATTGCTTCTTTATTATTCTCTTCTGCCATTGTATATATCTCCAGTGACATGGTTGTTTTATTAATTGGTAATTTTTTTAAGTATCTATTCAATAAAATGGCTTCACACAGACGTTACTGTAAATATTAACATTTATAATAGAGTGAATTATACCATGATCCAAACAGATATTTTCTTAACGGAAGTATATGACTTCTTAAAGTCTGCTACCATTAAGAACACATATTTAGCTGATGTTAAAAGAACTCAGCTTGAAGAAGTATCTGGTGTAGAACTTGATGATGAGACAGAGAATCCATACTATCTCAACCTTATCGGTGAATATAGTGATTTAGATCAAATGATGTATGTAACATCTATCGACGATGGCACTACTATTGAATTCACTAAATCTAATCTTGCTATACACCACAAGACATACACAACTTATAAGATACCAAATGAACAATTTCAAGATCTAATTGACACTTATCCGACTCAGGCTGATTTAATAAAATCGATACTATATCCAGTATCTAATATCAATGAAGCAATAGCTGCACCCAATTTTTCTTTATTGACGTACGATTCGGAACTATTGGAAGATCAAGAAGTTTCTTCAATACTAGATTCATTAACTACCTTTCTTACAATGTACAGAGAAAGGTGGAATATACCTGAGTTTTACTATGAAGCATACTACCCAATGACAGAGTGGTGGATGTTGTGGACATTATTACCATTAGTTATTTTCAGACAAAGAATATCTAATATAGGTACATCCAGAGCACATACTACTCAGATATGGGAATACCTCACGTCTAATGGATTGGGTGATTATCGAAGTGTATTGAATTTCACTGAACAGATGTTCTTATATAAGAATCTAAGATATTTAATTCAAAACAGAGGTAAAGACGGAACTCTATCTATACTCTCTGAGAACTTACTCTATCCTAGGAATACAGCATTAAGAGCAAAATCTGCCATGTTGTATACTGAGGATAGTGAAGAAACTGTAAGACCATCTGCGGAGTTTATCTCCAAAGATATTAGAGATTTAAGAACACCGACTGAAGCTCTGATAAATGGAATAGAAACTCATCAGGATATATTTGAAAGAGAAGTTGAAAATGGTCTAGAACCAAAACTTGATGAAAAGTATATTGCTGAACAGAAGCTTACTTTAGATCATTCTAAATTAGGTTGGTTACCTACAAAACTTGTGGAAATACAAAAACTCAATATCTACGATGAGTTTCATGAACTATATGTAAACATAATGGTAGAGACCATACTTTACAGAATATCTCGTGATGAGTTAGATTATAACTTAGAGATTAAGATAAGTGATTCTCAAACTATTCCATTAACAGTTAAAGAAGCTGTTGCTCTATTATTCTACACTATGGGTAGAGAATATGAAACTTCAGTAACATTATCATCAACCAATATTGACACTGTAGTTGGAAAAGAAATAACCTTAAATGATGGTAGTATAATCGCAGTTACTGAAGGTAATAAAAACGATTATGTTGGTATGACTGTTGATGTTAGGAACCCCTTCATGATTCCTACTACTGCTCATATTGTTCATGCATTTAAAGATGAGTTTCCGACTATAGAACAAGAGTTTCAATTCAATGATTCTATTTGGAGAATTAATCGTCTTATAGATTACGATGATATCTTTGATAGAATAGAAACCAATGTTGGTGTTATAACTACTCCCGAGAGATTGTTAGAACTTATTGATGGTCACTTTTTTGCTATTGTTACTGACATACGTGCAAAGCATGGAGTGTCAAACACTGCTTATCAGTTTGCATATGATTTACTTTACAAACAATTATTAGCAACTGAAACAATAACATTGGATTTTGGGATACCACATACTACCTATAATGAATGGTTTTCTGACAATCAGTTTTTGCAAGATGCTATCACATCTCTAGATAATAACGTTAAAGTTAAAGAGACTTATCATAATGTATCTAATGCCATATTGGAAGCAATTATACCAATAACTGAATCAACTCAGACAACATTTGATCAATTCACAGCTGAAGAGTTTAGGTTGATCAAGCAATTGTTTGTACAGTTATGCAGTTACAATATTGCTTTCTTAGACACCGAACTTTCTCCTAATACTTACATTAGGTTTGCACAAACAACCTATAATGACAAATGGGTATTAGATTATTTTGGTGAAATGGAATTTGATGCTAGTTTGTTTGACTCAAATGTTGAAGATACGATAGAGCATACAACCGAAATAACTATGGAAATAACAAAAGAGCACAACGTAATAAATCACAATAGAGTTAATAACTTTAATGGTTTATTCCCACGTGGATCTGTTGTTCCTGGTGGTTTTTGGACTATAGCTGATTTAGATGTCTCAACTAAATTTTGGCTAGATGCTCCTGACACATCTTCATTAGATTTAGATGGAATTCTTATCAATGAATGGTTGGACAAAGGTAGTTTACAAGCTGATATGACCCACAAGCAAGATTCGTATAGACCTTCTTATGGTGTTAGATCACAAAATGGATTACCAATGGTATATTTCGATGGAACCAATTCATTGTATCACACTACTAATAAATCTGCTCAATTGCTTGATAAAAATAGCGATATCTATATATTCACCATTAATGCTATTGATCAACTTAATAGTTATGCTGGTGTTGTAATGAGTTTTAAAAACGAAGATGCAGATTATCAACATAATAGATTTAGAGGTATTGGATTTAATACTGCAACTGTTCTAGAGTTTAGTCACGTTTACTATGATGATGGCGGAACTCCTATATTTATATCTACCATGCAAGATGGTAGACCAATTCAGGGTGATTATAGTAGTGCATTTAGTAGTCCAATAATAAACTATGGTGATGTTAATTTATCTGTGACTAGATACAATAGAACAGAAGATCTTATTCAGCAAACATTTGCTGGAATCAATGGTGAAGATTTGGTTCCAGGTAATGTATCTATATGTGATGATTTTGATGCCACTGCGTTCTTTATAGGATCTCATGGTTCAGAAACCACAGCTCTACCTATTTGGTTCCAAGGTGCTATAGGTGAAGCTGTTATTGCTGTCAACCCCAGTCTTATAGATGTCAAAAAGATAGAAGGTTATCTAGCCCACAAGTGGGGTATAAACACATATCTTCCTTTGGATCATCCATATATTGCAGAAGCACCTCTCAGAGAACCTAGGACCAATGGTGTTACTAACTCTATAATCAATAGGATTAATAGATTTGATCTTATACAAAGTTCTGAATACAGAACGACGGAATAGAACAGTTTTAAATAATCATCTTTATTCTATTGACTAATTTTATAGGTAGAATAAAAAAAATAAGGAATTAAAAAATATGCTTGAAAGCACCTTCAACACAAAGAACAATGTCAATACGATATTGGGCTTAGAAAATCAACTAAGGGCCCAGATGAGTGCAGGCTTCACTGCTAGACTTGATACTACTATCAATTCTAAAAGGAATGTACAACCACTCATACTTCCAGATAATAATCCGACCTTAAAATATTTTGGTATCGGAATTAATGGTTATTACAACGTCAATGATAGTACTCTGTCACAACCATATCTCGCATCTGTTGAAAATATGGATTTGTATCAACCTATTCCATTTCGTTGTGTTCCAGTTGCAGATGATCTTGATCCTACAACAATGTTGAATTACCGTATGCGTACGAGAGAGACATTCGATGGCGAAGATTACTTCTGCTATTGGTTGAAAATGATCACATTCCCTGATGACAATATTGATATCACACAGGTTAACCTTCTAAATAACCAAGAAACACCTTATGTGTTCTCTCCGTCTAACCTAACACCCACCCCAGTTCCTAGCAATGGGATTGATACTATCGATGATGCAACTGCTAAAGTTATTGTATCTATGGATGGTGTTGTTCAGGTAACGGGTGCTGAAATAGCTGAAGCTATCGAGGTTATTTATGGTGGTGATTATCGTCTGGCTAGAATCAGTGAGTTTGGTTTTTACACTGGTGAAGATCAGGATGTAACTGCTCAAGACCAAGGTGGTGTTGATTTCACTATGACTGAAGCTATCTATGCACAGCTCGCAACACATCGTACCACTACTGGTATTGATATGTCAGATCCTGCTTCAGTACTTGAAGAAAATGTTATCTATCGTAATGAAGATAGTTTGATTTTTACCTAAAAAAATAAATGAATTTAATAAGTAGTGCTAGGCATATGCCTAGCACTACTTATCATTCGTCATCAAATCTTAGTACTTTCTAATAACATAAATAGATACTTAGAAACAACTGGTAAATAGTTGCATGGTATCAAATCTTCCACTTGTCTTCTCAATTTAATAAGATTTTTAAATGAGAAATCTGGAGTATAAGTATCATTTATATTTATGTTATTTCTTTTGTCACCAAGGCTAACAAACCCTAGTATAAACTCTTCCGCTTCATCTTCTATAGAGATGATTCCATTATCTATTTCATACATACGTTGTTTTACCAACGTCAGTTGATCCATTACTGACTTGGCATATGGATCCAAATGATCGTGCTCTGTATCATATAAACCAGAGAACTCCAATGAATCCAAAATATTAATCTCCATTAATTTAGTTTCCCTCATATATTAAACATAGTCAGACAGAGTCTGACTATGGGTTACTTGGTAACACTTCAAAATTTTCATTTGTCGGAATCAACAGCTATAATAATCAGAAATGCTGCTACTATTATTGATATTATAGAAGCAACCATTATCCCAACAGGTTTTTCACTATCTCTTATTGCAACTTTGTCAACCACAGGACCTGGTTTATATCCCTTGGTAAGTATTTCTATAAGTTGTGCTAATTCAGCACGAATCCTATCTACTCCATCAGATATTTCAGGCTCTATAGCCACTTGTATACCAACAGATATTAACTCAAGGTTTAACATTCTGTTCACATCATCAACTGTTTCAGAGATTAACTCTACGGTCTCTGTGTTTCTAGTGACCAAGAGTTCATCCCTAGTAATGTCTTCTGGAATACCGAGTAGCCGCTTAGTTTGTTTGATACGCTTATTCGCAATACCAAACACTGTACGCATTCTCTGCATACCATACATTTTGTCATGATCACTATTCATTTTTATTAATCTATATGGTCTTTTATTTACACATGTGATACACTTATCTAATAACTCTAAATAAGGCAATATGAGACATGGATATGCAAGCTATAGCTTGCATATCCATACCTTAATTTCCGTTTTAATAGAACCTAACGGATTTGACAGGAGCGTTAACACCACTCCTTAAATCTTCTTCTTCAATTAAGATGTGCTGAACAAGTTCACCCCCGATATCTTCCATTTCACGGGTAAGCTTTTTTCCAATCTTATGAACCACATTCCATATGGCTTGAGGAAAATCTTTAACACCAAGTTTTAAATTCCTTGATGTCTCGGTTATTTCGTTAACAATGAATTTCTCCTCTATTAAAGAGAAGACATATTTAATTCTGTACATGATTGCCTCCTATCGTGTACGGGTTGTTGTATCACAGGTGGTGAAGATTGTTCACCACCTGTGAGTGTAGGTAATTACCAGTGAGTTATCACCGATAAATTGTCGAGAGTTTCTCCTAACGTGAAGGTTTGTGAATACATTCCATCAACAACAATGATCTCTTGTGGTTCAATACCACCAGCATCACCAAGGATGACGTATTCGTAATCACATTGCGGTTCTACGATAATGTTACAGGACATCTTTGGTTGTAACTTGCTAAACGAAGATGGATTTTTGGGCTTATCAAAGATGACATTAATCTTGCGCCTCACACCAAATATAGCGTACTTGGCTGCCAGGTTCTTTTGAAGATTAATTATATCCTTATCTGGAAATCCATAAACGTCTTTAACCAATTCTTTCTTTTCAGGTATTGGTAGATTTTTACAAGAAGATAACCAAGGGCTATTCATACCAAATTCTGTTGGTTCTGCAATAATGCAGTTTGCGATTTCAGAAATCACATTTCTCATTATCTCACGCATACGTGATTTATATCCATGTACAGATTTGAATTCTTCCAACTCTTTATCGTTTGTAAGAATAGAATCAATATCCTTAGGCTTTCTAAGAAGAATGACTTTCTTTGCAACATCACTATGTTGCAAGAACCTACTGGTAGTATAACTGTTGATACTCCTCAATAAGAATCGTAGAAGTCTTTGTACTATACCACTAGGCACATTTTTAAGGGCTTCATGAAATTCGTTAAACAGTTCATGATCGGAAAGATTTCCGATTTGTCCACTCATAAGATTTTGCATTGATTCTTTGATCTTTACAAAATCTTCTGTTGGAATATCTGTTAACTGATAATCCAAATATGTTAGAGATACAATACATCTTCCAGATGGTTTGACAGTTTGGAGATAATCAACAATATCCTCATGACCCGAGAAAGCCAATTCTGTTTCAAGGTTTAAATGACAGAATGTTGATTCATCATCCGCATCATAAAATATGGCTTCTCCATCGCTACCAACAATATCCAATTTGCTTGTTGTAGTCTGTTTTGGAAACCTATATTCAGATACCTTCTTTTCAATTGTGGGTTGTTCCACTTCTTGAGGTTTAGTTGGTTGTTGTTGTTGTTGGGGTTGAGTATTGCCGTATGGTGAGGAGTAAGCACTCCCTCTTGTTGATGTGTTATTTGAAAACATGTAATTTTGAGGTTGTTGTGGTTGATAACTTGGCTGTGGTTGATAACTTGGTTGTGGTTGGTAACTTTGTTGTGCAAATATAAAACCCAACGATACCCCTGCAGTTTGTATTTCCCTATTTACGAACTCACGCAAAAAAGTAGTGTCTGGATTCTGTCGAATAGAAGCCAGTTTTTGAGTTATTTGTGCGATACCTTTTTCATTTAACCATTGGCCAAATCCGGCTATGTTAACCATATTGGGGTTAGCATGTTGTAACCATTGATTACATTCATTAGCAACTACATCTATCATTCCTTGATATGGTGTTTGGCCACCATAATGATTATACATTGAGTATACCTCCTGTTGGTTGTGTGGGTTTATCAAAGTAGTAATATATACATATATCAATTATGAAAAAATCTGAGTAGGGAGATTAATCTCCCTACTCTATTCTGAAACTCTCTTTGTTTAACTAGTGGTATCAAATACGTGTTCTACCACTTTCTTAAGTTCTTCATCAATAATGAATGTTCCATCATTACCAATATTTAAATATGGATTTATAGAACCATTAGCTATACCTGATGTTGGTACAGTTTGAATTGATTCAACTATGATCGAAGAAGGATGTGACTTCAAATGATCAATAGGCATATTTGAGCGTTTAGCTTCTCTCGACATCTCAACATTACCAAATGTTCTAAACTTCTTCCCAGTTATAGTGAGAAGTGCATTATCGTTGATGATGGTTGGCATGGATCTAAACAATTGAGATCCTATCATCCATCTACAATTCTGACCAGCTGAAAACATCAGACGTTTTACAGAATCAATGGTTAGGCCAGGTTTAGCATTTATAATTTGATTGAATAGTTTGAGATTAAATTTTTCAATCAGATTACTTGTCAACTTGTCAAGGCTAGCCAGTTTCTTATTGTACAAATCATTAAGTCTGGACGATGACAAATAATCGTCTATATTGTTGAATATCTCAACACATAGATCATCTATAGACCTGACATTAAGCCCAATTGATCTAAAATTCTCTAGTGATGGTTCGTCCAATAATGAATCGTTCATAGCTAGATGATCTGAGGCATTCTGTTCTCTTAGAACATTGTTAGGTGCAGAGGGAAATGTCAATTTCCCAAGAACAACTCGATAATACACACTGTCGTGGATTATATTAATATCGAATCTTCTATTCACCTTATAGATGACCTTAAGACTTATAATAATTCTTACTGCCTTTTTATCACCCCACATGTCTTTATCTATTCTGATATATGTGTTATCATTAACTTTGACCCACACATAATCATCACAAGTGTCACATGTGTCAGTAAGCACTATCTTACCACCAAACCCTAACATTTCCATAGATTTGGTAAAACCATATTTTGCTAATAGATACAAAATAATTGGGGGTTTAGAACTAGCCTTTAAGTGAAGCTGACAAGTAACATTTATTCCTGTACTGTATCTACCTTTGGTATCTATAATACTAAAACGTTGTTTGTCTTCATCTAAAAAGAATCTAAGGTTAGCTCTCATTACTCGTAAAGTGACAGTGTCTTTATCTAAGGCCATACCGCCTACCTCTACTATAGCAAAAAGAGGATAATAGTCTACACCATTTAGAGTGATGGCATGATTGACTATAAGTGGCATGTCTACATACATTGATATTTTCTCATCGGAAAACGTAAAGTCATATCTGATGGTTCTAACGTTTGATACTCTTATATCAAACTTTCTATTGTACTTCACTTCTTTTCTTAAATACTCCAACCTTTCTTCAGGGGTTAGTTCAACATAATCAACATATTTGAAGATTTTTGCAGCATCTCCAAATTTAGACTCTAATGTCTTCATAGATTGCTTAAACAATCTATCTAAATAGGCTGGAATTTGTTCTATCTTTTCTTCTCTATATCTAGAGAGTAGATAATCATTGAACCGTGGGACTTTATCTCCCAATTGTTCAAGCAAATGTGACCACATTACTCCTCCTTAAATTTTCCTACAATCCATGGAATTATAACTCCAACTGCCACACCACTTGCCACTTTGAATACCGTAATGAATAATTTTGTGGTTTCCGCAGTTGTAGCTAACTTAGCTTTCTTAAGTCTTTCTTCTGATTCGTATCGTTTAGCTTCATATGTTCTTAGATCTTGATCTAATTTACTCACTTCTTGTCTTGCTTCAAATACAGTCTTCCATTCATTTAGTGAACGAATCTTATCTTCTAAGGTTGTTATTGTTTCTTTATGCTTTAATTTTTCATCTCTATGTTTGTCTTTAAGTTCATTTAATTCCAACTTATGTGCGGATTTAAGATTCTCTATTACTCTTTCATGATCCTTACGTTCATTAGTCATCATTTTGGTGACTTTATCATATACGACTCTATCATTATCTTGCAATTTTGCAGATGCTGCCTTAATTGCATCGTCTGAGGTTAATCCCAATGTTAGAAATATTGATCTAACTTCAATAGATAATGATCCGTTTTCAAATAATGGATCTATATCGATTACTTCACGAATGTATGACCTATCCCTAGAACCTGCTATTACAGTCAAGGTTGCATTAGTTTCATTTGTTGGAATACATAAAACTTCCATAGAGAATGGACTTGTAGGGTTGAAAGCACCATATATCTTCTCAACTCTTCCTTTGGGGTCTTTGACCAGGAAGTGTAAATAAATACCATCTTTAGAACCAACAATACTTTGGACAGCTTCTACTATCTCTGCAGATGATGTTGATGTACTATTTGGATGTCTTAACGTATGACCTAAATCTGGATTTGTAATTATTGCATCTATTTCTGGTATATGAGCATATGAAGATTCAATATGCCATTGTGGTATAGTTATTCTTTTGGTATCTAAAGCAGTGTCAACATATGCTTGTTCACGTTTAACAAACTCTCTTCTTTCACCATTGTTTTTACGAACTATAATTTCAACAGTATTGTTAATATGTCTTACCGGCTCTATAACCTCTTGACTGTTATTATGATCAATGATCACAATATTATTTGTTGTACGGTTGATTATTAATAGTTCGTAATAATAACCAGCCTCTTTTGTGCTGATGCGATGCATCTTGCACTCTAGTTTAGATATACTATCCAATTTTTAAACTCCACTTGTTTCGATTTCTAGTATTAGAATCGTGTAGCTATAATCGTAATATATATTTATTAATGAATTGATTAAGCCACAAAAATAGTGAAGTCTATCGCACCTTAAAATGGTGCGATAGACTGTAAAATAATATATAAAATTCAAATTAATAAACCTTTACAGGTTCTGGTACAGGATTAAGCTTCCTAGATCTAACCTTCTTATTGTTTCGGTATATCTCTATTCTATCTTCCGTAGAAATATTTTCATTTAAGATATGTATATATCCCGTCTGATCTTGGAAAGTATCACCAAAGACAATACTCCTTTCTCTAACTCTCACATCTCCAGAGGAATATACGTTACTAACACCATTTGAATTACTGCGTGTGAACTTAGAAGACGGGTTCCTCTTAACACCTGATTCTGGAAGACTATTTAATCTTGGATTAACTAATCTTTCAACCATGGCTCTTGCCATCAGCTGTCTTGTTGGAGACACTACACTTTCATATACATTAGTCTTCTTATCTCTAGTAGCATTCCATATATCTCTAGCATAGAGAAGATCTTCACCTGGATTAAATCCAAATGGTAAAGTCTGTATAAGTTGGTCTTTTGTAAGACCAGCTAATGCTAATATAGATTCAAAAGATACTAAGTCTTCTGCTGAATCTCCAACTATTGAAGCACTTGCTTTTATAGCATCTTCCAAATCACTCAACTTTGTTGTTTCAACAGTATTGACTATAATAGCTAATGACTCAACAGACTTCCCAGCTATCTCACGTGTAGCTTGTGAAAGAATAGATGCAGGTAATAATGCTAACTTAGTTCCGCATTCGGCAAGTTTTTGCCACAATGTCGGATCTGCTAAACCAATAGCAACATCCAAGATCCCTAAAAAACCGGCATCTGCTTGAACCGATAGTAAATTAGTTGATGTGTCTAAATTGTCACAAAAATTAGCAAGTTCATTCACTTGGTCTTGTATAAATTGTAAACCATCCAACAAGTCTTCATAGACTTCTTGTGCTAATTCTACTGGTCCCATAATAGCAGCTTCAGCTTTAGCCAAGAAATTAGACAACTTTGATATCTTGTTACATTCAATAGAGAATTGTGGTATTTGAGCTATAGCTGTTAGTCTAGCATTTTGATTAGCAACAACGTTAGCTTTATGTTCGACGACCTTCTCGTCAGTCGTACCTGCTAATGCAGGAGTACACCTAGCATCATACTCTGCATTTATATTAGCTAAGGTTTCTTTGTTTATAGCTATCTTTTCTTCGTCAGTTAATCTGTTCCACTCTTCATTAGATATCTTACTAGGAGATTCTCCAACTTCAGATATATCTGGTTTCTTAGGAGTGGATACAAACATGTTGTTTTTAACAGGCATAGTTATTCCTCAATTAGATTACTTTCAATATGCATTGCATCTAGGAATACTTCAGTAATTTTTGCAGTTCTACTAACAGTACCACCACTAAGGGTATCTAATGATGCATCACCCTGTTCTTCTAGTTGACTTCTAAATTCACCATAACTAGAAATATCACCACCCCTAACTGTAACTAACTCGTCAAGGGTTCTTCTCAAACCTCTAGAATGTAATCCTTGAATCTCTGGGTTAGATAAAGCTGAACTTTTATCTTTACCAGTTACTTGACCAGTAAGACCATCTATAGTCCTATCACTATCTGGTACAGACATCTTCTTATCTAAAGTTTGTTCCATTCTCCTAACGGGAATGTTGTATACAGGATAAGTATGTCTAGTTAAGTATTTTCTTCCAGTATTAGGATCAGTGATCCATATCCTGTGAAATAGTTTACAACCTATTCTTTCAGCAGTATCTAGTATATTTTTAGCAGGGACCCGTTCTTTCATATTTGGAAGATATATGTGAAATTGCCATTTACCTTCAGAAAGATCTTTCATCAATCTTTCGAATTTTTTATCTGACATTTTCATGAACAGTTCTTCATACCTTTTATAATTATACCCTCCAGGATCTATGTCCTTAAACCCTTTCTTGATATATGCTAATATTTTTTTCTTTTTTTCTGCAATGGACATGTTAATTATCCTCATATTAAAACTTTTGAATTATGCATAATATGGCAAAATAAAATTTTTATATAGTAAGGGTCTAGTATACACATGCACCTAGGTGCATGTGTATACTAGATATTTTCATTTAATGGAATATATGTAAGACCCTTTACCGAGTTTACTTATCCTTCTACCATCATTGACCATTCTCTTATTGAGATCTATCTTAACATTAGAATCCGTTTTAATGTCAGATGTTTTAATAAGTAGATGTCTTACATTGCATCTATTCAGATATTTGTTCGGTACAGAGACTGCAAAATCACAATCAACCCTAAACACTCCAAGTATTTCAGTCTTCCCTATAGCCACAGTTAGAACTTTACCTTTACCAACAGTAACTCTAGAAAATCTGATATTATTCTTTTCTCTACTGTTACATGTGGCAACTATAACTTCATCGGCGACCATATCACTAAAATATATGGAATCGAACAATGCACCTCTAGCACCAAGAGTTTTTCTCAAAGATATATTAGAAGTAGGTTGTTGACTTACATTGTAGGAACTATCAATAACCAACATCTGATCTCCAACAAAGGTTGTACTTAGATCTTTAGATGTTCCAATTCCTTGAACTCTACTAACAGCACCATCATTATTCATGCATATTGTAAACTTAGGTTTGAATCTAGTTACAATGTAATCATCGGCTACGAATTCCCTAGGATGTTCTATACTGTCTTCAGTATAAATCATTTCATCTTTAACTATGAATTTGTTCTTAGGTCCAGATGGGTATAGCACAATATCCGTTTCATTATTTCCAAATCTAGAAATATATTCATCAATTTCATTTACTGACCTTGTTTGTATAAAACCATTGTCTACACGTATAGCGCCAGTAAAATCTGGGAACATACATTTTCTAGGATATTGTTTAGCATACTTGCGTTGTATCTCATCAACATCTTCGTATATAGCATCATCAATAGCATTAAATTTTGCTTTCATGAGATCCAAATGTTTTTCTATCTTCTCTTTTTCAAGAACAAGTGCATCCTTACCTTTTCTAGTTAAGTCTGCCATAGATATCTCTCTAATGAATCTAGCTTGTGCCTCAGTTAAACCAAATCTTTTTGCAAGCTTGAGACAGGCTTCAATATCATCTTCACTTTCTTGAAAGATCTTAGTGACAGTGTTCGTATGATCTATTATAATAATCTGAGCTTCAAGTTCACGAACTTTTCTAACATATCTATTCTGAACTATTTTCAACTCATTTAAAATAGATTTAACCCTTTCTTGATACCATATTTCTACAATATTAATAGGTGTCATATACTTACAAACACCATCTGTATCAAGTAGTAATGTATTTGGATTAAATTTTCCATTAAAGTGAGAAAGTTCCTTTAACTTTTCTAAAGCTAAAAATGGTGACACACCACGCTTCATAGTCAATTCTAGACTAGCTTTTACATCACCAGTGCTATGCTCTCCAACTTCATTGAAGTGTTTGTGCATAAATTCCAATTTACTTTGAATAACTTTAGGCGTGTAACTATTTAATTTCTCTACCATGTATGAGCCAAGTTCTTTGTCTACTTTACTTGGAGATATTCCCCAAGGTAGTGAAGTAATAGTTATGTTATTTTGATGTATTTCCAAAATACCATCTACTACAACTGGAACATCATAATTGCCAAGTGAATATTCCTTCATTAATTTAGATCTGTTTCTTAGCAAACCATAAATAGGAAAGTCTGGTATTAATAATTCTGCAGTCTCACGAAACATGACATTGTTAGGAATGGCATTACATCCATATTGCTTCTTTAAGGAGATATACTTCTTGACTAATTCACATACAGAATTTAACTCAAGCATGGCCAATTCTGTTTTATGTCCTATAGCCATACCAAAATCTCCAGTGATCAACGCCATAGGTATTTTTGGTATCAGGTACTCTGGCTCTACACCTTCACCATATTCGGTTTGAACATATTTATAAACTTCTTTATCTATCCCATTGAAGAAAACATCCTGAGTAAACTTAGCGGAATACACATCAAGATATTTTGGAGCAGAAGCTTTTCCTCCACCATACATACCCACATTAGTATCTGAAGATATAAGTGGTACTATATTGTTGTAGGGTTGCGCTAACCTAGATATAGCATCATTAATAGACATATCACCTGATGGGTGATATTTTTCTAATGTGGAACCTGTAATAGCAGTAACACGTCTAGGTTTTTCATTTGTGCCTATCGTCCAAAGTATTCGTCTAGCAACACATTTTATACCATCTATAACGTGTGCTATCTTTGTTTGTAAAGTGGATTGTCCATACAAAGCATAGTTTCTAGAAACTGCTTCAGATACAGAGTAACCACCATCTTTAATCTCCATTCAAAAATGCCCTTATTTATTGAAAAGTTTAATTGTGTCGGTTTGTATATAATGTCATTTTAGTTTGAAAAAATACCATATATAGATTAAAAAAATGTTTCGTAATGGCTTAAAATAGAGTACTGTGATAGATGTATCACAGTACTCTATATGAAGTCGTTTCAAATTATTCAGAGTTAACTATTCTCTCCATAGTTTGGACGTAATTAAACTCTTCAGTTTTACCATCTGGATCTGTCATAGTAACAGTCAGATCAAACTTATAATTCAAAACACAAGCAAATAATTTTACAAATGTTTTGAATGACACTGGGTCTCGTTTGATTGCATGCAACAAGTTCCCTGCACCTGTTGGTATTTTCTTTGGAACTTCTTGTAAAACATCATGGGCGTAGGATCGGTATTTCTCTGTAACATACTGTTTAGTCATACCTTTCTCAAAACACATTGCCCTTAATAATTGTGTAAGCTCATCTCTAGAAGCCATCACATCTTCCTTAGTAAAGAGAAGCTCACCATGTAGATTTCTATTAGGAATACCTTCTGCTTTGACGCTGTTCAAAGAAGCAAGAAAGTTCTTCGTTATAGAAGATTCCACATGTGGTTGTGGATTCACTCTCATATTGCGTTACCTATATTGTGTTATTAGTGATCAATCGTATAGTTCTCTCAATTGTATTTTCCTAACACTAGGAAAAAGTTCTTTAAATTTTGTTGTTCTTTTCATATATGACAACACTATTGTGTCTGTTATCATTAATATTTTGGTTGCATCAAGGTAGTAATCATAGGTACTCAACTTATTAACATTTCTATCAAACCATTCACTTGCACCGTATTGATTGTTTTGAATTTCAGAATCTGGATTGCAGATGATATTAAACTTTCTAGATTTTGAAAGAATTATCATAAGGTCTGAAATAAATTCATCTCTATTAGGTATTAAGGAAGTGTCAGGCTTATGTAATATTAAAGATTTATGTAATAAACCATAAATTATCTTCTCATACATATTTGTGGATGTATTAATAAACCTTCTCAATACATCAAAATGTACATTGTCATACAAATCTCTACCTTCAAGGACGTTCATCAATTTTTTCGAAACATTTTCACCACAATAAATCCTACTAGCTACTCTCAGTATAGATAATAGATTAATGTAAGATCTCCATGCAGAAAGTCCGGTTAAATTATTACAAGCGTAATGAAGGTAGAATATAGCTTCAATAAATTGTCTACCTGCAACTTCAGGTCGTTCACTATGGATCCAATAGTTGCTATAGACAATCTGAGTATCTATAAATCTTTCAACCGTTTCCATTATGCTCCTAAAATATAAATCGTGGTTAATAAGTATATACTACATCGTAGTAGTAATATATTAGTGTTTTATTGATGAGATTATAACGAGAAGGATAGGTATGGTGACCATTTGGTCACCATACCTTAATATACTTTTTGCATCACTATAACAAATAATCGTCGTCTTCACCTCCAACAAACTGACTCACTAAATCCTTACGTGCTTGAGTATCAACTCCCAATACACGGTACAAATCATCGACATCGCCTAAAGAGGTCAAAGTAACAAATGATCTGGTGGCTGGATCTAGACAAGTTTGTTTCAGAACGTGTTTTGGCATTTGGCCAAGACCTTTCATTCTGCTGGTGTTAAACAACTCGCTTACTTGCATGAATGTGTGATACAACTCCATCAACGTAACTGATTGATTCTTATATAAATCTGTTAGTTTAGTTGATATTAGTAATTCAATTTTATCGAATGCTAGAGGCCCTAGTTCTGGCATGATAAGTCCTGTGATATCACTTACCACATTATTTAGAGGTACCACGAATTCGTCTGCACCTGAAGTCATGATTAGACTATTGTTGGCTTCTTTATATCCACAATAGTCAAGATTTAATTTTTTAGCAATAGCTTTGGTATCTATTCTACCTTTCAAATGAGGTAGACAATGCATAAACATTTCTAAAATACCTGGATGTATGGCTAATCGCTTTGCTACAGATTCTATCGTTGTTCCAACCCTATGGATAAGATAGTACATTGAACGAAATTCTTCTTCATCCAATAGTCTTTCTGTATCTCCACACTTTAATTTTATATTTATAACACGTCTAGCTGTTTCTGATCTAGCGTCCATTAACGCTGCTTTATCACGAACGAACAATGATTTATGTTGGACACGATGTGTTAGTATATACAAAGGGGGTGTGGATAATCTTACTCTTTTCTCTGCCAATATAAGTGGATTGATACTATAAAGAATACCTAACATCAATGCCGATATGTGATAGCCATCTGGATCAGCGTCAGCAAGTATGCTTATTGTGCTAAAATTCATATTAGACAGATCGGTATCTCCTGGACTAACACCTATTATCTTAATAAGATCTTGATAAGCTAAATTCTTTCTAATTACAGAATAATCCTTCTTGAATGGATTTACTGGTTTTCCACCAGACATCCATATTGCTTGTGTGTCTCTATCACATATCTGTTTGATGGTTGTCATAGCTGAATCACCCTCAACCATGAACAACTCAATTTTACTAGGATCTTTTTCACGACATGCACAGTACGATCCAGGTTTATTTAAACTATACGCTAAGTTCTTCATAGAAGCACTTAGATTCAATCCACGATCATTGAATTTGTGATATTTAACTTCAATATCTTCAGCAATCATTTCATATAAATCTAACCAGTACTTCTTACCAAGATTTTCAAAAGTCTTTACTAAATGTGCCTTATAAAGTTTCAAGAATCTTGCATTAGTAAAGTTTGTTTTATCTTGATCTTTAAATGCTGCTCCTTGATACTTGGCCATAACAATAGAGTGGAATGGTAAGTTGTATTGTTCGATAAAGAAATTTCTTATTTCTGAATCGTCAATAAAATCTGTCATTTGCTCTTTGATAGCTTCTCTAAATCCCACTAAATGTACAGCCGACTTGTTATATATCTGAGTCATGTTAACTGCAGATATTAGTTGACCAGATCTTTTGTTAAAATCTGAAGTCAGGAAGAAACTTATCTCATACCCAAACTCATCATTGGAATCATTTGGATCTAGAACTTTCTCAAAGGTTTCACTATGCCACTCAATCTTGGCTGTCAGACCATACCTTTTTCGCATGTATTCGGTCGGTGTACAACTACACGACGCTTCGAACGATAAGGTCTTCTTAACATTATGTAAGTTACTTAATACATCTAAAGGTTTTCCTATGATGTCAGGATCTTTTACTCTATTTGTACTATTCCAAACTCTAACAGTAAGATTCTTTGTAAATACTACTATAAATTCAATAAGATCTACAATCTGTCTATATCCACCATCTTCATCAAAGAATTTGTCAGTTCCTACAAGAATGTCTGAATCGGGTTCGTAAAATACTGTAGTTCCATAAAGTTCACCATCAGTTATTTTCTTTTTATTAATTTGCTGATGGATTATTTCACCACGATCAACAGATACGATTGCGCTACCTTCTTTCCTTCTAGTTATAGCGCAAAATCTTCTAGATAATGCTGCTGTAGCTTTAGCCCCAATACCATTAGTACCCACAGATGCTGAATAAGCTTTATTCCACTTACCAGATGTTCCTAATACTGTGAAACAAGGAACTAAAGATTCTAATGGGATTCCTCGGCCTGTGTCATGTATTATAACTTGATAATTTTTGCCATATTTAATAAATATGATATCAGTAACATGATCTTTGTTTGGTGTTGTTGTGGCTTCGTCAACTGTGTTGTCAATTACTTCCTTTACTAACTGAAATTGACCTTGTTGTTTTTGATCATCGAAACCGTATACACCTGCCCTGTGACGAACGTAAGCCAACCCTTCAATTGTCTGTACATCCGCTGATGTGTATTTAGCCATTTATAGTCCTGTCTTCAATTGATTGTTGTTGTTTCTGTTGAGTGTAAAGTTTATTAAATAGTTGAACATTAGTTGGAGTTTGTCTATACTTATTGTATATTTCAGTAGCTAGATTTGGATGAGCTCCTGTCATATTAATCATAGTAACCGGATCAGCCCCTTCTTCTCTAACTAAGGTAATTAGCCTATTAATCATCAACTCTCTGGAAAAAACTATAGGATAGTTATATAGTTGACCAATTTCAGTAAAGACTGCTCCTACTCTTATTTTGTAAATGATAAATTCATGAACTCCTGTTATGTGATGAATCTCCCTATCACACAATTCATTTTGAAATAAAGAAAAAATGTGATGAATATCGTCCTCATCAAGAGCTTCGATCTCATTTATAATTTGTCGTTCAAAACTTTCATTCCAACTTTTGATTTCCATATAATCAGACCAAGTCATACTCATTCTCTTTTCCTCCAATATGTATATTATTATTTAATGAACTTAAAAAGTATGTCTTCATATATGTAATATATATTTATTTAGTGAACGAAAATAATGTAACCTACTGGGCAATGCCCAGTAGGTTACATCAACGCAATGTCTGATAGAGAATCAGATGTCATCTCCCTTATCAGAACAACCAGAACCGATAAGCAGGGCATGGAGTGACATGTTGATTTCGACCAACAACCGATCGTCATTTTTCGTTCCAAACTTAAAAAGACCACACAGACTCAGCTTGGATATGGCAAAGGAGCAACCATAAATTAAGCACGAAAAGTGACATGAACACGTATTGACAACAATTGACAACAACAGAAAACGCAAGTTTGGTTGGTATATTGTCATACATAATATGTATAGCTATAAGTTAATTTTTTTTAAAAAAGGTGTTTTATTATGGACAATACTAAAGATATAGACGATCTTTTTTCCAACATAAATTCTTTGGCAGATGAGAATCATCTTAGAAGAAATTCATTAATTTCTAAAGTCATGCAAGCAATTGAAAAGACGGATTTTACTCCTGAAAAATTGCGAGCTAGTGAATTAGAGAGTAGACTTGGAATGATTTCAACAGTTGATAGTTTGATGAAAAGTCAAGAAGCTGTTCAGATAAATAATTTGAAGTTAAATCTACAAAAGAAAAGCGATGACGATGATGCTGATCATGCAGGTAGAGTCATTGAACTTCTTCAGCAGATTGCACCAGATATGGTACAGAGACCTTCTGAAGGTAATCCAGTTGATCTAAAAGCTGCAGATGATAGAATCTCAGAACGTATGGTTGAAGAAAAGATATCTGTTTCTGAAGGAGAAATGGAAAAGGTATCTACGGTAGAATAGAAGAGAAATAATTTAAGTACACCTGTGGGTTAAACCCACAGGTGTACTATAAGAATATACTTATTTATTTTTAGCTGCAAACCAGCTACCAACACCATCACCAAAACGTTTCGTCAATAAGTCAATATTTGGACGAATTTTCTTTTTAGCTTTAGTGTTGGATAAAGTAAGAACAAATGCACCATAGAGGAGTTCTACCTTCTCACGAGTGGATGCATTCAAGTGACTAACACCTTGAAGAAGTAATGATTCGTGCATTACACCATTACGTTCTTTCTTAAAGGTGTCATATGCTTCATTAATAACTTCTTTCTTAGGATTGTTAGCAAGGAAAGTAACTAGCTTAACAAGTTTATCAACTTGTTTCTTTCTAGTAGCAGGAGTTGCAACACCTTTCGAAGCGCTTTCAACATAATCCCTCAACATGATCTTAACTTTTTCAACTTCAGGAAGTTTAATCTTAGAAGTGGATTTTGTACTCTTCTTGGGTTTTTCTAACTCTTCCTTTTCCTTCTCCTTAGCCTCTGCTTCAGCTTTAGCAGCCTCTTCATCAGCCTTGATTTTTTCTTCTTCAGCTTTCTTTGCAGCATCTTGTTCTGCCTGTTTAGCTTCTTCAGCAGCTATAGCTTTCTTAGCCTCAGTTGAAGGATTGGTAGAAGTTTTAGTCTTCTTCTTTCTGGTTCGCTTAGTTGTCGTTTTCTTTTCTTCAGCCATGATAACCTCTTTATGATTAACGTTTATTGGATAAATTCAAATGGGTCAATGTTAGTAACAGAAATAACTTTACCATGAAATGCCTTCATGCTAGCAAGCATAAATTTAGAACTGATACCAATAGCTCTTGTACCTATCGATTCAATTCCAGATTGTTTAAATTTCTGTCCACTACACATGTGACATAACCCATCAGTAGTTTTACATGATAATGGTGTTCTAAGATCTACCTCTTTGCCTATATAATTGACCACAGAGTTGTCATCTAGAATGATAAACTTAGTTCCTTCTTTAATAGCTCTACCAACATAATTCAAATAGTTGGCTTTTGTTATCATGTGTTTTACAGTTGTTTTAGTTCCACAATCGTTCTCAGTTATGGAAATATCCTGGAATACTCGTAAGATGAATTTAGTTTGGGCACCACCCTTTTGGGTTTCAGCACCACGGTTATATGAACCTTTTCGTGTTTCATTTGCTATGATATCCATATCATTTGGATCCCAACCTTCATCTAGACTGTTCTCAATGAAATTATAACTAGCACCATCTTGGTCAAATGCTTCTATACCACCAACTGTGATAAATAGTTTCTTTCTATGTATACCATAAGACTTTTTAGCATTAGCATTATGAAACCCAGCCGAAGGATCATCTACTAACCATGCTTTATCCATAGCGATAAGTTCACTTTCTATCTTCTCGATAATAATTGGATCGTTAAGTTGTCCTTTATATTGTTCAAGAAGTTCGGCTTTCCTAACAGCAACTTTTGGATCAGTTATAAACGATCTTTCAGTAACAGTAGGAACACATAGTTCAGAGAAGTGACCAATGAAATAAGCATTGTCAATATATTTTCTGTATTCTGCTACAGATATCTCATCGTCTAGTATACCCTTAGCGATTTGTTTTTCTATCTTTCCAATATCCCATTCCTCATTAACATAATCTATCTTATCTCCAAATACTGAAGCAAGAATGATATAATTAAGTAGGTATAGGCCTATCGTTGTAGACTCTGACTTAGGTTTGGTCCAATTTGATATTTCTTTAGGACCAACCATGATTTCGTCATAGATGTCAAATGGAACATTAGGATCAATCTTATTAGGTTGTATTCCAATAATATTTCCATCGTGCATGAATGCAAAACCACTTCCTGTTTTGACAATAACACCATTTGTGACGGAAGGGTCTGCTTCCTTTAAATCGTCACCAGTTGGTATGTCACCAGGAGCACTTCTCATAAACATCGATATCAATGTATCTCTTTGAAGTAAGCGATCTGCATAATGGTGTACATATTTTAGAAAGGACTCATTCATAAGCTTAATTACAACTTTGTTATTAATTTCATCCATCTATCTGCAGTTGCATTTAAAACAGCTGATAGCTTTAGGTCTTTAGTGTATTCTCTAAAGGTTTGTATATTCTTTTCAATAGTCCAAGGTTCTCTATGACCATCTGCCACAAGCAATGCAACATATGGAACATCACTGTTAAAATCCCCTGTTAGAAGATTCTTAAGCAGAAGACATTCTGCATGATGAGTATGCAATTTTTTGTGATGTTCAACTATCCTTACATCAGGTTTACCATCGGACCTATATGCAGGGTGTGGGTCAGCATCATCTAAATATATACTTATCTGATCAGGTTGCAGATTATTAATTAGATCGATATCGTAAGTCATTAGGGCATCATCCAATACCATATTAACTTTGTAATTGTCAATATCTTGGAAGTCTAATAAATCTCTACGCAAAGCCTCGATGTGTTGAATGAATCTAACCCTTTGAAAGGAAATTTGTTTTGTGTATTCAGATATCAACTCATCTTCTTCATTATTACTTATAACTCCACTCTCTATGGATTCAATAAGTCGCATTACATGTTGATGTAAATTATTAGTACTTGCAACATGCTCAAGAGCCATGTTATTTATATACTCCCATGTTGTACTTAATGGGAATATGTCTCTAGCTATTGAAGAGATAACATGGACTATGTTTTCCTCATCCCAATCCCTAGAAGACGATTCAACACTATTTCTAAAATCTTCACTTGACATTAAAGTAGTTCTGAGATTCCAAATATCAAATTCTTTTCTCAATACTTTAATAAGTTCTATCTTTTCTGTATCATTAAAGATATCAGTACCACCATATATTTCTATACCTATGGTAGATAGTTCACCCAACACCATTCGCAAAACTAAATTAAATTTGGTCTCATCAGAAATATCTTCTGCGTACTCAACTTCAAGTTCGTATAATTGCGCTGCAAGGTAATCCTCTATGAGTGGAGAAATTTCAACAATGTCATCTAGAAATTGATCTTGTAATTCTTCTGAAGAATACATTGTCTTTCTTAACCTTTGTTAATAATTAATATTTTGCATCGTAAACATACAATAGTTCATTCGAGTCTATATCCCTATCGTAGTACACTACGATAGGGATATAGGTCATGTCGTATAAAAATCACTAAGTAATGCATTTTCTTTTTTATAACCAACATATATACCTAATCTTTCCAAGGTGTGGTAAGTAGGTCTCATGTTGTTCCAGATAATTTCTCTTGTGTTTATTATAGGAGAAAGTTCTCTTGGAATACCTGAGACATTATTAGGTATGACAACACTTGTTGGGAATTTACCATAGGTTTCAACATATTTGAGCATTCGCCTATATAGCTCTTCGTCCATTCGTTTTACTGTTTCGTAATACTCTGGAGTTGGAATTAACAATTTCAACACAGACACTTTGTCTGGTGGATAAAAATTTCCATATTTCTTAGAAAAGATATCATTCCAAGCAACTCCATACATCCATGCTGAACTTTCAGGTTTGGAATAATTACCTTTCATGTTTATAGACTCACGCTTTACAAAGGTAGTCTCTAACCTCTCTAAACTTCCTCGTATACCTACTTCGTAATCTAGTACAGTTTCAATAAGTTTAGAAGCTTTAAGCCTTCCTTTTTCTGCTGGATTAAGAATATGATTCTCAATGAAGTTTTTAATAAAGTCTAAACTAATAGGTGGTATATTAGACGATCTCAATGCACCACCTTTAAGGTCTAGATCACCATCTGGACATATAACACCTTCCTGCACCCTTACTATACCACAGTAAGTTTTCTTAATATCATAAATGAGAAGGATAGGATATAAATATTCATTCTTCATTTTCATTTGTCTGACATACTTGCCTGTAGCTCCACAGTCTATGGCAAACTTGGCCATAGAGTCCTCATTAACTTTGGTTATGAAATATGTTGCCAGTGCAGCTATGTCATACGATTCCTGTGATAAACCTTCTAATGTTCCAGTATACCACTTCAACCAATTCTTAGAAGTGAATATGATAGAATCAGTGTCTGAAACAACAACAGTATGTCTTCTCATGTTTGTTCTAGTAAGAATCTTTTGAGTAGAAATATTTGAATAGATAAATGTTTCCATCAACTCGTCTAGATCTTTCAATTTGTTTTGAATCGAATTTGCTGTTGCAACAATCTGTCTAGCTACATCTGGAGCTTCGGTGATAATCTCTTTAATATTGATACCTTCCAACTCTTTAGCTCTAATAGTCATAGCTACAGCAAATATATCACTATCAATCTTTTTAAAATCATTTGGATCAATACCATCGATAGGTAGAATTTCGTGAGAAAGAATGTCTTTAATTTTATTACGAAAGATGTTATCGTTATTAAACAATAAGTGTGGTAGATTACCAAGATAATACATGTATTGAATTTGATAATCTGTCAACATTGAAATCAGACTTTTTATTTGATCTTTATTAACACCTGGATTGTACCAACCTAATGTATCTACAAAGTAATCTAAAAGATCTTTTTTAGTAGCCCACTTTATTCCATATTTGTCAGTAACTCTTGCTATAGTTTCATTATCAGGCATTTTTCCTGTAGCAGTCATAACCCAATTGATCAATTCTTCAAAATCAAATACAGCTGGATTACCACCAAGACATAATTCAGCTGTAGTGTATGCATGTGCTATAAGAGCACGAGCTACTGAAGTGATTGCATTATAACCACCTTTATCATAAAAGATGTTGTACGGACTACCAAAACCACCCGGTAATGAGTTAAGATTTATCTTAACCTGTGTTTGAGCATACATGGCTTGTAATTCCCCTGCAGAATCACCAGCAGCTTTACATTCAAACTGTTTATTCTTCAATATCTTACGCTTAGCCAATCCGTCTTCAGCAAACACCGACATCAAAGACATCTTTTTATAATGTGGTTCATAGAAACTACCACTAGGGGTTACTATAACATCAGACATCTTTTTAGTAAAATTTAAAAGTCCTGTCTTTCTAAATCTTAAATGACCACCTTCTTTATCAATAGAAACTATAGTCTTATCAACAAACCTATTTGATATAACACTCTCTACAAACTTAATGGCCGTCTCTCTTTCCATACCCAACATCATCAGATATCTACACATATGGTATCTGTAGACTTTACCCAAGTCTGGTCTATTTACTGTTTCAACTATTCTGTTCATTAATGACCTTTTTTATTTTTTTTGATTTACACTACGTAAGATGATAGACGTTTATAATAATTTAATTACTATTTTATAGGTTAGTCTATTCCCATATGACACTAATTAAATTTAATACCATGTGAACTTTGTATGTAATGAAAGTTCAAATATTAAATCTGGTGTAAATATGAAATTGGAAAAAGAAGACCTAGATGTATTAAGATTATTTTTATCTTCCTTGTTTGCTAGAAGACAAAAATATTTATGGATCGATTCAACAGATCCGTTAAATGTATATTTCTCTACCATGGGACACAAGATGCCAATAGGTAAGAAAAATGGTAAGAAAGAGGCTCCTATGGTTCCAGTTTATATGTATAAACCTACAGTAGATGATTTTGTTCATAAAGTTGCATTTAAAAACGAGGACTTTGTGACTACTTTAATGAGGATTTTCCCGTTCTGTTTAACTGGAAGATCATGTATAAATATTTCTGAATTATCAACCACTGTCAATAAAGGATTGCTGGATTCCTTTAAATATAGTGACGATGAAAAAAAAGTATTTATCACAAAAACAGTTAAAGGTAAACCACCTGTAGATAAATTGGTTGCTATAAAAGTAAGTGACCATTTGATTGGTGCCATAAAGAACAATTATGCTGTATTCCATAGGAATGTTTTGTGTAATGAAAATGTTTCGTTTGTACCTGTTAATAATGTTTTGGCTACTGGAACTCGATTGTCACGTGTGGAAATAGACTTCAGTAAATTACCCAAGATAAACAGTGATTACTTACTCAAGATACCAATTTATGAAGGTTTAACTTCCATATCTAAATCAGAGTATGTTAAGAAGTCTAAACAATGTGGTACTACAAACATATGTGTTGCGCCCAACAAAAAGTCAGTTGGGTTGGTGATTATTTATGAGGATGACCTCATAAAAGTAGAATCTGTACAACCCGTCAGTCTTTGGTTTCCTAAGATTGCATAGTGTTCGAATATGATACAGGTTGGTCCAACAGGACCAACCTGTATATTTTTTATTTTTAATGGTACTGGTAATCATATACTTAACTATAATTTAAACCCTAAAAGGAGTATACGCAATGTCAGAAGAACAGAACAGTAATGAACCTAATGAGTTAACAGAAAAAGAGTGGCAAGAAAAAATTGCAAAAGAGAAAGAAGAGAAACAATCTTCTCCAGAAATAATTGTTGAGGAACCCGATCAGGTTAAATCTATTGAACAACCAATTATTGATAAAGATGTTAATAATAATGAGAGTCCAAATATGGATTCTGAAAAAGCAACACCTGCAAATTACCATTTACCTCTATGCAACACTAATCCAGTTGAAACTGCAAAGCAGGTTAGTGACGTACTTAGTGATAAAAAAATTACTCATAAGAAACGTAGAGAAATATTGTCTGATAGAGATCACTACATAAGTAGACTCCTTCAAACAGATGATACTCCAGCGAGTAATATGCAAGCAGCGTTTGCTTCAGAAGCAATGGCTGAAACTAAGGATCCGTCAGCACTCAGAGTATCGGATAAAGACAAGACTTCACATGGTAAGAAATCTTACAATGCAGAGCTATCTGGAGAAGCCGCAAGAATGGCATTTACTTCCAGAATTAAAGGTATTAAGAAGGTATACCTATATAACTCTGGATTCTATGTTTGTTTAAGACCCCTTGAATTAACAGAGCTTGACGACTTCTATGTTGAAGTGGATCAGGAAGGGGAAGAGCTTGGTAGAATAATTGGTGGATTGATGTTCATGATTCACGACATGCATCTCAAAGCTAAATTTATGGACCTACTCAATGCAGCAGTTGTTAATTCAAATTTGATAGGTTGGAATAAAAAGAAAACTCTGATTGACAATGTATCTATTCAAGATCTAGATACACTCTACTGGGCAGTCTGTTCGATGATGCACAGGAATGGCATTAAAATTGATTTAGTATGTGGTCATGAGGATTGTCAACATGTTTCCAAATCCAAATTGATGGATATCAACAGAATGAGAATAGTTGATACTTCTGAAATGGCAGAAGATGCCCTTAAGTTTCTCATTTCTGATGAACCTGTCAAACCAGAACAATTGAAAGAGTATAGAAATGATACTCTTGATATGTCTTCATCGTTCTCACACAATCATATCAAATATGATCTCAAAGTTCCAACTATTGGTGAAGTATTATCATATCAAAAATCTCTAATGGCTGAGATAGTTGTTAATGGTAATGAGGATCATTCAGCAAGTAGTGTTCAAACTACTCGTAGAATAATGCTCAACTACAATAGGAACTTCACACCTTGGATAAGTAGAGTGTCATACCTTGATGATGAAGGGAGCGTAGAATTCTCATGTAGAGATGTAAAAGGTGTTCATGCGGCACTGGCACTCAACGACGATAGTGAGGATGAAGGTATAATTATGAAAGAAGTTACAAATTATATCAAGAGGACTAAACTCTCACATGTTGGATATGCTGTTATTGCATGTGAAAAATGTGGTAAGAGTTCTACTGATCACATCAATGGGTATAAAGCCTGGGATGCCCAAGCGCTTTTTACATCCCTTACTTATCTAAAGCTGGGGCAGATAGGTATGGCGTAACTGATGATCCGGATCTTATCATAGATTTTTACAATAAGTATGTTCAATATCAAAAAGAAGCTATAGGTGCTAGAGGATTTGAAAAGAACTTAGGTTTACAAATCCTCTATGACACCCACTTCAATAGAGAACATATTGATAGTAAAGAACCTTATAATTATTTCTCACACAGACCTGATATGAAACCAGTAACAGGTCACTACTATGATAGGATCATGGATCTGTGCTCCAGTACTATTATCAAAGATCCTATGGGATCTGATAAAAGATTATACGATATATTTGGATTAACTCCAATAGATCTTATGAAAATGGATTTTGATTCCTTTATAGATCTTGAAAGAAGGGTTACGCAAATGAGAATCGAGAACGAGAAGGAATTAATCGAACGTGTTAAACATCTTAAAACTCAAGAAAAGGGAACATAAAAATAATGTCTGAAGAAGATAGGAGGCAGGTACTTAATGCTTTTGTTGGAATGACCAATATCATCGATGAGGTTAAAATCGATGAGATTATGATTTCAACATTTGGAACAATAATGGAGATACTCTCAGATTATTGCGGTCCATATGGTAAGTTTGCTATATTAACTAATCCATCGGATCCAACGGCACAACCTACTTTTACAAAAGATGGTTTGAATATAGTTAGAGCCATAGAGTTTATTAGCCCTATGGAAAAACATGTTAAAGACACTATGGCTTATATTAGTCAACGTATAGAGCGCGAGTCAGGAGACGGGACGACTTCTAGTCTCATCATGGTTGCGGCTATAATGAAAACTCTTAAATCTTATCTTAAAGACAAACGTATTTCGTATGGTGAGTTTACTAAAGCATATAGCGTATTTTCATCTAAGATGCTTGATATCCTAGAAGAGTCTAAAGTAACTGTATCTACCCAACAGGAAATATATAATGTTGCATTAGCTCAGGCTATGTCAAGCTCACATGGCAATAAGGAGTTATCCAAATGTGTTGCTGAGTTATACTCAGAAACTCCTAAAGAAGCTTGGAACTATGTGGTATTTGAAAGAGAGCGTCTTGAGACAGATAAAGATATTACTGTAAAAGTTGATGAATCTGATTACTCTTGCAAAGCACATATCTTTGACAATAGGTTTTACAACACAGCACATGGTGATGCATTTGAACTGGAAGATACTGATGTAATACTCTGCTTGTCTCAGATGGTATCAAATGCTGCAGAGTTCAATAAATTAGTATTGACTCTTAAGGATTATATTGCCAATGGTAAGAAGGTTGTTATAGTAGCTCCAGATGGTGCTGATGTAAAAGTTAGAACAACTATCGAAGAGTTGATAGGTATCAAAGGTAATAAGAATATTGGTATTTTTAATGTCAATGTTTTTAGTCCAACTATCAATGATCATGTTGGTATGTTAACAACTTTTGGTGTTAAGAATTTAAACGCTGAAGACTTAGCTATTCTTAATCATGCCAATGTATCATTTAAAGCTGGTATACTCAGCATATCTAAGGTGTTGGAAAAGACTGAAGATATGTTACATCCAGACTTCCATGATGAAGATAGTAATGTCTTCAAATACCTTAAAGATATAGATGAGTTTGTCGAAGAGTATAAGAAAAGTACATCGGTTACACATACTACAGACACTATGGTTAAGGATGCTAGACGCATCTATAATACTATACTTCTTCAGAAACAAGGTCGTATAGTTATAGGTGGTGCAGCGTATGATAATCAAGCACTTTTAGATGTTGTACAGGACACTATGAAGGCTACTAGAGCTACCCTACTGGAAGGCGCTTCTATGGGTGGTTATCAACTCTTAAGGGTATGCCTTGATAGGGTTTTTGAAGGCTTAGATTGTGAACTTCAGAAATCTATAGTTACTGCTTTTAAAGATGGTATTGTAAAACTAACAGAATGTTCTTGTAAGTATATACCAGAAAATGAAGCAGATGTTGTTTTAAGTATGTTAAATGAAAATAAACCAATGGTCTACAATGTGGCAATTAAATGTATAAGAAGTTTAAGAGATTGCTTAGATTCTGAAAAATGCGAAGCTACTGTTCTACAACCCATATCTGTTGATAAGGGTCTGATTAGAAGATTCGGTGAGGTAGCCCTTAAGTTTATGTTCACTAATCGAGTTATCATACCAGGAGGTGTGATAATAGATGAAAAAGAAGGTGATACAAAATGAGTTTAATTCTTAATGGACACGAGATTGTAACTGGTCTCAAGATTCAATTCAGTACTATCAATACGTATGATAGTAATGTTTGGATTGGTGTTGTAGCAGGTGTAGTAACCTATGATGTAGCCAAAGCTTTTACTGATGTTGACAAATATCATGCAGAAGTTCTTAAGGATACTCCAAGTGTAACTCCAGCTGCTGAACAAGAATACATAATCATCAACACAGCAGATGATGGTAATCCTGCTAGGAAAATTGCTTTTGCAGTAGAGTGGATAGATGAAGCTACTCTTGCACCTATTGCTATAACTAATTCCATCAACATTAAAGTGTTTGATGTCTTAGAGACAGATATTGTTAATGTTATCAATGCATTAGCAGAAGCTGGTTTCAAAGCAAAATATATAAGTTAAATTAATAGACCCTATACACTACCATGCATAACGCATGGTAGTGTATAGATAAGTCTATTACATGTTTCTATAGATCTGGTCTAACTTAGCTTTGTAGTAATGGAACTTAGTTGACACTATCTCTTGGGTAGCATCCATAAGTTTCTTATAATTACTATCAGCTCTTCCTGCAACAAGTAGTTTAATTAAACCTGTGAGACTTATAGTCTTGGTTAAAAATATATTTATTGCAGTAAACTTAGATGTGGCATTGTTAGAAACAGTTTTCTTAATAGCAGCCTCAGTTTCTTCATAGTTCTTAATGTAGAAGTCTACAAGATCAGGAGGCATACCATCATCTTTAAATACCTTTACAACATCTCTTAACATTGATAAAGCTCTTCTGGCTTCATTTTCATAGTCGCCAGTAGTGTCTTCACCAACACCGAACATGTTCATAACAAGATATGATCTAAACTGTGCTATAATGTAACAGATAGTAGATTCTCTTCCACCTGTTGACATTCCACCAAGACTAGCATAGTAAGAAGTGACCATATCACCAAGCTTACTAAGTGCTAATACCTGATGTTTAGCAAATCCATGTCTAGATACATATTCATCAGCATATCTTTCACAGAGACAATTATCTCCAAAATTGGACATAAAATCACTGCGTTTATTTTTATACATTGAAATGACTTCTGAAAGTTCTAGGCCAGATCCAAAGATCAGCATAAAAGCTCTCCAGAAAATCATACCAATAAATGATAAAACTAAAATCAATGCAGTACTAATCAAAGATCCTAAAACTGCAAATGCTTTTCCTATTATACCACTCTCTTTTTTAACATCTTCAATGTTAGAAGCAGATTGTTCCAACTTATCTAACATCTGAACATCTTCTTTAAAAGATGTTTTAGATGCACCTTTAGCAGCAGCTCTAGCTATGCTCTTAACATCAGGATCGACTAGTTTTTCAACACTAACCGTATCCATAATAGATTGATGTGTTCTGACAAGGTCAGCCGCGTGCTCAACAGCAGAGAGAAGATGTCCTACTTCATGTAACATGATAGCAGCTAACTCTTGTGCTGTGAACTCAGGTGATTTCTCATGAAGAACATCTTTTGCTAGATATGCACTAATATAACAGAAATATACATTAGCCCATATACCTTCAACCTTATCTATTCCAGTAAACTCAGATTTATTAAGTTTACCTTTTACAACATCAATAGTACTGGATACATTTTCCAGTGCTTTTTCAATATCTTCTTCAGACTCAGGAACGTAACCATAGAGTTCATCTTCTTGATTACCACTATACTTAGCTATGGCATTCATAGCTAAAGTATTTCCCTTTTCTAGATCGGTACCAAAAGACATCAAGCACGCATAACCAAAAGATGGAGAAAGTGATGTTTCAAAATTTTTGATATCAACACCAGTATACTTCTTAACTATCTTCTTGAACTTCTCAGGTACATTTTTAATATGGTAATTATAAACATCTGATTTGATGTTTTTTGTTTTTCCACGAACACTATCTCTGTAATCCATAACAGACTGGAATAGCTTAGTAAGCTCTATAGCAAACTTACTAGCTCCTTGAAATGAGATAGCCTCAGTAGAAACACTTAGTTTTTTAGGTATTCCAATAAACATAGATTAACCCATGAACTCATTATAGACAATCTTACCTTTCTTGTCTATAGCAATCATGAAGCTATGATACCCGAGTGTTTCTTCAGGCGCAAACCATATTTCAGTAATATCTCGGCCACTATATGTCTTACCAGCCACTAATGTCTGAATAGGCATTTTGTGAAGTGCCTTTTTATTAGATGACCAAGTCACCTCAACCCATTCATTATCTAAACCGTCAACAAACTGCTTACGAAGCTTCTCAAAGTTGTCTAAAACTTTTAAAGCTTCTTTCAATCTATTGTAGTTCCAACCAACTTCTTTCTCACCATAATCCATACGAACACGAACTACGCCTTTGTAAGCCATGTTGGAAGCAATTTTGAATTCCGTTGGGTCAGGTAATTTCTGGTATGCTTCTTCAGACACATCATCAGTGTCTTCATCCACAAGAGGACAATCACATTCACAAGAAGTAGCATCTTTATCCATACATGGACAATCAGCCACATGTTTCTTTTTCTTGCAAGGTTTTTTATTAGTGTCTTCTTCAAGACTCTCATTGCTAACATTGCCTTTTTCTTTAAGGGCACCAGAGAGCATAATAACCTGACGAGAAAGAACAAGACTAATTCTTTCAATAGTAGCAATAGCTTTAGAAGCATAAGACAGTTTTTTCTGAGCTTCATCTGCCTCCGATTCACTAAGATCAGATTTAATCATACCCTTAAGTTCTTTGATAGCCGTTCTGTGACTTCTACGAACTTTCTCAAGCATACCTAATGCAGCTTCTGCAGCTGTTCTAAGTTTGGAGGGTTCCCAACCTAAATTAGCCATAGTTTCTTTACGCATAGTGAATTCAGGATCACGTTCTATAGAGCTATCAGTAACCCTATACCCGGCAGTCGTAAATATGTCTTTAAGAGTCTTAGAAATCCCATCAGAGATGGACTTTCCATCACTTATTTCATCAACTAAGTTAATCTTGCCGATTGCGTTAGTTAAGTCCATAAAGTCATCATACTCATATACAGATGCAATAATTGCAGCAAACTTTCTAGTATCAACTTTGGATGTGTCTGAAAGACTACCGTTGATAAGTTCTTTAAGTTTGTTAGTATCACTCCTGTTCTGATCTGTGAACTTCTGGATAATATTAACGATAACATCAAGGATCTTCATAAGAGTTTCTTTGATGCTCTTCAAATTAATATTATTACTAAGAGCTTCCATTGAGTAGAGTGCTTCATCTTTACGACCAACTTCTAAAACAATACCGTGATCTAGAAGTTGTGGGTTCATCAGTTGTACTAACTCTTGTGTACAACCTTTTTGAAGAAGATGTTTCTTAACATTTTTGATTACTTCTGCTGACTTAGTGAGATCTTCAAAGAATTTATTACATAGGGCTACCGATGCAAATTCTGATTCAACACTAGCGACAGGAATATCTTCAATGTTAAATACAACATCTACTGTGTCAAGAGAATCATTATCTTTTTGAGATGTACTCGTGAGTAGGATATCGAAATTATACATAATGGTTTATTCCATACTGGTTGTTAAAAAAATAAAAGATGAGTGTAGTTTATATATGAAACATATAGAGGCAGTAGTATCCTAGATACTACTGCCTCTATAGAAGCCATTTTTACCACAAGGTAATAATCATCTTAAATCCACGAGTTAAGATGATCAAAGTTGTTGGTATCACATTACTCACCTGAGAACTTCAGGTAAGCAATTGTGCCACCAACACCGATGGCAATTCCACCGAGCACCTTGGATGTTTCCTTGGCAACTTTACCGGTGGTTTTAACCCAGGGTTTCTCCATGAGTTTTGCAATGCGACCGGGTTCTTTGGTGGTGGCTTCGGCTTCGACGTTTGTTGCTTCTTTGGACATTTTGAATGTCTCCTTTTTGGTGTTAATTTTGGATATAAGTTATTTATATCCGTTAGGTTCATATAAGTTATATATATGCGAAACTTATTGAACTACACACTAACATCAATTGGAGGCATATGACAACATCTGCTTTAGATAGCTGAAAATAGTTTCAATGCAAACAATGGGTTTCCACCGACACGACTCTTAGTTACACCATAGTTAACCTTAGACGTATCAATAGTTCCACCACCAGAAACAACATAAGCACCCATCTGTCTAACAATAGAATTGAACAACAAAACAAGTGTCATTTCAACATTCACAATATCTGCAACTGTCTTAGTAAGACCACGAGCAGTATTAGCCAATGTCATAGCTTCATTACTCTTACCTGCCTCAGCTAACTCTTCAGATTGAGCTTTCCACTTACTGGTAGTAAATTTAGAAGCAGTTGTCAAATAACCCATATATGCACCAAGATTAACATTGTTGAGAACCATGACGGACTCAATAGCTGCTTCTAGATCAAAGGCAGTCCAACCTTCCGAATCACCAACTTTCAAATGTTGTTCCATAATCTGCAGATAAGTCTCACGATCAAAAGGCAAGACTTTGCGAGTAGCGGGATTAACTATTGAAAGTTCTGTTGCAAACAACTCCATCGTGTTGTCATTTGGATCAGAAAATTCAACTTGAACAGGAACTGATCTGAATTCACAACTGAGTTCAGATAGTATATTGGTCAACTTACTAGTGGAAGTTCTACCTTTAAGTTCTTCGATCAAGTCTTTATTATAATTAATAAGCTCAATCAAATTATCTTTGGTTTCAATAAACCTATCTAGAGTAGGTGTATATTTTTTCAAGGTTTTGATCAACTCTTTATATTTGTCTCTATCAGATTTTATTTTCTCAATGAGTTTTTTGAGATCTTTATTAGAGCGACCAACGATCATAATGATTCTTTTTATAAAACCTTCGACCCATCTAAAGAGTTTAACAATCAGTTCCCAGATTTTCTTAAGAAATTTACCAATATTGGAACCTACGGATTTGACTAAGTCTCCTCCGTAGATTTCATTGGCAGTATCTAAAAGCTCATCTGGAATCTCATCGCCTTCGAAGGTGTTACTGAATTCTACGAATGATTCATACTCGGCAATAGCCTTATCACATTCGTAATTCAGTTCACAGTATTCAGCAATAAAGTTTTCCATTTATTTGAGTTTCCTAATTTAATTATTAATATTAAGAAGAAGTTGTTGCTACATCTATGGTACTGTAGTCTTTATCTTTTCCATGAGCTTCTTTAACAACTCTTGCAATGACATATGATTCAACAACAAACCACTTTAGTAGACTTTGAAGAACAACATAACTAGAAGGTTTATCGAACTTTTTAGCAACATGCCTTGTAGCTTTTGCTATATGTCTAGTCATTACAATTTGAGATAGGTCTATATTTTCTGGACAAGACCAAGCTGTAAACCAACCAATATTCTTATCAAGAACATAATTGCATATGCTACTATATTCGTGTTGAGTCATAGCTTTAGGTTGTCCATAAACATAGATAGATTCTTTAATCATAAGAAGATGCATACAGAACTGTTTAAGTAATTGAAGATCCTCAGGCATGATACGAGAACTTCTGAGTATATTAATAACACTAATGAGACTAGCTTTTATATCCTTAGGAGTCACTTTATTTTCGATTACAAAGTCCTTTGCAGGATCTTTATCATGATACCAATACCATTTATTGCAGTTAGTATCTTCTGAGATTTTATTAAGTTCAAGTTTAAACTCCCACCAGAGCTTTCTAGTGTTTTGTTCTAACTCTTCCTTATCCAAAGAAGTATATTTAAAAGTGACAACTTCCTTCAGCTGTTTAGTACAAAGAATTTTGTAGTTCTTTTTCTTAAGAACCTTAACAAGTGTATTAGCGGCCAAAATCAATTTATCACCATAGGCTTCACAAAAAGCAGCTTTTAATTGATCAGGATATTTCTTTACCATTTCGATTGACTCAATATCACAAATCTTATCTGAATATGAAGGAGAAATCTCATTGTTCAAGAAATAAATCTCAGCTAACTCTTTTGATGGTGTATATTGAATATCCATCATTTCATTTAACAGGTCACTTAGACAAGTCATGGCTATCTGTTCAGATTCCCAACATGGGATATCTTCATAATGATCTTCCACAATGTCTTCATGACCAGGAGGCATAAATATACCAAACATAGTTATAACCTCCTATTACTTAGATTCTTCACTACTAGCTTCTTTATCAGCTTTAGTGATCATCTCTTCGTAACGTTGAATAATTTTGACAAGACGTTGATATTCGGGATCATCCTCGTCCATTTCATCAAGCTTCATCTTGAGAAGTTCAACGTGGGCTTTCATCCACTCGACCTCACGACGTTTCTTCTCAATCTTTTCTTGTTTACGATTAACAAAGATTTCACCGATCCAGCGGAACAAACCAAGTTTCTTAATGCCAGCTTTAATAAGACTCTTAGCACTAGTGGACACTTTAGAGTTATTAACCATATCAAGTTGTGTTTTATTGAAGTCATCAATAAGAGCAACATCAACTGCTTTGGTCTGGAGGTCTTTTATGATAGCTTTGAAGTTATAATTGTCTGTTCTACCAAGCGATTTGGAGACCATCTCACCAACAGGTGTCATGTACTCATCCATCCAAACATAACGATATTTGGCAATATCTCTCTGGTTTGTAACAGCACTGACTACTGCTGACAAAAGATACTTAGAGAACTTAACGAGCATTCGTGCTTCGGCAATAAGTCCAATAACAACAACATGGCTTAAACGACCATTAAACAAGTTGATGGTATTGTGCTTAAACAGATCATCAACATTACTTTCCAGTTCAGTTAAAATAACTAACCAACGTTTTCCAGACTCAACGAGACTTGAGAAAGGAACAGTGTCTTCAGCTTTAAAAGCATTCTTATTAGGCTGCTTTTTAAGTTCTGACAAGAATGATTGGTATGTTTTTACAGCTTGGGTTGATTTGGATTGGTCAATGAGTCTTTTGATCGCTGCACCCATAGTTGGGGTAGTGATCTCAGAAAGAGCCTCGACCACACTTCTTGTTTCAGATACAAGAGTGCTGATATATTCTTTAAGGGCAGCACGATCAACATGTTTGGCAAAAGCCTCCCTTGAGGATACCATCTCATTAAGACGTGCTTCCAGTTCTTTAATAGGATCCATATTTTTTATCTCCTAAGGAGTAAATGATTAATTTGCAAAACGAGATGATTTAAAATTTGGGTTGACCTTTAGCAAGAGCTCCCATGAACTCTTTAAGATCAATACCCTTATTATTTTTACCAGCCTTCTCAATCATGCGATAAGAAACACTAGTATACTGTTGTAAACCATTATAGTAAATGTCTACTGTTTCGTACAGAGGATCAACAATGACTACAAGCATAGCCATAGCGCGATTGAAGAAACGTTGACGATCATCATACGATTTGAAATTAACCTGATTCTCTTTCGCACCTTCTTCAAAAGTTTTTGCATCAAAGATCAGAACTGAACTTGCTGCATTATTATTAGGTTTACCTGTCACAAGACCTTTTAAGAAACGCCATACTGATTTGTTCTTGGTAGAGAAGATGTCACGCAAAGCATTGGTATCATCTTCCCTAACTTCATCAGCATATTGTTTAATCTGATCACTAGAAAAGACCAGGTCTCTCCAGAATGAAATTTCACCAGCTTTCCACATTTTCCAACGTTGAGAAAGTGAAGGAAGGAAGCTGAGTCTTAAGAAAGCTTTTGCAACCTTTGAAGTAACTGATGATGGGATGAGAGAAACATGAATTGGTACAGTTACTGTAACAGGTTTACCTTTTTCGTCAGTGCTGACATGGAAATCAAATTCAATCAATGAACCAGATGCAAGGTCTGCAACTGCTTTGTCGATTTCAATAACACGAGTTGCTTCAGTGTCAACGCTGATGTCATCAAAACCACGTTCTTCAAGAACTGATTCGATGTCCACAAAATGTTCAGTAGTAACACGTTGAATTGCATTACGAACAATATCATATTGGGAAACAATACTATTCAACTGCAAAGCAGTAAGAACATAACTGATGTAAATTTGGGTTAGTGTTCCCATCAAAGGTACAGCGATATCCTCTGATGCAACGCCTTCTTCAACATAGACTCTTCCAACTACAGAAGTAGTTTTGGAATAACTGGTCAAGGATGGTGCTGCCTGAGACATCCCAGTGAACACATCATGGACCATTTCAGACATTCTTACAATGTCTTCTCCATTAATAGATGCCATAAAAAAATCTCCTAGATTTTTTAGAGTTAGACTTTAGTAATTAAGGATAATTTACCATATTATGGTGTTACCAATGTGCCAATATTCAACCAATGGAGCGTACGTTAATGGCAAATAAAATAAGTGATTTAAAAAATGCTATATTCAGCGACCTTGGATTGGAGGCTATTGCTGATTTACCAAAAACAGTTTTAACGTTTGCAGATCTTTTTAAATCTGATGCAAACATCAAAGAAATTTTTGAAGATTTTAATAATACTCAATATCTTGAAGCAGTAGAATCTGTGCTAAGGTCAGTGGCTGGTGGGGGTTATAATAATCGACTACAAGTATTTATGCGAGGTATAGATAGATACCAAAGAAGCATAATGCAGACTAATACTGAGCATAGTGGATTGACTTTTATAACACGTCCTAGATTAAATTTACAAGAAGTTTCTTTAGATCAGGACAGAAGATTTGCGCCACTTAAAGTTCCTGAACCAAGTATGGGTCATGCAATAAGATGTTATTTAGATACAGTTTTTTCTAAAACGGTACGTGGTGAAATCAATAGTAACCTGATTGATAAAAGAAGTCCTTGGTTTACACCACTGATGAATGGTCTGGTTGGTATAAGTGGATTCCCTGATCCAGTACTTCAAACTGAGACAACAAACACTGGCTTCTTTTCTGAAGATCAAACTTTTGCAAAAGGGTATGATGAGTTAAATAAAACTTATGACTTGTCATTGACTTTTAAAGACCCACAAAATGGACCAATAGCATCCATATTCTATTATTGGTTGTTATACATGCACAATTTAACACGTGGTATACAATCTGCTTATATGGACGATATTACTTACCAAAGATTAAATTATACTGTTTCTATTTATAGGTTCAGATTAGATCCTAGCAGAATGTATATCACAGGATATGCTAAAGCCACTGGATGTTTTCCTAAGTCAGTTCCATTAGGGGCCATGTTCAACTTTGGGGAAGCTGAATTGTTTGCACCTTCAGTTGGTAAATTTACAATACCATTTGTTGCTAATAAAATTGAATATAATGATTATGCCATAATCCAAGACTTCAACACCTTGGCAAAAAGGTATTGGCCTGAAGTCAATGAGTTCAATGCAATATCCGGGGCTACACGGTTTGTTGAAATTGATACTGCAGCTTCTAGTAACTTTAGTGGGGTTCCATACATATCAACTGCTCAAGAGTCTAATGAAACCTTAGCTAATGATGGCGAAAGTATCGATTCTATTTATCGATCAGGAGGAAGACCAAGATTAACATTTAGAGTTCCAAACAATGGGACTTTTACAATCCCAGAGGTATAAACGTATATGTCAACTAATAATGAACTAGTTCTTGAACTATATTCAAACCCTGCTCTTGTACAGAGTAGAGTTTTAGATAGTCTTCAAGCCAATCTTACAGGTGGAACTCCAATTGTTGATGGCAATAATGTTTGTTCTTTTTTGCTTGAAAATTTTTCAGCAAATTCAGCAGACATTGTTAAAGCTATGATCAATGAGATGGATCCTTTATATGCATTAAGAGCTCAGACAGCTGAAGATCTATATCGCCACATGTCTGATTTTGATTATTTAAATCTATTTTCATCACCTGCTAGAACTTTCGTTGAATTAACATTTAGAAAAGACATGATTGTAGACAATGCTGTTAGTGTTAATAGTACCTACAATAAAGTTGTCATACCTAAAAATTCAGTGTTTACAATTGAGCAATATAAATTTGGTATATATTACCCGATTGAAATTAGAGTAAATAAATATACCAATACCATTGTTGTTGTTTATGACACATCTGAAAATAATCCATTACAAACATTAACTCAAAATACAATCGAAAGCCGTACTAATACAGTTTCTGGTGTTGAGTTAATATCCTTGATGATTCCAGTATATCAGTTTGAAAGAACTACAATACTTGAAGAGTTATCTCAATCATCAGCATTTGTTAAGTCGTTTCCTTTTACAGATAAGTTCTATGCTGTAAGAGTATTTACTAACAATGGGGAAAATAATAAGTTTGTAGAAGTATCACAAACATTGTCTGATGAGGTCTATGATCCAGAGGTTGCCACTGTTCAATTTATGGTAGATCAAGAAACAAATAATGTTAAGATAGCTATACCTCAGGTATATCTAACTGAAAACATGTTCGGTTCTAGACTTAAGATAGAGATACTCACTTCTAAAGGTGCAGTTGATGCAAATATATCAGCAGTATCCCCAGAACAGGTAACTACTAAATTTACACTCACTGGCAATGTGGATGAAGACCAATACATCAAACCTATCACTAGACCTGACTTGCTAATTACCCGACTAGTAAGTTCCAAGATATCTGGTGGTGGTGATGGATTGACATTTGAAGAACTTAGAAACAGAGTTGTACACAATTCCTTCTATGGTTCAGTTATCTTAAGTCCAGTCGATGTTATCAATTATTTAGCAGACAGAGGATTTAGTGCAAAGAAATATCGTGACGGTATAACTGAAAGGATATATATCTGCTCTAAAGAACTTAGGACTTCCAAAGGTGTTATAGTTCCTGCTGCTAACATACCTACAGTATTTGACACTGATACGTTAAATAATACTTCTACTATAAATAACAACTCTGATGAATCATACACAGTGTATCCAACAACATTGTACAAGTATGATCAAGAGTCTAGAACTGCCATTCCATTAACAGATGCAGAAGTTGCAACTATTGATGCAATGTCAAGAAGTTCTATAGTTGAAGAGTTTAATAGTAATATTTACACTACCTGTCCTTATCATTTAAGAGTAGATACCAATTTTAGATTTCCCAGTGCATACGTTTATGATTTCAATAACCCAAGAGTTAATAGCCTTGAGTTTGTTAAAGAAAACTTAAATGTTGCAACCCAGATGACTTGTGCAAACATAGTCATCACACATGAGAAAGGTGGAATTGGTGGATTTGATATAGAACTGTTTGTTGTTAAAAGTTCTGATTTGGAAGATGTTGATCCAACTAATCTTAAAGTTATATTGGCATTTACAAGTAATACTGGACAGACTGTATATCAAGAAGCTGTGTATGATAGAGAAGAACAAGACATGAGTGTCTTCACACTTAATCTTGATACTGACTATGACTTAACATCTTCTAAAAAGATTAAGATGACATCTCTTAATTCTATAACAGGTCCAGTAGGACATTATGTAGACATAAGGTCAAATGTCAATATAGCATTCTTTGTTAGCAATTCGGTTCTTTCTTCTCCAGGAACAACAGATGTTGCAAATTATATATCAAGCTTATTCCCAACGTATATTCCAGTGACTGAACAGTTAGTAGATATAACCCTTGGTGAACATAAAGATGAAATGTTTAGCAATGTTGATATCCTCTATTCAGAATTAGAATATGAAACTTGGGATGATACTGAGTTGATGGTATATCCCTCTGATGTCTATGAAAGAGACGTAGATGGAGTCCCAGTCTATACTGTAGATGGTGGTGGTGATGTTACACTCAATGTATTGCACGATGCAGGGGATACTGTCTACAACCGTGAGACTGTTTACATCACTGCAGAATCTGCACCAGATTACTACTTGTCTATTGTTGTAGCAGATGGTGAAACTTTATCTGAAGCAAATGAATCAGATTATTACGACACATTACAAGAGCTCGATGTTCCTGTAATTCTTAGGAAAGCAGGAGATGTCAAGACCGATAGTTTTGGTAATCCAATTATTTCTAAAGAACGCGGAATAATCTATCGTGTCGATCTTTTGCAGATAGATAGAAAACTACACTATAGTAGTAAACCAGAACATGCTTTGTTCTATGATGACATTCTCGATACGTTAAATACATATCAAGAGGTTATCAATGATCTGAAGCCTCAGTTGATAGAAGAAACGTTTGCTTATTATACTCCGTTAAGGTCTATAGGTTTATCTAACTTCAGGTTAGACAATCTCACAACTACTAATATTGACTTAGAACTTTCTATTAAAATGAAGCTTTATGTTCAAAAACATGTAGTTAGTGATCTTAAGTTGTTGAGATCAATAAGAGAAAATGTTATATCAATAATAGATACAACAATATCTAGTGGTGTGATATCCATCGTTGATATTGCTAAAGAAGTTAAAGAACAAGCTGGTGGGCTGATAAGTTCTATTGATGTATTAGGTATCAATGATCAGCAAACACTACAGACGTTAGTGTCAACAGACGCAGAGGTAATTCCGAGCTTAAAAACTATACTCATTTTAAATGAAGCTGGTGAGATAGTTACAAGCAGAGATTTAGAACTTGAGTTTGTAGAAATGGATGTTTGAACTCTATCACCTAGTGTGAGTAGATTAATCTACTCACACTAGGTTTGTGTTGGACACTATCTTATGTAAATAATACAATTTTTCAAATAACTCTTTTTATGGAGGAAGAACCAATTATGTCAAGTCTCGATAAACGTGGTATCTCCACGATTACGTTATTGGCTTCCGTAGTTAAAAGATCTATCGACAAAACCATGAATAAAGAATTGGATACTGTTGAAAATAGATCTGAACTAAATAAAGCCATCTGTTCTGAAATTATAACAACACTCAACAAAAAGGACGATGAATAATGAACATTATCAAAATCCTAGCTGATGTGTTGACTGAAGCTGCAAAGAATGAACAAGTGCCTGATGTTCGTTTTAAAATGAATAATAGTTTAGGAGAAGAAGCTGCTAAACTTTCTGGTATTGCATCTATTCAACAAGCTGATGAATCTAATGAAAATAGAATCAATCGATATCTTGCTGAGATTGTTGGTGCTGTAGATTCTGAGACTGGTGAAATCAAAGATCTTGAGAATATTGAATTTGTCAATGAAATTTGCGAATCTATTTCAGATAAGGTTTCAGAAAGACTTAAAGCTACCACTGCGAAGCTAAGAACTATTCATAGTGAAGTTACAAAGCTTTCTAACGAAATTAATGATAGATATAATAAAACTATCGCTGCTGACCCTTTCCTTGCCAAACATGTAGCAGAGAAAGATGTTGTTGTGTTTGATTATCCCGAGATGAGGTATGACGTTCTTTCTAATCTTGGTGGTGTTAAGAATACAGTTGCATACGTTATCGGCGAAGCTGATAGTGATGAAACTGCTATGGTTCTTAAGAGCAAGTTTGTCAACGTTATTGGTAAGTTCGCTTCTCGTAAGCTTATCACAGATTTCTTAGAAACTGTTCAGATTTCCAAAGAACAACGTGAAGAAGCTGTCACTAAAGTATGCGAACAAGATGATAGCCTTATTGCTAGCAATGTCGATGATGTTATCAAGATCATTGCCAATGTACAGTCTCTCAACTCAATGAGTAAAAGGTTAGTCAAAACATTTGAAATAGATAATGGTATGGAAAGTACCATTCAGGGTATCAGTATTATCGCTGATTACAAGAAGCCTGTTCAAAAGATTGTTGCCTCTCTTAGTGAGATGGGAATTGAAATTCCTGCAAACAATGTTCAATTTGTTGATGACATGTGTGACCTATGTGGTTTCGTGGTTCAATTCCATCGTGTCAATACCTTCAAAGGAACTATTCTTTTTAGAAATAAAACTCTTAATCCAGATCGAATTAAGGACATGGAAGCTAAACAGCTAACGATGCAAGATCTCGCACAACATGTCACTTACCGATACAAGAACATTGATATGCCTTTAACAGGTGTTAGTCTTGAGTCTTTGGAACAGAGTAAAGAAAGAATTGACAACGAAGTTGCTAAAGCTGAAAGTCAAAATAAGATTCGAATTGAAGCAGGACTTCATGATGCTAAACATAAGGCATTTATGATTGTCATGAATGAGTTCCTCAGCCAAGATGAATTCAGTGATAAAGTTGTTGATGTTGGCTCGTTGAGAAGCTATCTAGTTTCTTGTGCTAACAAAATAACTAATGAAGGTTCTTCATGTGAAGATGTTATATACGTCATTATGGAGAAACTACTTTATAAGAATGATTTTGTCATGGTTCTGAGAAAACAGCTTGGAATGGATTACGTTAAAGCAGTTGCATCTAACAGTAAATTATCAGCCAGTGATATGGCAGAGGTAAATGCTGTTGTATATGCAAGGCTTTTGACAGAGTACATGAAAAGTCAATTCATGGAATGTGCATAATTTTTTAAGGACGGAGCTTATGTTGGAATCATAACCATAGTGTGTGGAATGGATTATCACGAGCTCGCCAAGTAATACAATAAGTACACTATTCAAGGTATCAGGGACGGGATGTCCTTGATACCTATGTGTACTACTTTTCTTTCTAAAAATTAAGATCTACGTCTTTTAATATTTATCACAACTAAATGATAAATATCCTAGCTATAGCTAGTATAGATGTCTCTCAAAACAAAAAAATAATGCATACTAGATAAGGGTATCACATGGTGCCATATGGCACCATGTGATACTTAAATATACTATTCTAATTTATGAATTAAAATGATTGAAATTTGGCAACATTTTCAAGCTTCCACAATTCCCATATGCCTTCACTGGGAAAAACTTTTAAAGTATTCCATAAGGATTCGATACCCTCTGACGTTACTCCATCACGACCAAGTTCAAAAAGAACTATAACCTCTTCTCCGTTATATAACGTCAATGTATCAACATCTTTAACAATCTTGGTTACAAGAACCAATTCTTCGTTAGTTTCTGATTTCTTATGTATTAACATAGAACATTCCTATTTATCAAACCAATCTGCATTATCAGCATATTTCCAGACAGTTCCATTAGGCATTAGTTTACCACCAATATCGTTGGCCAACTTACCCATGTCTTGTCCACTGAAATCAGTTATAACAACTCTATACTTACCAGAGGAAGTCATAGCATAAGTTACACCAATATCAACATTGGTAACTCGTGCATTAAACCACAAGTCTGTATGAACATATGGTAAATTACATACGACAGCTCTCATACCAGAAATATTGATATAGTATCTCAAAGAGTTGACCAGTATACGCTCATGTTGTTGAGTATATGTTCTAACCATTGGATTAGATGACAGTGCATCTGCTTCTGTACAATGATATTCATAATTATCTTCTACTTTATCTTTAAGATCAACTAAGAACTTATGGACTTCGAATGTATTAAAGCCAGCAACTTCTTTTCTTCCACCACCAAAATGCTTAGCAGCTATTTCACCAGCATTAATGTTGGGATCTTCCGAATATAAACTGCATCTAAATTTATGAATACTGGGAATCCAAGCATATGTCATAAATAGTTTAATATCTTTAAACCTTTCATCATCTTTAACATATTTGAAGAAAAGAGAGTTAACTCCTCTAACATTAGACATTATAACATCATGCCCATCAATATTTCCAAGTCTGTAAGTATCATGGGCTACAGCCTTATCTAAAGCTTCCACATAGTTATGAACCACCATTCCTTTGTTTATTAAACTATTTAGATAAGTTTCATCTCCAACGATTAACTTCTGAATAAAGTCATCATCGTAAGCTGATTCCAAACCTAATCCATAATGTAGTGGTAATGTACGATCGTCATTAAAAGTCCACATTTCATAATCAGAAATAAGTTTAATGATCTCGGTTGGTTCTTTATCTGGAAATAAATATATCCAGGCTAATTCAGTTAATGATACGGTTGGATTCAAAATATCATTTTCTGTTGCTGAATACTCTGAAATAAATCTTTCATGATAATCAAGTACTGTTACATTATACTTCTCGCGTAATGATTGAATCATATCTGGTTTAAGTATGTCACCTACCACAATGACATGTTCACCCATATATTCAAATTTACCCAAAGGATCGTTATAACTACCTGTTCTATATACAGATATAAATCCTACTGTCTTTTGTTTTACAAACTTAATTAAATTAGCCGCTATTCCCCCATCCTGTCCAAGATTAGTAATGATCATTAGTGATTGCATTATTTTACTCCTTTTATGTTATATAAGTCTATACAAATTACTTTAAATAATAAAAAGTAATATACAGTACAGGCATACCTTTGCCTGTACTGTATAGTAAAAAATATTATCGTTTGAAAAATGAAATAAGTTTTTTGAAGAACCCAATAGGTTTCTCTAAACTACAATCTTTATAATTAGACAGTCTTTTCAAGACTTTATCGTAATCATCTGTTTCTATGACAACTACTCTAGAACATGGAAAGGCATCTCTAGAGTTTAAAGATTTATCAAACAATCCTATTCCTGAATTTTCAGGAAAATACATTACGCTGTACTTAGGACTTTCTGGAAAAAAATGCATGATAAGTTTAGAACCATCGGGTGAAAGACCTTGGGGTCTTACCAAAAACCCTTTTGACCCACCGTTCAAAATACCATTGATCTCTTTTGTAACTTTCTTACCTCTTTTCAAAGCACGTTTGATAAGAGAATTAGTCATTCGTACAGTTACAATATAAGAGTCGTTGATGAGATTCACACTATGTGTTTTACCATCTAGAGTAACTTCACCTGGGTTGTGATCTTTAACATCATACCTTATCTTTTCTGAGTTACACTTAGAGGATTTAAACTCATTAAGTGTTAAAGCACAATAATCGACACCGCAAGCACTCTTCCCATCTTTAATAAAAGCAATAAAAACAACAAGGTGTCTTTTGTTTCTTGCTTTGTCTAAAAATATCAAATGGTGGATATTTCCAATACCTAATATCTTTGCAGAATCGCAACCAATTCCCATACGAGTGTAGCCTCCTAAAAATCTTGACAAGTTAAAGGTTTACATATAATTGCTAAGATATACCCCACTCAGACCTGCAGGTCTGAGTGGGGTATACAAGATACGTTTAGCCAATAGAGAGCATGGAGTTCTTCAACTCCTGCACATCAACCTCATCAGTGTTGATGGGATTAATGGTGATTGTTCCCTTTTTGATACCTTCTGCAATCTCTGCCATGTGCCTCTTACGCATAGCATTGATCTTAACCAAATGGCCAATGATCAACGGATTGCGGATGTCAAGAATCTTCATTGTGAGTCCGACCTCACGCATACGTTCAGGAGAGATTTCAATGTCTGCTAGACAATCTTCCTCAATGTGAAAGTATGCTTCCATAGACTCTAGTTCAGGAGTCCATTCGGTATACTTCCGCACACGAGTCGAAAGACCATAAGCCGACACAGTTTTTGATTCGTACTGATCAGCAATTGACAATGCTTCCATGATGGCACGTGAGCGCCACTCATAGCGTGCTGAGGAATAGTGTAAATATACCCTCTTACGAATCTCTTCGTTAGACAATAGAGCAGCAGAAGAAACTTCTTGTTTCTGTTGCTCTGCTAATTCAAGACGCATAACACACACATTAAAACAATCATCTGGTAAGATACCAAGATTCTCATTCCAGTGTGTAAGTACTTTTTCAAGTGACTTAATAAGTACTTTTGGGTCTGAGTAGATACCGACCTTGTTAATACCATGTAAGAACAAGTTAGCAATCTTAGCACTCTCAACACGAAGTGTGAAGTGTCGATTGTTCTTGGAACGACAATCCACAGATGTGATGTGTGGAATGTTTTTAAGAGTCTTGACTGTTACAGTCAAGATGCGTTCCAACTCAGGGTCTCTCTCATACATGCGCTTCGGTTTAGTGTACTTACCTTTATCTTTCTTAGATTTAGAGTCGGTTTCTGGTTTTGTAGTCGTTCCATCAACGACTTCCTCAACTGCTACCTTCTCAGACTCAGCACCATCATCAACGACTTCCTCAGTTGAAGTAGACTCTTCAACTATTTCTTCTTCATCCGTAGACTCAATAGAAGTGTTCTCTTCCTCGTTGGGGGCTTCTCCGTTTGTAGGTTGTTTTTCTTCTTCAGTTACTTCAGAAACAGTCTCTTCAATAACGTTAGTTTCTTCAACCTTGGGTTTGTCAAGTTCCTCAACAGATTCTTCTCCCTGTTGTTCTTGAACTGTTTGTTTTTCATTTTCCACCGTTGATGTTTCATTCTCAACAACTTGTTCGTTATTCTCTTCTATGACGATTTCAGCTTCGCCAGCTTTTTCTTCAATCATTGTACGTATCTTTATTTTTTGTTGTTATATTTTTTGATGAAGTAGCCTCATTACTTCAAAATGTAAAACAAGCGCCTGCTTGTAAATAGACAACACCTCCATTGTAGTTGAATATGCGATTATGATTTAATGAGTATATGAAAGTTGTTTTTCATATACTCATGGTCGGTCTCATGAATGTAATATATAAACAAGATATGGATGATCTAAGATATACATTATGATATTAATTCAGGAATAGATTTAAAGATTCTTTCTATAATCCCCTTATGATATTGACACCTATACACTTTCACATCTTGTTCCCTTATGTGAACAAGGTTATTGGTCCATACTTTTTTATTATGATAGACTTCAAGAATGTATCTATACAAACTAAGTTGAAGACTGTAGATTACAAAATTACAATTCATCAAGTGAGCCGTTATAGGATGTATCCCATACTCTTTATCAAATGATTTGAATCTTAATTTTCTGATACATTTATAATCCATGACATGTAGATGTCCAGTATCTTTTTCTTCAAGAACTAAATCTGTAGTGCCACATACCTTTAGATCTTTCACATAGAGGATAACTTCAGGATAGAAGTTATATTTGTCTCTAGCAAATAATTTATCCAACCACTCTCTGCCAAGTTTAGCTCTGTAATGTGTAGGCTCTCTTCTAGATAGAACATACTGTTCAAGTTCCCAGTGGACCAATGAACCAACTTTATTAGTTTCTTCCCACTCTTCTAATATATCTTTAACAGTACGTCCTTTGTACTTAGGATATTTTAAAAGACTCTTGGCAACTTTCTCTGGAATAAATGGAGGATACAATTTGTGAAGAAGGGTAGTCGCTGATGTGAATCCTATATCTTCACCTTTATAGAGATAAGTATGATCTTCTTCTCTCAACACTATATCTGGATCTATAAATGACGGTTGTTCAGGTTTATCCATTAATTTACTCCATAAATTTACAATAGGTACATCTCTTGATTGTGCATATCTAATACAGTTACCCGTACCGCCTTTGGAACCATCCCACAAAGCAAGCACTATATCTGCAGCATCAACCATAGATTCGTTTCTCTCTTGCATACACTTTGGTGTATACTCTTCTGATAGTATTACTACCCTATCTGCTTTTTCACATAACCCTTCGTAAGTATGCTGTGCAGACTTAGACCATTTCTTACTTTGACCCTTACAAGGTATGTGTAATTCTAAAAAAATATCTGGGAAGGAAGCTGCTGCTCTAGCTAAGACAGTGTCCCACCCAAGAGCCATACCTGATATGACCTTGGATGGTTTATACCGTTTGAATATCTCAATAAGAGCTATAGTCAGTTTAGCTTCAATCTTACTATCCCATTCGGAATAAGTTTTAGATAACTTACTTGGCCTGTGGCCAGTGCCACATATGCATCTACCAACTATAGACTCTAAATTCATATTAATAAACTAGAGGTTGTAAATTACGTATCATACCTTCACAATGCTCAATCTCTCTTCGTATGTTATACTTTGCAGTATCTTCATACATTGTGTTCAATAGTTCAGTGTGATATATTTTAAAATCATCCTGAACCAATAACGATAAGAATTTAACCCTCTTTTCGTAGAATGTAAGGTCATCTAAGAATGGGGATTCATTTCTTATGTTTCTACCAGCTTCCAACACTTGTGGGAACAATAGGGCAAAACCTGAGAAGTCAATATCTCTGATGTACAGATGATCTTGATCATCATCTTCCCTGGTATAGTTAGGAACATAAGGTGTTGTCAAACAACCTGAGTACTTGGTACATTTAATCAGTTCCTTAATTCTAAATAACATCGCATCGGGTACAATTCCTTTAAGAGAATCTGTGGCAATGTTTGCACTCATTTCTTCATTACAGTTACAACGGATATCGTAGAACACATCATGGAACCACAATGCTAGTTCCAATGCTAAAGTATCTTCTATCTTACCCATGTTAGATAAAAACTGTAGTTGAGTTAAACAATGTAACACATGATCGAAATTATGGTAAGTACGTTCAAGATTTGCTTTGGAACCCACATATCCGTAGTAAAGCTTTTCAAAAATGTTGTCTCGATCTTCTACACTTACGTTGGGATTAATTACCTGTATGGATTCATAGGTATCATTCCATGCTTCTTGTACTAATGACATGGTCTTATCCTTTTAATGTTTTGATGTTAATCTTTCTATCTTTTTTGTAAGTCGTAAACTTGTTTGCGCAATTTAATATTTTCAGATTCTAGGTTTTCTTGACGCTGAGATTCTTCAGATTTACCTTTCTGGTAATAATTCCCATCAGCTGCTTGATACCACTGTCCATCTTTCAGACTGTTGGAACCTTCACAATGTATACATAATTCAGCAGGTGTACTGTAATGTATTCCAGGATTATGATCGTCCTCAAGGAACTCTCTGTTGCATTGTTTACAAATACATTTTCTCATAATTATCCTCTTAAATTGTGTTTGTTTGTATCTGAGTTAATGTGATGTGAAGTTCCTAGATCAGTAATATCTGGACAATCTCCAGAACTACAAACAAACACAATACCCTCAGTTCTAGACATTGCGTATACCATATTCCCAAGTTGAGTAATGCATATGTCGTCAGGTACATCACTTACATCACTAAATATAGCATAATTTAATGACATACCTCGTCCTACATTGTCTGCAGCTTTTTTAGTCTTCTTAATGGTGTCAAAGAACACTTTTATATTTAGAGATTTGTTTTCCACAACACGTTGATTGCAGGTACCAACCATACAAAATTTATGTTGCAGTATAGCTGACTTAACTCGACTATTTAGTTTCAATAACATTTCCTTATCTGAAAGAAATATGCCGATATTGCAGTCAACGTTTTTAATATCACCCAACATGTCCATTACGACTTCATGAAGAAATGTTAATGTTAGTCTAGGGATACCACTTACTTTTAATTGTTTGTATTTGATCATAGATAATCTATATGATTAATATAATTGAGGTGCTCACGCAGTCTATTGACTTCATCGTATAGATTATCTATTACTTGTGTTAAGTACATATCCTCATCACCACAGGGGATTCGGTTTAATGCACTACCTGCAGGTATCGTCATTTTGGGACCACGAGTTTCGCTAGCCATGTCACCAATAATCTCATGTGCTCTTTCAACTTGCTCCTCTAAAGTACCTTCAACTTTAGGTTCACACAATTTATGCTGACTGAGACGTTCTCGTCTCAATCTACCAAAGTTACGTTTGTGTATATGTGGCATATTAAAACTCAATGTTAAGTTTCTTGGGAGTATCGCCTATCATATCAACTAATGATACAACACCACTTGAACCACGAGTTTCAGGTTTAGGAAGATCGTCCACAGATATTACTTCATTGGTGACGTGTTCGCCTAGAATAATCAGATCAACAAGTTCTTCTGGTAACCAACACACGCTCTTACCATCACGATGGAAGTAATTGTGATTGGAACCATCTTTAACAATATTGCCACGATAATCTTGTTTGTACAGTCCACCTTCCATGGACATGTCACATTCTTCTTCAATCAGTTCAACTTTTCTTGTTTTCTTAGTCATTTTCAATATTCTCTTTTGTTATCTGAACCTTACCCATGCATGTTCACGTAGTTCTCTACCACCTAATTTCTCTAGTTCATCTCCAAGATATTTTCTTTTTGAAGAACCTTTGGGTTTGGATAAACATGTAAAGTACATTCTAGATGCATCTTCTTTTGTTATTAACTCTTTACTAACTAGATCACCCAGCACTTTACCAAGGGTTGTGGGATCTAAAGCACGTGGTTTAAATCTATTTGTTTGTATACCTGGATCTGGTAATATCTGCATGGTAATCTCATTTAACTATACCTAGATTTTTAATCCCATGATAACACTCCCTGATTACTTTAGCATCATAAAGGGAATTATGTTTGGAACCTTCTGGTAGAGCACGATCATACATCTTAATAAACTCTTCCCTGTTAGTGTCTGGGTCAATACCACTATCTCTAAACATAGTGCATATATCAGTAGGTATGTAATTCACAACTCTATGAATGTTGAATGCATGTCCAAAGATATTGTTGAATAATACCCAGTCATACGATAAACAATCACTGACCATTTCAACTTCACCAAAGACAAAGAAAGTATCCAACCATTTAGTTAGTTCTTCTCTGAGCTTTTCACTATTTCCTTTTAAACTAACTGAATAAGAACCCTTATTGTACTCTTCAGTTAATATGTGTGTAGAGTAAAACCTTGTATTACCAAACTGTTTTGCAGTTGTATTAATTTTAAAACATGATGAACCACGCTTAGGGTAATCAATATTGAGAACATCCCATTTTGGTCCAGTGTGGATAAGATTATCAATTACATTCTCTTTTATCCACTCATCAACCTGATCCTCATTGTAATCTGTCAGTTCAGCGTAAAAACTAGTCCCAAAATCTGAAACTATCCCTATTGAGATTAGTGATGTTGGCATTTGTAAGCCAGTGAATTCAGTATCCATATATAGTTTAACGTTCATTCTCGAACCTCCTTTTTTATATGATAGATAATAAAATTAAAAAAAGACAGTACACACTGATTGATCAGTGTGTACTGTCTGAGATGAAGAAATCTATTTGTTATATTTTACGACAGAAACATTTCTATTACTGAATATTTCCTCTATGATAGATTTAATGATGTTCCAGTCACCTCCACCTAATCCAGCTGCTATTTTGGGTAATCCGATACGATAGTTTAAAGGCATGGTTTCATGTATCTGTATAAGAACTCTTTTGATAGATATATAATCTACTTGTACACCTTTACCATAATAGTGTTGTGTATACAAGTTACAAACTATTAAACGTCTATTATTTTTTGTTTTCACATTGACCATAGAAAATTCACCTAACATAGCAAATGTGTTATGTGCATTTCTACTATGGAACTCCTTGTCTACTTCTGCAACCAATGGCCATCTTTTAGCTATCTGTTTTGCTATCCCAGCTCCCATCGTACCTTGACAGTTACAGCCATGACAGATAACATCAAACTCTCCATCATCAGCAAGTTTAATCAAGTCACCCTTTACATACTTTATCATTTGAATATAATCCTTTTACCTGTGTAGTGTTTATTAGACAGATTATCAATCCTTAGGATCTTCTTCTTTAACCTTTCTAACATGACCTTTAGGTTTGGTTTGAAAGATGCTTGATTTTTTACTACCATTGGAAAATCTCCATTCTTTACACGCTTCACATTGACATTCGTAAGTCTGTTTAGGTATACCCTTTTTGGATGACAGTTGAGCGGAATCATGGACAAGATAATTCCATTGTTGTATGTAATCCATTTTGTCCAATATCTTACACAATTCTTCACTGTAAGGTTCAAGATGTGAAAAGCATGTATAGGTCCTGCCGTCCAATTCAATTATAGGGATATTATCTGACCCACCAAAGTTTTCATAATAAAGAAATTTACCAATCTCATAGTTTTCATCTTCGTTATTTACTATGATAATTTGGTCTTTATATTTAAACTTAGGTTCACTCTTTTTAGGGGTACCAGTATAGGGTGTCTTGATCACGTCAGATTTAAGTTTTGGGTTAACCAAAGTCCCAACAGACCTTATAAATCTGTTAGTTATTTTCATTAAATTGTTAATTAACATATTCTCATCCTCGTTGTGTAATGTAAGTTTGGCACTCCGACCTGGATTTGAACCAGGGACATACGCATTAGAAGTGCGTTGTTCTTCCTACTGAACTACCGGAGTGTTAGACTGACTTATCAGTCGTAATGTTTATCGCGACACTTCCACACGAATGCCTTTTTACGTCTAACTCGTTCTACCTCTTTTCCAAGTTCACCTTCTTTTCCACAGATTTCGCATACACGAATTGATACACCAGAGTTGGACTTTCTGGCATTTGGGTTGTTTTTGCTGACTGCCATTATCAGTATCCTTATTAAATTTGGTAGTTAGTTTACTTCTTCAACTTTTTATTGTTGAGAGAATTTCTTTTAACGGTGTTCTTTTTGACGGAGTTGTTTTTAACTCCACGATCTTTCAATGGTTTCTGATTTGTCATTTGTTTCTCCTTATTTGTATGTTTAAAAGTACACCCTACTAAGATATTCACTACATTTCGCTCGCCGCTACTAATAGTGGTTTATAGAGGTGGTCCTCAAAATCTTTTCAGGTGTACATATTGAATGTTTGTATAACTAAAAATCAATACCGAGAATATCGTGAGTAACTTCAAGTTTCTGAGTGACAAAGATATCGACAGCATCAGACTTTTCCTGATTATCCTGTTTACGTTCGACGGTAATCCCCAAAGAACCTGTTTCGGTCTTAAAGAGATCCACAATATAACCATCAAATTCAACAATGTGGTTTTCTTCAGTGATTGTCGTCACATTTACCTCCTAATTCTACGTTAGTTAACACACAACCCCTAGTGATTTCATTAAATCTCTTAAGGCCTTCTTCAGACATCATACCTTCTTCTTCCAAAACATCTGCTACCTCAGAAGCTTTAATAACTAAAGATTCCGAACCTCTAACAAGATCAACCCAATTGTTAAATAGTTTTGAAACTGTAAGATTATCATTATCTGCAATCTTAAGAGATGTTTTACTATCAGATTTCCTACTTTCTAGATGTCGTTCAGATTTCTCAGAATTCCAATCTGCATTATCTTCCATTAAAGCTATGGCCTGATTCTTACGATCTAGAATATGATTGTAAGCTTTAACTATAGTCCAATCATTATCCATGGCAAGATCGACGACCTCTGCTGGTATAGTATCTCCTTCGACAATGTAGTAATCCAATTCTTCTTGGACTTCTTTAAGCTTGTCTCGGAGTTCTTTGACATCTTGATTACCCATGTCCAAAGTCCTGATACGATTCGTTACATGCTTCACACCCACATTCACCCTTGCAGTTATTATCACATTCTTCAGTGCATGTGCAAGGTGTTCCTGGGATTTCATTTGCACTGTAATATCCATCGGGTGGATATTTTACTTTACCTTCTTCTGTTGGTTCTTTACTCATAAATTATAGTTCCTTTCGGTAGTAAGAATTGTTTAACTTTATGTGGTATGTTTGGTACAGAGTATTCAATTGAAATTATGTCTTCACAGAATACAGCCAGTTCCAGTAGTGAATCAGGATCAGTATCTTCAGCACCTGAATGTTCCACATACAGTTCAGAAACTCTGGAGCAACAAAATAGCTCAGTAGCCTTACAACCTTGAATGGATGCAACTTCTTCAACCATCGCGTTGTAGATTGAGCGCTGTGCTTCAGATAGTTGATCCTTTAACTGAACACGTATATATTTCATAAATGAAAAGAATGTAGAGACAGCATTTGATTCACTTATATCTGAAGATATATCAGTAATGTCAATGGAAAACGCTTGCTCTAAAGCCAAGGATTCACCCATTGCTTGACTAACAGCAATGGTGCCTTTTGCTTCTTTAAACATATTTATTACACGTTCTACATGTTCGCGATATGACATATTTGTCACAGACTAATCTCCTTTCAATATTGTATTTATCACTTCTGGATAAAATTGGATATCTGACAACCCTTCATCCACTACTTCTCCAACAATAGTTATTTTGGAACAATCTACAGTTTTCATTGGAATGAATGATGCATGGTAATTACCATAACCCCAACCATCTTTATCATCTTTATTATCAATCATGAATTCATCGAACTCAACAATATCTAGTAGTGTAAAATGTGGGTCAGTTTGTGGTTTAAGATATTTTAATTGACAATCATGCATGACAGCGTGGCCATCATGTATAACTCTACCAGTTTTGTCTATATAGGGACTAGCTTTTCCAATAGTCACGATTTATTTCTTCAATTTAAAATGTTTTCCATCTGGTCCACAAGTAAACATACCTGGAGCTCGTTCGATGTTACAATTTGGTTTACGTTCAACTTTAGTGATAGATCCATCTATCTTGTCTCTTATTTCTTTACCATAATGTCGTAAACATTTATGGGTGAAAAATGATTTCTCATGATACATACAATCCACACATAGGTTATTACACATCAGAAACATCTTCCTTATATTCGTACCATCGTTCAACAAATGCATTAAAGTAATCTGTATAGTTATCATACTTTACTCCATCGATTTCACGAGGACCTTCTAAGGTTAACCATGACCCTTTGACTACAATAGATATGTCATAAGAAGGTAATATAGTATTCACACCTGAAACATCCTCTAGGTCGATGATAGCACCTCCAACCTTACAGAATCTATCTTTATTAATTAACTCTGTCATTAATTATCACTCCGTTATAGGTTATTTTTTTGTTTTGTATTATGAACTCATTAAAGTAATATATAACCGTACATTGAATGATTATTAAAGCTAAGAAAAAATATACAGTGTGGTGTAAAAACCACACTGTATATATCGAACATCACCTTACCAAGTCTATATAAGCAGGTATATCTATAAGCTCTGGTTTGGCTGCTTTTGCTTCAACCATTTCAATCAGATGTATCATAGTTGACAATCCCCACATAACTGCACCTCTATGGTCGTCTATGGTTTCTGGATCATCTTCTACTTTACCCCAATTGGTCATAGCCCATAGGTGTCTACCTAATGAATCCATATATGCTGACAAAGGTCCAAGCTTAGCCCAGTTGTAATAACCATACTTCTTGGCTCCACCTTCAAACCTAGAACACATGAGTTTAACGCCATGTGGTTCTATCATCTTATTTAATGCACATTCTAAACAATGTTTGTTGCCTGTCATTAAAAAGTTCTTTATATCTATACCAATATTAGGAATAGTCATCTCCCAAACATTGGGAGGTAATAAACTCCATTTGTCTTTACCTTCATCAGAATCTCTTTGGAATCCAGATTTAAATACACGAGGACCTTTACCTGAATCATGTATAGTGGATCTGTCTTTAACAGTTCTACCTTTACGTGTGCAGGATAAAGCTTTCTTGAATCCTACACGCATATTTCTTTTACGAGAACTACGTATAGACTTACGAAGATACATATCATTCTTAAACAAATCCTCACTACCCTTTTCAGGCTTTGGAGCTTTGTCTGAAAGATCATTTTCATTTATATCAGACAATGAAACGTCTGGGTGGAATAAATAATTGTCGAATAATTGTGGGATATCAAAACTCTCATCAAAACTATCTTTTATTTCTATCACCTTCTTATAGGTTTCAACACTTATAACATTAACAAATGCATTACTAGAAATCATATGGAACCTAGCACAAGATTCTAAAATTTCTATATCAACACCCGATTGATAATGTAACGCAAAACAAGCATTAACATCATCTTCAGAAGGTAATACTAAACATAATTCAGTATGTCCTTCTTTTAAATATTTTTGGTGATTTTCTAATGAACTGAGAACCCACTGTTGTGTAGGGGTTAAATTACTCCCTTCTTTTAGTCTCTCAAGTAGTAAACCACCTTTAATGGTGTATTCGTATCCGTCTTTTTTCCCTTCTATAGCGAGTGCTGTATATAAAGCTTCTTCAAAAGAAGCATTATAAAAACAAAATGATTTAGAAAAGATTACACCTGAGTCAACCATAGATTTAAGTTCATCAAATGTTACAATAGAGATACTATATCCTTTCTTTTCATTAGATAAAACAACCTTTGTATCGGACGATTCAACGTTCCATATAGCAGATTTGGTCAAACTAGACTTGTTGATAATATCTTCTATACACATATCTTTTGGGAGAAGTATACAAGAAGATTCATATCTTTCACGTAGGCATTTAGATATACACTCATTCAACCAAGAGTTGTAAGTTTCTTCTAAAGGTATAAATACCTGATCCTTGAAACCACTATTCAATTGAAATGTAAGAACACTATCACACGTCTTAGTGATGGTGTGTATTTTATTCTTGGAAGTTTGATCATCTACTGTTTGGACACTAACAGATATTGATAAATCATCTTCTCTTTTAAAGTGTCCTACGGAAGAGTAATGGTTGGAGATTATCTCATCAGTATCAAAATGATACTCCTTTGTATCTACATCCTTTAGTTTGACTACAGAATGTTTAAGTAACTGTAAGTGTTCTTTTCGGTTAGTCAGTATAGTAAGTTTAATAGATCCTTTATAACACAAACTATCTATCAATGTAGACATTTCTGTGACTAATTCAGACATTTGTACTTTATTAAACAAGTTTCTTTTTGCCATTTGTTTCTCCTTATTTGTATGTTTTAATTACACCTCCTAACCTACATATCTTCATCTATAAACATAGGGCCCACTTCTACGCGACAGGCTTTTAGAACTGCAGGAAGTTTATCACCTGTATCTATTCTGATCCTCTGGATGGTGTAGTCCCTATCATCTTCAACAACAATGGCATCTAGTGTTGCTAAATTTGTTAATAGAAACTTATCATCTAGTCCTATCAGATAATGAGAGCTACTAACTTTACCATCCTTAAAGACAATAGTTCCAAGATGATGTTTCTCCAGCTTTTCAATAGTTTCGAGTTTAGGATGAAAGGATATACCAGAAGCCGTATCCTCAAACCCTCCATCAATCAGATCCTCTGTGAATTCGATCTCGCTTATTTTACCACCACTCTCATGGATGGTGGAAATAAATTTAAAATCTTCTTCTTTCAAGATGATATCTTTAATGTTGAGAACAGCGTCATTTATAATAACAACATTGTTGTTAGGGGTCCTGAAGAATACTAATGTTGAATTCATTTGCATCTCTTCAGTATATGGGGTCCCATCGATTAATTTTATTGACATTTATTTAAATTCCTTTTAATGTTGAAATCTTCTTTGATTTATTTACTCGCTTAACTTTATCTTCTAGTTTTAATGCTTCAGATCTAGTTGGAACTTGGGTAGACCACACCATAGTCCATGGCCTACCACGTTTGGTAAACTTAGCACCACCTGGTAGTTCACCATTATGTTCCTTTAATCTTCTAAAAATATCTGTAGTAATACCACAATAATAGACACCTGCAGTATTTTCAATCAAGTACACATACCACACTTAAGTTATTTTAACCTTTTGTAATAGTGTATTGTGAATGGGTCGCGATGATCTTTAATATGTATACTCATGTAGTTTTCCCAAACGTCATACATATTTTGTATTTTTGGAAAATATGAGTTACTATCACTATTCTCAACATAACAACTGATCTCTGTGACAATAAGCTCTTCACAGATATCCAAAGATTGCTTATATACTGATTCTCCACCTATAATGAATATATCCTTATCAGGATACTTTTCACTCATGGAAACTATGGCATTGTCAAGATCATCAGCTGTAAATAGTTGAGTATCTTTAGGTATACGTTTTGATAAATCAATGTGACCACTTCGTCTAAGAACCACATTTACTCTACCAGGTAAAGCTTTATTACCTATAGATTCAAATGTTTTTCTACCCATTATAACCACATGTCCTGTTGTGGTTTCTTTGAAGTGTTTGAGATCACCTTTTGAATGCCACGGTATAGTTCCGTCTACACCTATGACATTGTCTTGATTAATAGCAACAATAGCTTTAATCATTACACTACAACCTCTGCTTTAATGGAACCATGAGGATTGTAGTCATTCCATTTGAGATCTTTGTATGTCCAATTGTAGATACCATTCCAATTGGTAATCTCAACAGTTGGAAGATCTCTTGGTTCACGAGTAATCTGTTCTTTCACTTGCTCAATCTGATTTTCATATATGTGACAATCTACCAAGAATCCATTAAGCGTTCCTGGAATCATATTAACTTCTTTACAAATTAATGTAAGAAGTAAACCATAACTTGCGATATTGAACGGTAGGCCTAAAAATGTGTCCACTGACCTTTGCTTCCAGGATAGATGTAGCTTACCATTGATATGTTGAACAATGAACATGACGTGGCAGCTTGGCAGTGCCTGTTGTGGTAATACGTTAATATCCCATGCACTAACAACCATGCGTCTATCATCTGGGTTCTCTTTGAGTGTATGGATCATGGCTGCGAATTGATCACCACGTTCCATAGCTTTAGATCTGGTATCACCACCTTGCGTTATGTCACCAAAGACATTACCAGTCTTACGACGCTTCTCAATTGTTTCGTGTCCATATATGCCAGTATACTCGTTACCAAATGACCCCCAAGTGCGACCGTAAATAGGTCCAAGGTCTCTACCCTCAAGTTGAGCTTTAAGTCTATCTTCAGTTCTAAGATCTTTAGGAATAGATAATGGATTACACCACTCATCCCAGATCTTACACTTACGATCTTGGTACCACTTTTTATCGGTAACACCTTTGATAAATCCTTCCAACTCAACTGCCATGGTTCGCTTAGCAACTTTCTTAGTTGTCAACAATGGAAAACCTTTACTCATGTCATGTTGGAAGAACATTGGTGGCACTACCAACGTATTTACATCTGATCTCGGAATATATTTCGTTTCACCTTTCTCAAGAATGTTCTTAAGCATGTCAATGTACTGTTTCATTACATATACTTCCTTTTAATTTTTGATCCCATACGTCTATGTGGGTTTTAAGTTCTGTTTGTTTCGTCATTAGCCAATCTACTAAATCTATAGTACTATTAATATGTGGTTTAGTGTAAAAGTTAATTCTTTTGATATTAACGAGGAATTCTTCACTTAATTTGTAAGTAACATAAAACTCTTTAACTCCACCATCTGAACATATTACACTCACACCCCATGGTTCGCGAAGCTGTTCAATAGTTTCATAAAGGGTATTTAATTCTTCACCTTTTTCACCCTGTAAGCCTGAATCTAATGAACTAACTCTAGTAGATACAGTAGTCTTATTAAAGGCATTATGTATGTCATCTTCTGTTAGTCTATATTTACTCTTAATCTCATATGTTACCATCATTCACCATCTATTGGGTGACTTATCTCGTAGTCACTTGGTTCTCGTTTTGTTCTAACTATATTTAGTCTTGGTGATATACATATAGGGTTGGGTTTCCTATATCCATATTTTTCATATTCATCAACAGCAGTATCTACCACTGTTCTCCAATTGCACCATTCACAAAATCTAAAGTTCCATACTTCGTCGCCATCTTTTGCCATCTCATGTGGATGTAATGGCCTATATGGTGGTTCAAAATCTGCTATTGGTGGAAATGGGTATTGTTTTGTAATTCTCTCTTCAAGAGTCATTAGTTACACACTCCTTTATTTCCAAAACACATTTGTTCAACATGTTGTATAATTCTACCACAATGCTTACACTTATTATGATTGCACTGCACTACTGTGCCAACCCATCTGGTAGATTTACCACAATTTAGACATTTGTTTTGTATGTGGTTGGGATTGGCAGTAGTTGTAGATTTATATCTACCAGATCCACAAGATAAACAATTCATCGTTTTCTCCTAATTTTATTAACATCCAATTGTTAACTTTTTTTAAAAATAAAGATAAAGAATACTGTACGTACCAGCATATGCTGGTACGTACAGTATCTGGATTTTACTTTTTACACTTACCTATCCCACATTCACTAAGATTGATGTTACCAGACATACAGTCTTTGCAATAAACTCGACCACATGTTTTACATTTACGCTCTTCATGTACTGTTGTTTCACAGAAACATTTAGAGCAACAAGTGATTGGTGTTACACCATTAGCCACACTATACCCTCCTGACCTGTTTTGTTATTATACGTGACCTTCATTGATCACATACAATGATGGAGGAATATAATTGTGAAATGTGGTTCTGTATTAACTCAATTCCATATCTAGAGATAACTTAATGGATTCTGATAGGCCACTACATTTCATGCTATGAATGAGATTCATGACTTTGAAACAATCCTCCAGAGTTATAGGTGTTATAGTTGGATTATTTTCAGGACAATTTATGACAATATAAGGTTTGTCGTGGAAATGTTTATTATGACAAACCATTGCGTTTGTCATATTTGTCAAGTCAACTATTTGAATTACATTGTTAGTTTCTGGGTCGACAATAGTTAAGATCATTTTCAAACTCTCTATTTATAAGTTATATAATTGGTTAACA